TGCAAGCATGCAGAGTAAGTCTGAGTATGTAAGAACTATGAATGCAAGGTCTAAAGAAACTCCTACAACTCCTGTTGATTTGTTGTATTCATTACTTAACACAGAGCGTGTTGACAAAAAAGTTGCTGATAGATACCCTGGATATAGTAAATTTATCCAGAAGTTTAAACAATATCAGTATGACAAAACTTATGAACCTGTAGATGCAAGTGAACATGAAGGTAAAAGACTCTTAGAACTTGTTGCTAAGTTCTTAAGATATCCTTCAACTGTTACTGAGGAAGAGATGACTGAGTTTGCTGAACCTATTACACAGATTGAGCACTATGTTAAAAAACATGGCTTTCCTAACACATCTAATGATTGTGAAAGACAGGCTGCTTATATGTATAATGTAGTTCAGAAGTACATTGAAGAGCAAGAAGAAAATCCTGATGGTGGAGGTGGAAGTAAACCTACCAAAGAAGAGATGGATGACTTTGCTGCAGGTCTTATGAAAGGGATGGTTAATGGTGAAGATGAAGAAGACAGTGAAGAATTTCAGAAAGACTTTGGTGACTTTGCTGATGACATGGAAGATAAGAAGGAAGATAAAAAGATGGAGTATGATTGGAAAGCTGCTGGTACAAGAGAAGATGCAGCAAACATCAAGTTCATACCACCATCTTCTAATCCTGATTCTTACAAAAGAGCTTTAAGGGAAATAGATACATGTAAAGCTTCAGTGCTTGCACATTTATTTGCCAGAAAGTGTAAAGACTATCAGTTTTCTATGAAATCTATGCGTTCAGGCAGACTTGATACTAACAAGATTGCTGAAGCAAAACAAAGAGTATCTACTGTGTATGAAAGATTTGGAGAAGTTAAAACTAACAAGCTTAATATAGGTTTGTTAATTGATGAATCTGGGTCTATGTCAGGAAGTAAGATAGAAAAAGCAAGACAAGCCTCTATATTTCTAAATGAAGTATTTAAAAAAGTCTCTGATGTAAGATTATACATTTATGGTCATACCGCAGATTCTGGTGGATGTAGTTCTGGTGAGTGTGCTATCCGTGTTTATAGAGAACATGGTAAAGCTAATGATAATTATGCTTTAGGTAGTGTTCAAGCTAGACACAACAACAGAGATGGAGATGCTATACTTGCTTGTGCTAAACGTATAAGAAGACAGAACACTGATCCTTGTTTACTTTTTGTGATTTCTGATGGTGCTCCTCATGCTTATAACTATGATAGTCAAGCTGCTGTAACTGATACCCGTAAAAAGGTACTAATGGCACAAGCTTTAGGTTTTCAGGTTATTCAGATAGCTATTGAGGAATATGTTCCTTCTGAAGAGATGTTTGACTATTCTATTAAGATGACAGATATTAAGACATTACCAAATGACTTGATTAATTATGTCTCTACTAGAGTTGACAAACTTATCAAAAGTAAGATTATAATGTAAAATTTGTTTTATTTAAGGTTCCCTATATTTCTACTCTCTGAGTAATTAGAGGGTAGTTGTATAGGGTTTTTTAATAAAAGATAAAAAGAAAAAAATCATGAAAAAAAAACAGTATGAAGTATCATTACCTGAAGAGGTAGTAGATATTTTTATGAGAGAAGATGACCTTAAGTGTCAATACAGACTTGGAGATGAAATAGAAAAACAAAACTCTCAAGAAGGTGACCTTAATGTTGATGGTGCCTTAGGAACTATAATAGGAAACATGTTCAATGATTATGGAGATGGTGTTACTATGGATCTTTATCTTATCATGTGGCATGATTTAATAAACCTTGGGCCAATTGGTACTATAGGACCTAAAATTAAATTACATAAAAATGGAGTGTAAAGGATGTAAAAGAGGTGTAGAAATGTGTTATCACAGACCTTGTATGGGTAGCCCGGAAGAGTTTGAAGCTATCATAGATGCAGGTTTTGCAGATAAGCTAAGAATAGACTTCTGGTATGGACACCATGGTGTTGAGCCTCTTACAGATGAGGAGATAAATTCTACAACAGATCCAGAGCTTAAACAGCTACTGAAAATGCTTAAAGAGCTTAAAGGACCTATTATTAATCCTCACAAAGATAATGTAGAATTTCTATGTGGAGGTACTGAATATGACAAAAATTTTAGAGCAAATTTCAGTCCTACTGGTAAATGTAAACTTCTTACTGATGATGATTTATGTAGTCTTCATGATCTAGGTCTAAAACCTGACCAAGGTCAAAAATCATGTTGTAATGATGATAAAAATGAGGCTGCAAACTCTAATTTACCTTATGTAAATCTTTGGACTACAGATAAAGGTAAAGAAGTAATAGAGAAATTTAAAAAAGCTGTAGGAATAGATGAATCATAAAGTAGAAAGACTAGTTAGTGGTCAGACCATTACTACTAGTGAAAAAGGAAACTCAATGTTACCTCTTATAAAATCTGGACAGCATCATGTACTTAGCCCTATAAGCTGGGAGGAGTGTGAGACTGGAGATATAGTTTACTGTAAAGTAAGAAAGAACTACTATACCCATCTTGTAAAAGGTAAGTGTTTAGAGAAAGGCTTACTTATAGGCAACAATAAAGGAAACATCAATGGATGGACTAAAAAAGTCTATGGTAAAGTAACTGAAATACTATAATTATGGCTAAAGATCCAAGACCAGATATGCTGGGTAATATTCCCTGCATAGGAGAGATTATTATTTTTAATCCTCCAAATAAAAGTGGCTTAGTTTATGGCAAATGTATTGGTTTTACTCCTACGGGAAGACCAAAAGTAGGAGAAGTCAATAGACCTAGTTCTCATTTAGACTATGCTCTTAAAAGAGATGGTTATTATTCTCCTAAAACAGAGTATACTGTCATCAAAAAAGGTATTCATTACCAAGGTGATAGGTTATTCACTAAAGAAAGTCTTTTTCTTTTTGCTGGATACTGCAGAATAAAGATGGATATGAGAGAAGGTGATGTAAGTGTAATCTATAAACAATTTTTAGAAGACATTGGATAACAAATAAAAAACAAAAAACATGAAAACATTAATAATTTGGACAATAGTAAGTATATGTGCTATAATATACATAGCTCAGCCGGAGCTTAAATTTAAACCTTTCAGCTTTAAAATCAATGCTCCTTATACAGCTGCTGGATATATCTTGTTAGGTATATCATTATCTCTCATAAATTACCAGACTTTAAAAGACACTGCTGTAAAATACAGCTTAAAATATTATAAGAAAGGTTATACAGAGGGTTATGGTGAAGGAGTTACAGATATGAGTCAAGCAACTACAGATGTACTCAATAAGATGGCTGAAGAGCATAAGAATAAAAAATAATAGATAGAAAATTAAGAAGAGAGCCAGGATGACAAAGACAATTGTAGCTCAAAGGGTAGAGTATTCGCCGGGATTACCCATAGAAGTATGCGCTGTTCAACTCAGTGCCAAGTCTTTTCCTCATCTTGTTTCAGATATAGAACTTAAATCACATCTTTTATAGTTTACGTGCTAAAACAATTATGGGATTCTGAACCCGTGGTAGGGCTGATTATTAGATAATAACCTTAAAAAAGTTAAAACCAAATTTGATACCCCTTAAGCGCTGAATGATGAAAGTAGTTACCCGTAGTTGAAGTCTACGGTAAAAGTAGTGTGATTTTTAAAAAAAATAAACCATGATAAAACTTGATACTAAATACCTCAGAAAACCAGAGGAAATAAGAGAATTCTTAAAAACATGTCCAGAATATCATGCAATAGGATTAGACATACCTGTAGAATACAGAAGACAAATAATAAAAGATATTCATTTGATAACTGAAGGACCGGGTTTTGTTTCAAAAATACTTACTGATGATCATATTGATGCCAATAGCTTCTTTGTTACAGAAGGACAATTAATGGATACAACAGCTCATACCCACTCTAGTCTAACTAAAAAAGACTTAACTTTTTGGGCTGATTCTTTGTATTTTTATACAGGAATGAAAACAACAACTGATAATTCTGAATCAACAACAAATTCTTGGTTAGATAATCAACTTAAAACCCTAGAATATGAGACCTCCAAGGATACTAATGTCCCAAGTTACTAGTAAAAAGTATATACCTGAGAATACTTATTTAGATCCTGCAGCTACTCCATGGCAAAAACTACATGTACATTTACTATGTGAGAGAAATAATTATGATTTACTTATGTCTACTAGATTAAGATTTAAAAAAAGATATTTTAGTTATAGTAACACTAATCGACTTAGTATTTCATACTGTAAAGGTTCTGGACTTAGAAATCCTAAAATTTATAGAACTGGTGAAAATATAAAGTTTACTATTCAAAGTTATGAATGGTGGGTAAACAGACTTATATATAAAGATCCTTATACTGAGATAACAGACAGTTGGTTAGATGAACAGATTAAAACATTGAATCATGATTAATATTGATACAAAAAACCTAAGAAAAAAAGAAGAAATAGAAATTCTTATAGGAAGTATTCCTCATTATACTTCTATAAGTCATACTAAGCACATAAAAGATAAAAAGTTCATAATAGATCTTTTCAAAAAATATAGTGAGCTTCAGTTTGATGATGTAACAGATGATTTTATTAGAGATATGACTTTCTATATACATAGAGGTAGATTGTATAATACTAATATACATACTCATAAAAGGTTAATCCTACAACCTTTGAATTATTGGTGTAGTATATTCTATAACAATATTCTTCCTCCAAAGAAAATTACTCTTGACAACTCTAACTCAGCAACTGATACTATTCTTGACGAACAAATTAAAAAATTGAGTTATGAAGAAACAAAGAATACATATACAGAGAAAAGATAATGACAATCCTATTCCTATAGATTCCAAGATAGATCCTAACTGCACCTTTTGGCAAAAGATTTATATTCATTTACTTCTTGAAAAAAGTAATTACAACATGTATCTTACTACAAGAAGTAGATTTAAGTGTAAAGGTGATATCTCCTGTTTACAAACTGGTGAAACTCATACTTTTATGTATTTAGATAATGATGGTGATTATATGGTTTATAGAAGCCATGCAAGATCATATAGCAGTATTACTAGTTATCCTTTTGAGTGGTGGGTAAGCAAACTTTTAGCAAAAGAAGTAGTATGGCCAGAAGATACCTTTTTAGATTACCAAATTCAAAAACTTTAAGCTTATGGAACTACAAGAAGGAGATTACCTAGACGGATTAACTACTAGTCATTACATGAAAATAAAAATACATAGACTTTTTGAAAAGTATCATGATGTTACTTTATCTACAGATAATAGAAAAAAACCAGGTGCTTCAATTTCATTTGATAAATGTGGTTTTTATGTAGATAGGAATAATCGTTTTTTAGCATACTCAAAAGACTATAGTAATATGTTTCTTAAGGAAAAAAGATTACCTGTGTATTTCCTACAGCATTTTAAAGAACTTGAAAAAAAACTTGGAGTAAAAACAGAAAGAGAAATCATTGATAATTCAGAATCAGCTAGTAATACCTGCTTAGATTATCAAATAAAAACCTTAACAAAATGAAAGAAACACTGAAAGATATTCTTGACAAAGCTACAGTGTATGTAGGTGCAGGCTCTATAGTAGACGCCTTGGTAAAATATAAAGAGAATGAGACAACTCTTGATATACAACTTAGAAATTTTAAAAAACAACAAAATGGCTACAGCGACAGTGAAGTTGAACAAGAGTCAACTAAAGGAACTAGTTAATACATGTGATCCTAGTTTTAAAGACTTTATAAATCAACAACTATCTTATAAAGAGAATCAACAGTGGGTATTATTATATAATGGTTCTACTAAGATTGGTCTAACAAATAGATGTATACTAACTAGAGTCAATAAAGAACATCTTGATACTGGTATGACACTTTCTAAATCTGTAAAAGGAGTTCAGTTTTTATTAAATGGAGGTTTTACTAGTAGATCTTCTAGTATGCATAATCCAGTGTATGTAGATTCTCATCACATAGATCTTGATGCGTATAAAGTTTATACGTATTACAATAATAGAGATCTTGCTCTTTATAGTACTCTTGTAAATATGTTTGAGTATGAGAGAATAAAAAGAGGTATAGAGCCAGGTGAAATAATAATTGCTCCATGGCATCCTCCTGGAATAGCTGTAAATATACCTATGCATAAAAGACCTAAAAGAAACTGTAAGTATAATCATGAAGATGACACTTACTCTTATAGAGGTAAGGTTATCTACAGAGAAGGTCAATGGGCTGATGTACTAAAACCTAAAAGTGTTTGACTGAGTCCTACTACAAGTGTAAGATTTGAAATAATAGATTTTTCAAAATGAGTAAAGTAATAATAATACCAGAAGAAGAGCTTGTAAAGAGAATTGAGGAGTTAAATATGAGGTTGCAATCAACTTCAAAAAATAACCAAAACCTTATTACTCTTTACAGGCTTACATTAAATGTCTATAATGACATCATGGCAAGTTGTGACAGAGTGGATACTGCAGATAGCTGGGAAAATGTACCAGGTGTAAATGATCCAAAAGAGATGAATAATCTCAGACCAAAAGGAGTAGTAATATTAAAAGAAATAAAAAATGATGACATTTAAACTAGGCTTATGCATAGCTATTTTACTTATGATAGCTATAGCCATATACAATAGAAAAGTTGTATTAAACTTGAATAAAAGAAGAATTACAAGACTTTTTATGACTACTTTAGACAAGAAATTCAATGCTATAGAATCTCATAAAGATGTTTTGGATACTCTCAACTTTATGGATGAGCAGTGTTATGACGAACATGGTGAATTTATTATTCACAAAGATTATATTAGTGAATATTATACCATGAAAGATGATCTTAAAAAACTTGAATTATACTATGAAGAAAAAGAGCTGGAAAATATTGATTTTACAAAAATTAAAGTAGTTCATACTAAAAGTAAAGGTCAAGAAGTTAGAGTTGGAATGCGTGGTAAAAATGCTCCTGAATGGAGTGAACCTTATGTTTTTGATAATCTTACTGATGCTGCAAAACATCTTACTAACATGGGATATGTTTCTAAGTTGACTACAGCTAAAGCAGGAATTTGTAGAAGTATTAGTAATAACAGAAATTCCAAAAGCTATAAAGGTTTTATTTGGAATTATATAAAAGTAAATCATGAGTGGGAGACCCAAAATAAAAGTATATGAGTATGACGTTGAAGGTCACTACTTAAGAGATTATGACAACATTAATGAGGTAAGAAGACACTATTATCCTGATGATTTAGGTGCCAGACCCATATTTGTAAAACAAGAGTTGGGATTTGAATATCATATAACAGCTCTTGATACAATACTCTTTAAAGAAAGACCTGGTAGAGATATTGCAAAATTTATTATTAAAATTCATAATTCTGAATATTGTAATATACTTAATACAGGTCTTCCTATAGAGATGGTTAGTATAAAAGAAGAAGTATTAGCTACTTTTCCTAATATTACTACTGCAGCTGTTATTTTACCGGGTTTATCCCATAAGATATACAGAGATCCTTTATTGAAAAAAAGAACTAAAAAATTTGGTAGACATGATTTCTACTTTAGATTTAAAAAATAAAACAATGGAAAAAGGAAGAACATTATGTATAGGAGATATACATGGTAATTATCTGGCACTTAAACAAGTACTAGAAAGATGTAAATTTGACAATGAAAAAGACACTCTCATCTCTCTTGGAGATGTAGTAGATGGTCATAGCCAGAGTTTTGAAGTAGTTGAAGAATTACTTAAGATTAAAAATTTGATACCTATAAAAGGTAATCATGATGATTGGTTCCTGCAGTGGATTAACACAGGTATAAACCCTACAAACTGGGGACAAGGACAAAAAGCTACAGGATTAAGCTATTTAAAAAAGCATGATTCGGAGGCTCCTTGGTTTAGTATTGCTCAAACTCCTGGAGGAGGACAGCATTACAGAGAAACTATAAGACCTATTCATCTTCCAGTAACACACAAAGATTTCTTTAGAAACCAGAAGAAGTATTACTTAGATGACAAGAACAGACTCTTTGTACATGGTGGATTTGATAGATTTGTTCCTATAGATGAACAGGGAGATATTCTATGGTGGGATAGAGCCTTATGGGAATATGCTTTAACCTGGCAGAAGATTAATAATTCTGCTGAAGTAGTTGCAGGATATACTCCCACACTTGCTATGGTAGGTAATTTTACTGAAGTTTATATAGGACATACTTCTACTCAATTTGAAGGAGTAAATGTTCCTATGCATGCAGCTAATATCTGGAATTTAGACACAGGTGCTGGTTGGTTTGGTAAACTTACAATTATGGATGTTGATACCAAAGAGTTCTGGCAGAGTGACACCGGTAAAGAGTTATATCCTGATTTCCATGGAAGATAAAGAACTTATAAAATACTATATATTAGTAGATAAAAAACCTGTAGTCGTTGATTTATTTGAATGGGCTGAATGGTTTGGTAAAGAAGGTAATAGGATTGTAAACTTTGATATCATACAAAAAGAAGGTGAAGAAATAACTATTTCTACTGTATTTGTAGGAATGGATATGTCTATGCCTTGGGAGGATGCTGATAAATCTCCTTTATTATTTGAAACTATGGTTTTTGGTGATAAAGAAGAAGGAATAGATAGGTATAAAACCTACAGTGAAGCTTTAATTGGGCATCAAAAAATGGTTAATCGTATTTTAATAGAAAAAGAAGATGGAAAAAATTGATGAACAAGGAGAAATATTTGTAAGAAACAATCTTACAGATTTTGAAAAGAAATTATTTTTAAAACAACAGGTAAAAGAACTTCAACTTATTATAAGACAGAAAAATTTTGAGATTGGAATTCTTAAATCTGACATTGATTATCTTACTGAAGCTAAAGAAACAAGAGCTCTTCTCTCTCTAAGAGAAGAGAACAAAAATCTTAGAGCTAAAATAAGAAAAGTTAAAGATGATTACTTAGTATTACTTAACAAACACACAGTGTTACAACAAAATTTATAATTATGGCAAATTATTGTTGGAATAGTGTAATTATAGAAGGAGATTCTACTGTACTTGCAAAACTAGAGACCTTATTTAATACTTATGATGATAGTGATTACTTAGTAGATTGGGGAAATACTTTTTTTCCTTATATGGCTGATAAACCCACGCATGATGAATATACTTATTATGGCACCAAATGGTGGGAGTTTACATGTACTCTTACTAGTGATAATACATTACAAATTGATGGTGATTCTGCTTGGGGACCTCCTTTAAAGCTTGTAGAGTTGATATCTTCTTTTTACAGTGTAAATTGTAAGATACAATTCTCTGAGCCAGGTAGTGGTTTTGCAGGTAAATATGAATGGGACAGTGGAACCTTAATAGAAAATACTGATTATAATTATGCTCAGTATATTTATGAGGAAGAAGATGGCTTAGATTCTCTTATTAGAGAATATTTGTATGAGGCAGATGCTATAGACAGCTATGCAAACTCTGATGAGTTTATAAATTGTGTAGATGTTAGTATTAGTGCTGCAGATAAAGTAATACTTGATAACTTTTTTAAAGAAAATAAGAAACCTATGTTAGATAAAGAAAAAACACTAGAAGAGCTTTCAGAGATTGAGACTCATTTAAAAAATCTTAGCATGAATGGTCTTGCTAAAAAAGTTACTTACATGATTGAATGTTTAACCAATGAATGGAAAAAAGATGAATGATATTAAAAAAGAAGCTAAAACAGAGCTTTATGAGTTTTTTAAACTACCTGAAGAAGCTCAACGTAGAGGTACAACTCTTCCTTTTATAGGATTTATGAATTTAGCACATATCTTGAAAGAGACTTTTGCTTTTGATGAATTTGAAGGAACTGGTGATGAAACTAATGGCTGGCAAGTAGACTTTTGGTATTACTTTAAGCATGCTGATAGAGGTAGATACTGTTTATCAGGGTCATTAGGTTATGGAGAATTTGAATTTAACTTAGTTGATGATGAAGACGAATGAGTACTTATGTATTTAGTGACCCTCATTTCTGGCATGAAAATATGGCTAAGAAAAGAGACTTCAGTTGTGCTGAAGAGATGAATGACTTTATAGTTATGAAATGGAATCAGGTAATTTCAAAACATGATTGTGTATACCTATTAGGAGACATAACCATGGAGAAAAGTAACTATGAGATACTCAATAGACTAAAAGGTGTTATAAATGTAGTATTAGGTAATCATGACCAAAGACAGCATGTAAGAGAAATGCTTAAGTATGTAAACAGTGTAGCCGGTATGATAGACTATAAAGGTAAAGTCATACTTACACACTGTCCTATACATGTTTCTCAGCTGGAGTTTAGATATGGTATTAATATCCATGGGCATGTCCATGAGAATAGCCTTGAAGATACCAGATACATTAATGTATGTGCAGAAGTTATAGATTACCAACCGGTAGAAATTAAACAACTTGTACCATGGCTGTAGATTTAGAAATATATAATACACTCTCTTATAATGACCATGAATTACAACATGTACATAAAAAAGTATTACTATGTATGAGAAAACATGGTTATATACTTTTTAGTGCTAAAAATAGTGAGCCTGGTGCTATATGTAGAGTATATTTACACTATACTATTAGAGAGGAACCTTTCACTCTTATAGGACCATATAGTGATGTTGATATTTTTATACAATATGTGAAAAAGAGATATTATAATAAAGGTATTAAAGTATGGCCTTTAAGAAAGCAATTTGAAATAATTGATGAACCAGAAGTTCATGATGAAACTTGGGATTCAGCATTAAATAAAGCTGAATCAGATATATATCTTGATATGATAGGAAATAAATCTTCTTATAAAGAATTTCTTGAAAGATATAATAACAAAAAGTGTATTGATAATTCAGATAGTGCTGTTAATACCATTCTTGATGAACAAATAAAAAAACTACAAAATGACAAGTAAATATGATGGTGTAGCTTTTCATAAGCGCTCTGGAAAATTTAGAGCAACTTTAACATTTAAAGGTAAAACATATCCTTGTGGTAAAAGTGATGACCCTAGAGAGGCTGCAAGGCTTAGAGATATTACTATTATACGTGTAGGTGCTCCTTTAAGTAAATTACAAATTTTAAAACCCAAAGAATAACCATGAAAGACTTTTCAAAAATATTTAAGAATTACATAGGTTTAGAATATACAAATGACAATTTAGATGATATTATAAAAATCCATAGGCTTATGGAAAATAATGGTATCAAGGTTTCTGATAGTACTAAGTCAAAATTAGATAGATACTCAGATAACAGAATGTTTAGGCTTGATTACTTTATTTCAAGGAATGGCAAGTCTATTACATGGTGCCCTACAAAATCTCCTGTGAAAAAGACAAAAATAGAGTTTAAACCTGCGAGTTGGTGGTTTAGTCATTTATTATCTGTCAGTGAACCAATAACCACTATGCCTAGAAACTGGTTGGATGAACAAGCTAAAAGCTTAAAGCCTACTAATACCTGGTCAGGTATGACACATGCAGAAGTTACTCCACCACCAGAAGAAGAAAATATTGTTTTTCCTAGTGTAACTAGTGGGACATCTATATTTTATGTAGATCCTACAACAAGTATTGATTCAGTAATTACAAGTACAGTAACATTACCAGGAAGTGGTGATTCTCCTTTTAGTGTAACTCTTAATAGAGAGCCTAGTGCAAGTTCAGGATGGATAGCATGGGAAGGACGTTCAGAAAAAGAAGAAGATGAAAATTTACCATTCTAAAAAATAACAAAATGGAAAAGTATATAGAAAAATTTATAAAAGAAAATACAGAAAATAATCACAGGCTTTTGTCCTCACAAGGATATTTAGTACCTATTATTTCTGTCTTGGCAAAAAGTAAAAATCATCAGGAAGGTGATAAATTACATGTAGCTTCAATGGATATCCCAACAGTTTTCTTAGAGAGTAAAGAGCGTAAAGAAGTACTTGTAGAGAAAGTTATTCCTGCTATGATGGATAAAGTTGCTGAAGGAGATGAAGATCATAAAGATATACTAGGTATATGCTTTACAAGTGAAATCTGGATGAGAATAGGAGATGTCAAAAAGATGAAAGATTTTAGTAAAGAGTCTATATTGGAATTACCTAAACAAGAGTGTATAATGAATTCTTATGAATTTGCTGATGGTCTTGTTCACATGGAGGTATATTATATACACAGAGAAGGTAAGATGGCAAATGAAAAAGGAGAGTTAATTGATTGTATTAGATTAGAGAAAAGTGATAAATTTGATGATATTAATAAACAAGAAAATGATCCTGAAAAAAAGAAAACACCTGTTGATACTGGTGGAATCTTTGCAGATATGCTTAAAAACTATCTTGAAAGCAAAAAAGAAAAAGTCTAAAGTTTTCTTGGTAATAATATTTTTTGTATTATTGTACACCTAAAAACTTACAGATATGATACTTCAACTTTCATTTGGTTTATTAATACTTGTTGTAGTAATATTTTTTTTACTGCGTTTCTTTGAAACAAATTATAGTCTTTTTATTAACCCTATAAAGGGACTTATGATAGGAGGTTTATATGATTCAGAAGAATATCATGAAGAAGAATTAGTTCAACACACAGTACAAATACTTATATTTTTTGTAAGTTTTATGTTTATATGGGAAACAACTTTAACAAATACTCATAATGAGTAGTGATATGACAAGAAGAATAAACAGATATTCAAATGGTATATTATACACAGAATATAGGAAAGTTTGTAAGAATTGTTTAGCAGAATGCTGGATAAAGAAAAACAATATATATTGCTCAAGAGCATGTTCTAATGAATCAATGAGAACAATAAGAGATCCATTAGAACATTTCTTTAGAGAGAAATTGTCAAGATTAAGATCTAATGCTAAAAAAAGAAAAAAAGAAGTTAACTTAGAATGGATTGATCTTTTAAATCAATATTCTTTGCAAAAAGGAAGATGTTTTTATACAGGATTAGAAATGATGTTAACTTATTCTACTAAACTAGAAAAGATATGCCCACCTAAACAATTATCTATAGATAGATTAGATAGTTCAAAAGGTTATAGTCAAGACAATATTGTACTTTGTCTATTTTGTATTAATAATTTCAAAGGAGAAATGTCTATTTTAGAATTTAAAGAACTATTAGAAGAAATCAGAAATGAAAGTAAAAATTAAAAAATTGGTACCTGAGGCAATTATTCCTCAGTACTCAAAAAAAGGTGACGCCGGATTAGACTTAACAGCTATAACAGTTAGCAAAGATACTAAAGACAACTTAGTCTATGGTACCGGTCTAGCTATAATGATTCCTGAAGGCTATGTTGGCTTAGTCTTTCCAAGAAGTAGTATTTCTAACTACGAAATGCACCTAAGAAATGGTGTAGGAGTAATAGATTCTGGTTACAGAGGAGAAATTATGCTCAAATTTGGACATGCAGAAGGAGATGTATATAAACCAGGTGATCGTGTAGGTCAGTTAGTTATATTACCTTATCCTGAAGTAGTATGGCAAGAAGTTGATGCAGTAGAACAAACAGAGAGAGGCGCTGGAGGTTTTGGTTCAACAAACAAATAATGTCTAATAGAGAGATAGTATAAAGCTATCTCTCTTTTTTATTACTACTTATGAATATAAATTTTAAAAGTGGACAAATAGAAGTAAAAGGTCCTTATGGCTCTGTGTATTTATATACACATGATGATGTCCATGAGTTAGTACATGTTGTAAATGATGTTCTTGATAAAAGAACTCGCTGGGATGATCCAGATTATCTTGCAAGGATTTTATTCTGCAGGATGGTACCTATTGACAAATTATATACTGAAGTTGGATATGGTATAGGAACACAGGCTTATGATGATGTTAGAATAATAATAACAGTTGATACTGTAAATCTGAAAGTAAGAATTTCAGAGTTTGATAGTGTAGGAGGAGTAATATGTAGAGGAATACACTACTCTTTTGAAGAGTTTATAGAGAATTTTTCAAAGAAAGCAGAACTGTAGCGTTATAGTATACAATACTTTAAAATAGTGTTTACTTTATATCATCTCCTTATTGAAATATACCTAACTTAGTGCTTTATTTTTAATACAAATTGAGATGATATATCAGTTACCAAATGGCCGGAGTATAGAGATGTCTATAGAACAGTATCTAAAGATGTCTGATGATGAACTTAAAGGGTTTATGGCTTACAACTGTGGAGAAGAGTATAATGATCCTTTTATCCATAGTGTCCTTAGACATGGTCCTGCAAAGGAAGATGTTTATGAAGATGATGAAGAAGAAGTCGAAGAAGTAGAAGATCTTTTAGATATTCCTATTGACGACAAACTATATGATGAAGATTATATAGACTTTGATAATATAGAACAGTAATGCTACAAAAAAAGAAGTTATGTTGTGCTTGTGATACAGAACAATATATCTGGAAAAACCATGAAGGTAACAAGTACTGTAAACAATGTTGGTTGAAGAAAAATCCACCAATAAAAATTCCTACAAAAAGAATTAAGCCAAAGTCAGATAAGATGGCTACACTTGACCAGTTATATATTGTGTTAAGAGTAAAGTTTCTTACTGAAAATCCAGCTTGCAAAGCAAGACTCTCTGGATGTACATTAGTGGCAAGTGACGTCCACCATACTAAAGGTAGAGGCAACTACTACCTTGATATAACAACATTTCTACCTGTCTGCAGATCTTGTCATAGTTATATTGAGCTTCACCCAAACGAAGCTAAAGAATTAGGATTTTCACTAAACAGATTAGAAAATGAAGAACAATGATAAATTTATTGGATACTATATTATTGGTACCAATACCCAAGAAGAGGCTGTATCAGGCTCAGGTTTAATGTTATGGATGCAAACTAAGCCAGGATGGTTTAGAAGAACTATTAACTTGTTTCTATTAGGAATAAGATGGGTTGATAAAGAAGAAAAAATAGAAGGTCTTCTTAAGAATACTACTAAGGTAGAAATGCCTAAAAGAAGCAGTTATGGAAAAAAAGGAAGTTCAGAAACACGCGATAGAGGCCCTAGATAAAGTCTACAGAGGTACAGCAGCAATATCAATGGGGGTCGGAAAGACCCTCCTTGGTTTGCAGCACATGCATGAAGAGTGGAAAAAAGGTATGGGTAAATTTATGGTGGTGGCACCTAAAGTATCTGTATTTGAAACTTGGAAGGAAGAAGCTAAAAAATTTGGTTATGAACCACTCATAGCACTTACCACTTTTACTACTTATAGGTCTTTGACTAAACAAAGTAGTGATTATGATTGTATATACTTAGACGAATGTCATAGTTTATTATACTCTCATGAGAATTACTTATCTTTTTATTTTGGTAAGATAGTAGGGTTTACAGGAACTCCTCCCAGAAATAAGTCATCTGAAAAAGGTTTTATGGTTAATAAATATTGTCCTATAGTTTATACTTATATAGTAGATGAAGCTGTGGGTCATAAAATACTTAATGACTATAGAATTACAGTACACTTACTTTCATTATCCTCTGCTAGAACACACAAAGTGAAAAAAGCAGATGGAGGATACTGGCATACATCTGAGAGAGATCATTATGACTTCTGGACAAAGAAGATAGATGGTACCTTTGGTTTTAATAAAGATAAACTAAGAATCCTCAGGATGAAAGGGATTATGGAATATGGAACCAAAGAGAGATTTGCTAAATTTTTACTACAGCACATAGATGACCAGTGTATAGTATTCTGTAATACTACAGAACAGGCTGATAGAATCTGTAGTAACAGTTACCATAGTAAAAACAAAAACAGCCTTGAAAACCTTGAGAACTTTAAGAATAAAGTATTTAAGTGTCTTTCAGCAGTAGAGCAGTTAAATGAAGGTATAAATATACCCGGATTAAAATATGGTATAATAATGCACTCTTACAGTAATGAAAGAAAAGCAAGTCAAAGAATAGGAAGACTATTACGTCTTAATCCTAATGATACAGCTTATTTACATCTTTTTGTTTATAAAAACACTATAGATGAAGAATGGGCAAAAAGTGCACTGAGTGATTTTGACCAAAGTAAAATAAGTTATAGAGATGCAGAATACAACAATTGAGTTTATAATGAAGGATGGTAAGTTAGAACTTGCTAATCCTGCAGATATACTTAAGATGAAAGACTTCCTTAAGAAATTACAGGAAGGTGATAAGGTTGAAGCTTATATGGCCAAGTCAGAAGGTTCTGATGGAACTCTGGCACAGCTTGCAAAAGTGCATGCATGCATTAAAGAGCTTGCTAGGTTTACAGGTACTAAGTTTGAAGACATGAAAAATGTCATTAAGTATAAAGCTGGTTTACTTAATGTAGATACAGCTGAAATAAAAAGCTTTGGAGATTGTAGTAAAGCTGAACTATCAGATGCTATACAAACTTGTATAGATATAGGTAATGAAATAGGTTATTATTTTTGACCTAAAGCTTTCTTAATAAGTTCTTCATATTCACCGGCTTCTATGTCTTGGATAAACCCAAGTTCTGCAGCCTGTTTCTCATATTCCCCACATAAAATATAAAGCGTTTCTATATCTTGTATCCAGTTTTCAGTGATTTTTTTCTCTGAAATCTGTTTATAAGCCATATCTAAGTCACTTTTGTTTTTTGTAGCTATAATATTAAGTAAGATATTCTTAATTCTATTATAGAAAGAAGCACTAATCCTTACAGGAATCACAGCATCTTCTTTTATTATCTTAATGATGGTAGGAGAGGTACTCATAATTTTAAAATTTTTAACAAATATAAAACAAATGTCTGATACAAAAAAATTAACACCAGAAGAATATGGTTTAAAGTTATATGAGATGTTAAAACCCTCTGGTTGGCACGATATACTAAAAGGCTTTCTCCTTTCTAGTGATTTCTTTAACATTATATCTACACTTGAAAAGTGTGTAGAAGATGGTAAAAGATTTACTCCGCCACTTAGACAAGTATTCAAGGCTTTTATGGAATGTCCTTATAATAAAACAAGAGTGATAATTTTAGGACAAGATCCTTATCCTCAATTTGGTATAGCTGATGGTATAGCTTTTAGTTGTAGTAATACAGGTAAGCTTCAACCATCACTAAAATTTATATTCAATGCTGTAAATGATACAGTATATGATTCAAAAAAAGATATAACAACTTTTGATACAGACCTTAAGAGATGGTCTAATCAAGGAATATTATTACTTAATACAGCTTTAACAACTGAAGTTGAAAAGGTAGGTAAACACTTTGATATATGGCAACCTTTTGTAGCTTACTTAGTAGACATGCTAAATACTTCTAATGAAGATTATGTATGGGTATTTATGGGTAGAAAAGCTGAACAGTTTGAAGATTTAGTAGATAACATATTAAATACTACACAGCTTATAAGCTGTTCTCATCCTGCATCTGCTGGATACTCTGGTTTGCATAAATGGAATTGTAATGATGTGTTTAACAGAGTTAATTTAGCTCTAAAAACACAGAAAAAGTTACCAGAAATAGTATGGTAAAGTTGTATAATCTTTTTAAATTTCCTATCTTCGTAACTTCAAACACATAAATATTTATGTCCACATTTCCATGGAAACACTATTCTGAGGTAATGAATGAAGGACTCATCTATATTCATAAGAGAGCTAAGAAAGAGATAAAATCTCTTAGAACCCAGTGGAAGCAATTTAATAAGATTGGTCTAAATGGGATGGAGTGGAATTCCTTATATGTCATAGCAGCAAGACCTGGTGTAGGTAAAACTTTAATAGCTTCCTCTATCACAAGAGAGCTTCAGGTTTTAAACACAGACCAGGATTTTGCTGTACTTCATCTCCAGTTTGAGATGTTAGGTAGAAATATGGCTCTAAGAGAACTCTCTGCAGCAAATAAAATGAATATAAGATACCTTCAGTCAGCTGAAGATGATGGTATGCCTGCCTTAACAGCAGCAGATTTTGACAAATTAAAGGACTATGTAGCAAGGAATAAGCATAGAGAAGAATACATAATAGATAAAAGCCTTACAGTAAATGAAATAAGAGCTGCAGTAAGAGCTTTCTATAAACAAATAGGAAAACCTTTTGTAGTAACTCTTGACCATACACTATTAGTAGGTATGGCTGGTTCAGATAAAAACAAACAGGATACTTTAAGTAACCTATCAGTGATGTTAGCTGAGCTTAAAAATGAGTTACCTGTTATATTTATTATCCTTACCCAGCTTAATAGAGAAATAGATGATGCAGAACGCCAGAAACCTGGTCAGTTATCTAACTTTCCTGCTGAAAAAGATGTATTTGGAAGTGATAGTTTATTACAGTGTGCTGATGTTATGATAGCTTATAACAGACCTGCAAAGTATAACTTACAATATTATGGTCCTCAACAATTCATGCTTACACCCAGTGATAAATATTTACTAGCTATGCATGTCTTAAAAAATAGATATGGTGAAGTTGGAATTCAATGGTACAAAGCTAATTATGCTGAAATGACTATAGATGAAGCAAAAGAACCTGATTGTAGAATTAAAAAAATGAGTATATGAGAAAACATGTTAATGAGATTACAAGTGAATTTAAACCCTACTGGCAAGAACATTTTAAGAAACTTGGTATTGATAATCCAGCTTTTTTAGCTAAATTATGTTACTCTAGTAATGATTTTGGTTTAGAGAAAGTTCCAGGACTTAGATTTTATGCCAGTGAGTTATCTAAAGAACAAGATTTATTTATAGAGTTATTTGATTGGGAGGATAAACCTTATGAGGGTAAAAGAATTCTATACAAACATTCTTATAATTCTAATTGGAAATATGAACCAGACACTTATAGAGAAATAACAAGAAAAAGTGATGGTACAGTGTTATCTTCGCCTACTTATGCTGTTAAACTTTCAAATTTAGAATTTGTATCTGAAGGAATAGTACTTGCTGAACCGGAACCTGCTGCTTCTACAGGTTTTAAACCTATTATGAATCTTTGGTCAACTCCTGAAAAAGAGGAGAAAATAGAAGATGAAGAAGAAGAAGATTTTATGGGTAAAGATAAAGATGACAATCATTATGCACAGATGACTATAAGAGACATCTACTGCATCTTTCATAATGTACCACATTCTAATAAAAAGTGGCTTAACAGTTTAATAAAACAAAATAAATAATGGAAGTAAAAAAAGAACCTATGGTTTTACCAACTAGCTCTGTCGCTGCTGTAACAAAAAGTCCTAAGACATTAGTGATATTTAGTAAGCCAAAAGTAGGTAAAACTACCCTACTTGCTCAGTTACCTAATAATCTTATTGTTGATTTAGAAGAAGGTTCTGATTATGTTGCTGGTTTAAAGATAAAAATCAGTACTATACAGGAATTACTAGATCTTGAAAAAGCAATTATTGCTGCAGGTAATCCTTATAGATTTTTAACTTTGGATACTGGTACAGCTTTGGAAGAAGTATGCATACCTTATGCAGAATTTCTTTATTCTAAATCTCCTATGGGAGCAAATTGGTTTACTCCTACTACAGGAGGTAAAGCTAAGCATGGTATGATTTTAAATCTTGCAAATGGTGCAGGATATCCGTGGCTAAGACAAGCATTTGAAGATGTTGTTAAGAGATATAAGAATATATGTCAAAATTTAATAATTACAGCACACATTAAAGATACTATGCTAGAGAAAAATGGTAGTACTTTTGAGGCGCTTGATATAAATCTTACAGGTAGACTTAAGCTTTTTGTAACATCTAAAGCAGATGCTATTGGATACCTTTATAGAAAAGGAAACAAAAATATCATGAGTTTTAAGACTCAAGATGAAATTTTATGTGGCGCAAGGCCAGAACATCTTCGCAACAAAGAGATAATAGTCTCTGAGATGCTTGATGATAACAGTGTAGTGTCACACTGGAATGATATATATATTGATTAATAATTAAAAATTAGAAAAAATGGGATTTAGTTTAAACGAGTTTACACCTTCAGAAGGAACAGGAAATTATGTGTCTAAAATTATGCTTCCAGGTACTTATACCTGTAAAGTAAAAGATCTAAAACTTGAGAAACCACCTTATGATGCTACTCAGTATAATTTAGTATTTGTACTTGAAGGACCAGCTATTGAAGATGGAGATTTTGTAGGATTACCTATAAACAGGTTAGACCCTTCAAGAGGAAATCACAAAGGTCAAGTAGCTAATGTGAAGTCTCAACAGTATGCGTATAAAGACTGGGAGTATAAAGGAAAGAAAATCTTAAGAGATGATTCTATCCAAAATTGGCTAGGTAACTTCTTAAAAGGAGTTAATATGCTTGAGAGATTTCAAGCATTAAATGTTACTGCAGAGTCTATAGAAGACCTTGTAGCAGAAATCAGATCTTTCTTGTTGAAAGAAGATTTAGAATATGCTTTCACAATTGCAGGACAGAGATATTACAAAGAGGGATCTGAGTATCCAAGTTATTCTTTGTATTTCCCTAAAAAAGCAGAAGGTAAAGTAGCTTATGCTGTAGATCAGGATGCTGAGAACTTCTTACAGTTTAATGAAGCTATCCATGTCACAGATAAAAAAGCTGCAGACAAACCTACAGAGCCAGGAATTGAGGGATTTATAAACATGAGTCCTGATTTGAATGATTCTATGTCAAGTGAGCAACCTGTTTTCACAGAGAATGCAACAGATTTGAGTCTATAATAATAACCACTGACATTTTAAGGGTAGATATAACAGTCTACCCTTTTTTTGTTGGTATAAAGAAAATCTTATGTTTACTCTTAATAATTTTATAACAGATATAAAAGAAGTTCCTGCTGAATGGATTTTTGAAAACTATTTAGATTTACCAGAAAAGCTTGAAGGACAGAGAGTAAGATTGAATAGTATCTTTAATGATGCAGATAAAGATCCTTCTATGTTTCTATATCTTGATAAAGAAACTCATGTTTATAAATTTAAGTGTTTTTCTACAGGAAAGAACGGTAGTGCTGTAAACTTACTTATGTATATGTGGGACTATGAATATGGTGACACTGCAAGAAAAATTCTAAGTGACTATAATGCTTTTCTTAATACAGGTAATACTGTAGAAAGAAAAAGTATGAATATTATAAAATGGGTTGTTGTAAGTTATGAAGACAGAGCATGGACCCAGACTGATGCTAATTTTTGGCTGAAGTCTAATATTAGCAGTGCTATATTATTTAGGTATAATGTAAAGGCTTTAAAGTCTTATCAGATGTGTAAGTATGTAAATGGTAATGTTGTTGATTCTTTTGTTGTCAGTAAACCTAATGTATATGGTTATTTTACAAAGGAGGGTCTCTTGTATAAGATTTATCAGCCGGGTAATGTAAAGAAGTTTCTAAAGCTTGAACAGCATATACAAGGGATAGACCAGTTAGAAGGTAAAAGGTTTTTAGTTATAACTTCATCACTTAAAGATTGTATGGCCATAAAAAGCCTCCATATGCTTGACATAGATGTTATAGCACCTGATAGTGAGAATACAAATCTTCCAGATAAGCTTGTAAAGAAAATGATTTCTGAATATGAAGCAGTAGTTACTTACATGGATAGTGATAAAGCTGGTATAAACAGTATGAAATATTATCTTGATAAATACAATATTCCTTTCTGCTATATTCCTCAGGCTAAAGACTTTAGTGATGTAATAGATCTACTTGGAATTAAGAAAGCAGCAAGAATCTTTATACCTATATTAGATAAAGCTGTTATGAAGTATAAAGAATTAAATAAAATTACCTAATTTTGTTAGGTACAAAAAAGTTTTTATATGGATAATAACTGGATATATGGTGTAAGGCGTGTCAAACAGCTTGAAGATTTACCTAACTTTAAAAACCTTGTAGGTTTTGTATACATAATAACACATGTTAAGACAGGTAAGTTTTATATTGGCAAAAAAAGCTTAAACAGCTCAAGAAAAACTAAGGTTTCAATGAGAGAAAAAGCTACTACTGGTACCAGAAAGCGTACCAAAACTGTAATCAAAGCTTCCAACTGGTTAAAGTACTGGGGAAGTTGTAAAGAACTTACAGAAGAAATCAAAAGAGAGGGAGAACATATGTATAAAAGAGAAATAGTAGCGCTTTGTTGCACTAAGAAATATCTTAACTACTGTGAACTTTCTTATCAGATTAAACATGATGTATTAACAGAGAATAGCTACAACGGAAACATCCTTGGTAGATACTTCTCAAGAGACATGGAAAATTGTAAGTAATGAAAGTATTTAAAATGCCCAGTGTAGATGAAATGCTACAAAGACAAGAAGAGTTCTTTAGTAAGAACACATATTTGTCATATTCAGGACTAAGTAAACTTATGTTTAGTCCTAAATTGTTCTATATGCATTATATTCTTAATCAAAAGGATGATGTATCTAGTAAAGAAATGATTGAAGGAAAGCTTATTCACTGTCTTTTCCTTAACCCCGAAGATTTTGATAAAGAGTTTGTGCTTATGGCTACAGATATTCCCACTGCCAGTCATAAAGAAGCATTAGATAGGTTATACCAACACTATCTGTTTTTAAAAGCTTCTGGGGATGAAAGAGTTACTCTGTATGATTTTAAAGATGCCATTATAGATATACTTGAGGATATGAATTTATTTCAGTCTCTTAAGACAGATTCTCAAAGGCTTGATAAGATTATTACAGAAAAGAATGTTAGTTACTGGGAGTACTTACAAAGTGCAGAAGGTAAGACTAATATTGACCATGGTATGTATCAGTATGCTAAAGAAATAGTTGAACAAATAAAGAATAATCCTCATATACTTAAAGTTATGGGATATATTACTGATAATATTACTGATAATGTAGAGAAGCATAATGAAATAATGCTTGCAGCCCCAAGTGCACCTACTTTTAATTTTGGTCTGAGAGGTATTATAGATAATCTCGTAATAGACCATACAAATAAGATGATTAGAGTAAATGACTTAAAGAAAACCAGTAAGGATATTAAATCCTTTACAGATAGTATAGAATATTATAAATACTGGGTTCAGGCAGCTATTTACTATCATTTGGTACAGAATGTCTATCTTTCTACTCCTAAATACAAGGATTATACCTTTGAATTTAGGTTTATAGTGGTAGATTCCTACACACAAATAGCTCCTATCAAAGTATCAGAAAAAACTCTGATAGAGTGGATTAATAAAACTAACCAAGAACTTGCAAAGGCTGATTATCATTTTGCCACTAGGAATTTTGATTTACCTTATGAGTTCTTACTAAATAACGAACTTGAGATATGATTAAAGATGTTTATCGCAAGTACTTTCAGAAGTCTTTTACTTTTTTGTATCCTTTATTGGCTATGAAAAGAAACAAAGGACCTTATTTTAAACCCTTACAGACATATATATGCTGGGAAGGGACCTACATGCCAGATTCAAGAAAATTAGTGTGTGTTTACAAGCGTGACAACACTGATAAATGGAAAAACTTTGAGAAGGACGTACTCATGAATCATGAACTTCTGGATCATAGTGTACCTATAAATGAAGATAAAGTTATATATGTCTTTGACTTAAATATTTACAAAGAAGATTATGACTTATTCTTAAAAGGCCACTATTCAAAACTATCTGATGATGCTAAACAACTTATGATGGATTACTATGGAATTCATACACCTGAATGGGTATTTATAGATTCTTACTTGTTTCCAGAAAATTATTTTAGCATATATGCTGATATATTAGGTATTGATGAAGATATGCTAATAGGAGTTGGTGAATTATGTACTCCTTATGATTGTGACAAAGAAGTATGTCTACTTAAGAGTCTAAATGTTGTTGAAATAATAAAAACAAATACTGAAGTATAATGCAAAATATGATGATATACTCCACCAATTGGTATGGAGAAAAGACTTTTAGGATGATTCCTATAGAAAAGGCTTGTCCTTTTAATGAGGTCATTTATGACCCAAAAACAAAAATACTTGCAATAGTGAGTAAGGAATTTAAGGAAAAACCTCAAATGTTTCCTAAACTTAATGACAAAGGAAGTACTATCCTTGTTGGAAGTACTAAAAGTGATCCTAATAATCCTAAATATGTGGAAGAAAGAAGATTTATGGATACTTATTATGAGTATTATATAGATAATCTTGATGATATTAATGAATTTGTAAAGTTCTTTGCAAGTAACTATAATCATCCTGCACTTCAGGTTTTAATACCAGAAGAAGGGCCTCCGCATCCACCTTTAAAAGATGAGAAATAAGAAATTTTGGATAGTAGATATTGAAACCATTGTCAATTGCTTCATAGTTTGCTTTGAAGATTACAAAACTAAAGAAAAACACAGTTTCATAATAAACAGACATCATAATGATTTACCTAAGCTTATAGCTTTCCTGAATGATAATATCAAGCATGACGACTGGCACTTTGGATATAATATTCAGGGGTTTGACTCTCAAATTACTGAGTTTATAATCCAAAACCAAAAGTTATTGCTTGATATAACAGATAGTAATACACTTTCTGGAATCTTTGCTAAGTATGCACAAGAAATCATAGAGAAAGCAGCAAGAGGTGAATGGTTAGACTATCCAGAGTTTAAACTTAGCATTAAGACAGTAGATATCTTTAAGCTAAATCACTGGGATAGTCCCGCTAAAAGAAGTTCTCTAAAGTGGATACAGTATTCTATGGACTGGATGAATGTTGAAGAGATGCCTCATCATCATAATACCCCAGTTCTTACAGATGAAGAATTACAAGCTGTATTAGAATACTGTGAGAATGACGTTGCATCTACCAAAGCTATATATCTCCATAGGAACTCTTATGGAGAACAAGTTATGGCTAGTCAGATAAACCTAAGAGCTACTTTAAGTAAAAAGTATGGTGTAAATCTTTACTCTGCAAGTGAGCCAAGAATAAGTAAAGAGATTTTTCTTTACTTTCTGTCTAATAAGTTAGGTATAGATAAAAGAGATATTAAGAAGATGAGAACTTACCGTGATAAAGTGGTTCTGCGTGACATCATTCTTCCTAGTATAACTTTTACTACACCTGAGTTTGAGGCTGTTCATAACTGGTTCAAGAACTTGGTAGTAGATACTAAAATCTATGCCGGCAGAGATGATGTAGAGAAAGGGCCTAAACACACCATGATGTATAAAGGTGTAAAAACTGATTATGGTCTGGGAGGATTACATGGCTGTATCAAACCAGGTATCTATAAAGCAGAAGGTACCAGAATTATACTATCTGCTGATGTAAAAAGCTTCTATCCTAATCTTGCTATAAAAAACAAGTGGGGACCTGCTCAGTTTCCTATAGAGGATTTCTGTGAATTATATGAGTGGTTCTATAATGAAAGAACTAAGTATGGTAAGAAAGATCCTTTGAATTATCTATTCAAGATTATTCTTAACTCTACTTATGGTTTAAGTAAAGAGAAGAACAGCTTTTTGTATGATCCAGAGCTTACCTTTAGGATTACTGTGAATGGTCAGTTACAGCTATCTATGCTCTATGAGATGTTGGCTACCAGAATTCCTGGTGCTGAACCTCTGATGCAGAACACTGATGGTTTAGAGTTTATTATAGAAGAGAAATATAAAGATTTGTTCTATGATATCTGTAAGGAGTGGGAGGTAATAACTAACCTAGAGCTTGAGACTGTACAATATGACAAGATGATTATAGGTGATGTGAATAATTACATTGCTGTACAAGACACTGGTGAAGTAAAATGTAAAGGAAGATTTGAATTTAAAGAACTTCCTTTTCACAAGAATAAGTCCTTTTTGATTATACCTATGGCGCTCTATGCCTATTTTATGGATGGTAAAGATCCTGTTGAATTCTTGAAAGAGAACAGAAACATTTTTGATTATTGTGCTGGTGTAAAGCTTAAAGGAGACTGGTTCTTTGTTGAGAGAAAAATTGAAGGAGGAACTTTTGTTGAGAAGAAACTACAGAAACTTATCAGGTATTATATATCAGGTAAGGATAAAGGAGTAAAACTTATTAAGTGTAATCCTGATGGAAGAGAAATACAACTTGAATCTAGTAATAGATATCAACAGATTGTATTTAATAAGGCTGAGATAAAGCCGTGGGAAGAGTATGGAGTGGATGACAGCTATTATCTTGATAAAATCTATGATGAGATTAAGAATATAGAAAAAGCCTCTGAAATGCTTCCTTATGAGCTAAAAGATAACCAATTAAAATTATTTTAATGAATGTAGAAGCACTTGAACACGCTTTTCTAAACCAAATAGAGCGTGACTTTGATGATAAGGATTTTGAAGCTTATTCAGAAATGATGGCTTTACTTTTAAAAAGTAAAAAGAATCAACTTATTATTTATAATTATTTATGTGATGGTGAGCAAGATGACCTTTTAGATAAAAAAACTAATACTAGATATTAATATGGATATAGAATTTAAAAAACCAGATGGTGTACGTCTTATTCTTATAGAGAGACTTAGACAAATAAAAACTGAAGGATGGTCTCCTGAACATGATGACCAATATACAAAGTTTGAATTACTTATGGCTGCTGAAGCATATCTTACAGGATGTGCAGATGAGTGGCCATGGGATCCGGAGTGGTGGAAACCTACACCTGGTGACAGAATAAAAGAACTTGTAAAAGCTGGTGCCTTGATAGCAGCTGAGATAGATAGATTACAGAGAAAAGAAGTAGATAAATAGAAAATCCCCCAGGAATGGGGGACTTTCAGAAGAAAAGAAGCAACAAAGTAAAGAAAAACAGTGTTTTTATTTTCTCCTCTCTCTTATATTTTAGCTAGTTGGAAGTGCATTCCATCCTTTCTTGTCCATGTACCACCCCAATCAAATCCAGCATCTGTAAAACATTTTACAAATCCTGCAGAAAGAGTTGGCACCATATTTAATTGATTCCATGAAGCATTAACATCAATAGCTATTCCCCATGCATGTAAAGACATACTTGATAGACCTCTTTTTTTTCTAATATTAAAACATCCATCAAAAGTTTTAAGTTCTTTTACAAATCCTCTATCTATAAGATTCTTAAAAGCTATAGCTAAAGGAGCTATCATACTTTTATTACAATATAATTTCTTAGGTAATACTCCTATTTCCAATTCAGTAGGAACATCCCAAAGAACCATATACTTACCTTCATCTGCTGTTGTTAAAGGGTCTCCCCATTTGGCAAAACATTGTGCACTTGTTACCATTATTTACATTTTAAGTAATTTAACCATACTTTTTCTGACTTCTTTGAGTTAAAAAAGAGTTTTATCTTATTAATACATTTAAAAAGTAATGAAAATTCTGAAGATATCCTCATCTTTCTCTTAATTTCTTGTGCATCTTTAGTAATTTTTACTCTTGAGAACATATTTATGAAAGAAATTTCTTTAGAAGTTATCACTGGTATGCCTTGGTTGACCATATCTGCAGTAACTATGTTGTAAGTCTCACTTAGAGATACCTGAAGACCAAGGTCCATGGTAGCAACTAATTTTATAAAGTCACAATGATTTAACCATCCATGCTCTATAAGTTGATGAGGAGTATTAGCAAACAAAGCTTTTATATTCTTAAGAGTATTTTCACCATCCTGTTCTATTCTTGAAGAATTGATATGTAGGTTAAGTGTCTTTTTTTCTTCATCAGCATATAACATTGCTGCTACAGCTTGAGTAAGAGCATTTTTAAGAGGTCTAATTGCTCCAAATAATCCAACATTTATGATATCATCTGGTACTCTTTTAGTCTTAATACAAGGTGTAATAGGATAGTAATTAGGTAAGTAAGAAATACATTTACCTAAGATAGGTGTCATAGACTTTATGAAATATTTAGAATTTGAACTGATCTCAACATTCTCATATTTTTGATAAGCTTTAAGCCACTTTATAGCTATTCCTTCATTTGCTATAAAAGGAATTTCTGAGTGTAATCTAATTACCCACTTTACATTTGGATGTAATTTCTGAAGTACTTCAAATTTCTCAGGTACCACCCATAAAGCTTCTATAATAACAATGTTAGGTTTAAACTTTGTAACATGTTTGTCAATCTCATTATTATCAACTACCTGTACAATGTTACTTTCAACATTATTATTTACCAGCATCTCATTAACAAAATTAGCGGAGTTAAATAGCCCACTACTAGTTGTACTATATGTAGTGTTACTATATATCTGCCTTTTTTTTAATATAAATAATATGCTTTTCTTCTTCATTATATTTAGTTTTTAAGTTTAATCTTATAATATACCCCTGCTCCTATTACTAGTTGGCCACTGAAAGTTACACCGGCATTTATCTGATAGATGTTATCTTTTTTAGTTTTTAAAAGTATACCAGGGGAGGCTATTAATAATTCTTGTTTACTTCCATATAAATTACCTCCTATATATACCTGTGTTCTGGGTTTGGCTGGTAGAGTAATTTCTTTTATAACTGTTGGTAATTTATAGTCTTGAATAACTAATCTTGACTTTAATTTATTTTTTTGTATAGTATCTTTAATTTTAATAAACCCAAGGCTATCAAGCTTAATAGTGTCTAAATATATGTTACTTGCAAGATAATCATCTCTCATAGTCTCATACTGAGTCTTAAGTGAATCATAATCTTTACTAGGTAAATACTCTGTTGTAATTTTACCGGGTAATGTTGTAAATTTAAACTGAGTTTTTATAACTGTATCTCTTACAGTCTTATATATTATTCTTGTCTTTACAGTAGGTTGTGCCTCAGGATTATCTGAAGTACATCTTTTGAACATTAGTAATGCTATAATTACAAATATTACAATAAAACCAAAAAAATATAATTTAATATCTTTCATATCTATTCTCTTAAATTATCAATATCATCTTTAACGTCTTTTGCTCTTTTCATAGCCTTCTTAAGCATGGCCCAAAGACTTATGTTAAGTGTTGCTTCTATGTTTTCTTTAATTGAAGTACCCTCTATAAGGAAAAGTACTACACATACTAGTTTTGTAGCAAAGTATTCTATGCTACAAAAATATTTGATAAGATCATTAAGCAGAAACTTATCAATAGGAAAAATTAATATAATACAAAGTTGATATAGTAACATTTTACTTACTATATTTGAAAGGGTTCTACTCTTTATAGAGTCCCATCCTTCAAGTTTTACAGCTTTGTAAACTCCTGTAAATGTGTCAAATACAACAGCAGTTCCTACTGCTAATAATAGGCCCTGAATAGGTGTAAAAAATAATACTAATCCTGTTAGTAAGTTTGAAAAAATAGTCTTCATAAGTTGAATTTAAAGTAAAATATAAACAATCTAAACTCCTCTCATTTATAATATAGCACTTTTTAAAAAATAATGAGAAGATAACTCGTTATTTTATTGTTTTTTTATTCACTAATTTTTAAATTTGTAGTACTATGGAAAATTTAACTACAGAAGAATTGCGATCAAAGCTTGCTTCAATAGAGCATGAGCTTGAACTTCTTCAACAAAGAGGAGCTAATGATGAAAAATTAGTCTCAGAAAAGAAAGATATACTAAGAATCCTATATAAGGATTACTTTAAAAATGACAACAACCATGAAAGAATTTTATGATTTCTTAAAAAGAAATGACCTAACACCTAATGGTCATTATGTATTATACACTATGGTTAACAACATGCTGTGTGATACTGTAAATTACTTACATGAACAGTATAAGCTCTCTTTATATGGATACCTTACTGAGGTGAATGATCCAATAATAGGTTATACTTACAAGCTTACAGCTAAAGCTACACAGACAGTTCATGAGTCTGAAGTTTATATCTGTAATCTAGGGCTTATCAAGAAAATAGCAAAGATTTCCTATAAAGATTGGGAAGAAAAGATAAAAGATTATAATGAGCTGTTCCCTAAAGGAAGAAAAGCTGGGTCTACTGTATCCTTTAGAACTAATCCTAAAGAACTCTATGAGAAATTTAAGTGGTTCTTTACAGAATATCCTGAATATGACTGGGAGACTATTCTTAGGGTTACTAGAAAATATATAGAGCAATTTGAAGAAAGCTGTGACTATACTTACATGCAGACTTCTAAATACTTCGTAAAGAAAGATGACAAAAACAGAGTCACTACCTCAACACTGGCTACTATGTGTTATAATATGTTAGAGGGTAATGATGAAACTATAAACTCCGGGACCTTTTATTATGGTCCATAAAATAAAGTATAGAGAGGGGAGTTATTATTCCCCTCTCTTATTACTTATTATGGTATCCACTGATATGTTAATCCTGCTTGTGGCATAACCATTCCTGCAACTTGTCTAGCTGCTACAGCAGAAGCATTTGTTTTACCTGGCGCCACACCTCCTGAGAGATTGTTGTTTGGTTGAAATACGTTATAATTACCATTAGACATGCTTAAGTTAATATAATCTTTTGTTTCTGGAGTAGCATAAACATTACCAACACCATCAACTCTAGGAGATTGTTTACCTCTTAAACCTATTTGACTAGCTCTAGTGCTGACTTCTCCTCCTACACAGTTAGGCCCAAAAACTACTTGAACAGTTTTACCATCTGCTTTAAGAATAATCTGAAAAGTAAATTTAGCTTGTATAGTATTTAAAATACCTACATCTTGAAATTGTACCACAAAATCTCCACTAGGATTAGTCCCATGACTTATCTCTGGAGAACCAGAGGTTGCAGCTATTAACTGATTACCAAAAGCACTAATCAAATTATCAAAAGGATTAGTGGTAACAGTTGAACTAATAGGAGAATATTCACCAACTCGTGGAAATTTATCACCAAAAGTTACAAATCCATTATTAGAAATAAATAATGTAGTTTCTACTTTCTCTCCTATAGTAAAAGGGAAAGGTAGTGTTATAGCTGTAGATACAGCATCTGTATTTAACTGAGTTCCCATTTGGAAAACAGTTTTCACTCCAGCTAATGGAGTATATATTCCTTGTGATAAGGAAAAAATGTAATCTTTAATTTTTTTCATAATTTTTTATTTTATAAATTTCTTATTATTCTTCTTTGTTCTAAAATTTCATTTGGTATTGGTTTACCTGTTTCTATTAACCTTGTGACATACCAATCAGTTTCACTTAATAGTATTTTTGCTTGTTCCTTTTTAGATTCAATATTTAATTCTATTTGCTCTACTGTAGCTCCTTCTTCCCATGTATTTCCATTGAATCTAAATACAAGAAAATTCCCTATAGGATTTATTTCGGTATAAAATTCCATGTCTTCATTAGAATCTGAAGCTATTCCTAAATAAAAGCCATTGTTATCTATTTTATAATACATAATTAAATTAAATTAATTTTATTTTCCCAATTCTTAAACCTGTTAAAGATGTAGTATCTCCTGAATTACTATTAGTAACAGTTATAGTAAGTTTCCAGGCATTAGCTGGATTTAAAGATGTTTGAGTAACTGCATTAGAAGTAGAAGTTACATCTGTAGCTAATGCTTGAGTCGCTGCTATACCTTGTAATAAATTACCAGTTAGAAAAGACATTCTTCTTCTTTCAGAAGACAAGTCTACAGTACTGATTGGATTTGCTGTTAATAATGCAATTTGTGCATCAGCAGTAGTTCCAGCTGTTCCAGCTCTAACTCTATACGTTGCAGTACCTCCTACACCTGATTTTTTAGTTTCAACTAAAAAAGTTAAAAAATCTCCTGGCACATAATATGCAGCATTTATATTAACAGATAACAATACTGTTTCTGCTGCATTTCCTGTATGACTACCTAAAACTTGATTACTTTTAGAATATATAAAAGTTTCAATTCTATCTAATTGTGTTTGAATAGAACTAGTAGCATCATTATTAGTTTGTTGTGCATCTGTTTGATAACGCTTATTTGTGCTGTCTGCAATATCTGCTGTTGTGGCATCTGAACCCGATGTTACAAGTCCTTTACTATCGTAAGTGATTTTAGTTTTAGTTGCGCCTGTAATAGCTCCGTTTGGAACAACTCCCACATTTGCGCCTGTCGCTATACCTGCTAATTTCGTAAAGTTTGCAGGCGTCATTAAACCAGCATCCGTACCATCAGCTAAAGTTAATGTTGCATCCGTTCCCGTATCACTTGTAACTATTCCGTTTGTTGGACTTGCTGTATAACCTAAATTAGTTGCACCTCCTGTAATATCTGATAAAAATGCTAAAGTACCTGAAGCATCTTGTAATTCATATTTTCTATCTGCTGTAATATTTTTATATGATAATCTTGCTGAATATAAAGTATTAATACTAGCATCATATCTTGAAAATACAGTTTGATAATCATCATCAGCTATTGCTTGGTATCCAAATAAGTTTACACTATTAAAAGTGTTAAACAGACCAACGCTATCACCCATAGCATTGACATTATTCCCACTACTATAAGCTAAAGCATTAGTTCCAAAAGCATTTAAAGCTTGTCCAGTAGCTTGAAATAAAGAAAGGAAACCAAAAGCATTTGAACTACCACCAATATATTCTTGCGCAGCTTGTTCACCCATTGCATTAGTATCACCACATTGAGAATCTTTTCCTGAATTAGTACCAAAGAAATTAGATGAACCTAAAATTAAATTACTATTAGCAGCGTCAGTTCCAAATGCAATAATACTAGATTTGAACCCAGAACCCCCTCCAGCTCCAGTGCCTTGAAAATTATTACCATTAATTAAATCATGATTATTATCTAAAACTTGTTGAAGTGTAGGTACATAAGCAGCAATATCATCAAGAGTAGCTAATAAATAATTACCAACTGCTTTATTACTTTGAATAGAAAAATTAGCAAGACCAGATCCTCCACTTGTTCTTATTGGTATTTGAAAACCAACGTTTCCATTATTTCCTATTAAACTATAAAAAAGTCCAGAATGCCCTAAATAAAATGAATTTTGACTAGTACCAACCGAATCTGTAAGTAAATAACTTAATCCATTAGATACTATTTGAAAGTCAGAAGTTTCGCTATTAACTTGATTTTGAGTAGCTACACTAAATCCATCAGTATCAAAAAAATCTATTACTCTAGCTAAATTAGCATCAATTCTTTGATAATATCTAGGTGAAATGTCAAGTACTTGCTGTATATTAGGTGTTGTGCCACTGCCCCCACTTACTGTAGCATATAATTTCTCTAAAGCTGTAAGGACACTATCATTTGATGTTATAACACCAGGTAAAGGAGTAAATCCATCAAGAGTTCTATCTAATACTACATCTTTTTCTATAATATTATTATATAACTTTAGTTCTCCATCCTTCAAATAAAACTTCTTAAATCCAGAAGCTACAGAAGCAGGAGTTACAGTAAGATCTGCAAGATGTAAGGGAACTATTATTTTTGACATGATACTTTAAAGCTATATATATAATATAATAAATTATTGTTTCTGTTCTAGTACTTGAATTCTATTTGTAGGTTCAAATAAGTCTCTCACGTTTCTTATCCCTGTAAGATCAACAAAGTCTTTTAATAACTTAGAGTCTCCTTTTTCATAAGTACCGTATTTTCTTGCATAATATGCATTTTGCCATGCTTGTTGATACCATTGAGAATCAAAATCTGGATCTGGTTCTTCACCATTAGCTGCTATATTAACAGCTGTCCAGTTATAAGTATGATTTATAGCCTTAGTTGCTGCAGTAAACTCTCTTACAAAAGGAATACCTGTAGTAAAGTTTTTGATATACTCAGAAGATCCTTCACCTACAGGAAACATAGAAGTTGTCTCACCTTTAGTCTGCCATAGTAATCTAAGTAAGTTACCTGTTAGAACTCCTGGCTCATATTCATCATCATCTTGTTTTTTACGCTTAAGCCAAGCTAATGCCATCATAGAAGCCATAGTAAGTAATATCATAGTTAAAGCATCTCTTCTAGCCTGATTAACTTTAGCTGTAACAAAAGTACCCATAGTATTAGCATTCATTCTATTAAGAGTTTTACCTCCTACTAATAAATGTTTAGCAGTCTGCATAGGTCCATATTGTCTTATAGCTAAGCCCACAGCTCTCCAGTAGCCTAGAGATACTTCACCAGCTTCCCAGTTAGTCTTCATGTATCCAAATCTGTTCATAAACATAGGCACCAAGTATTTTCTAAAGAATAACATCATTTTACCCATAGCAGTAGACTCTGCTTTTACCTGGTCAGCTTTAGCATAGTTACCCTGTGCTCTACGCATCTCTGAGTAAACTATATTTCTAAGCATGTTTTCATCTTCTTGTGTATACTCTATATCAGGTCTGAAGACTAGCTCATTATTAGCATTTCTCTGATATGCATCATGTGCAGAATACATAACAGGTTTACCTGTTGAATCTGTTTCTGTCTTATGAGCATATTTATAATTGTGTAATACTGACCAAAGTACAGTCATTCCAATAAGTGTATCCCCTTTGTCCTGTAAGAAGAAGCCAAGTTCATTAACGCTTAAAAGTTTGTCAAGTGCTTTTCTTGATACTTTACCTGACATATCTGTAACATACTTACTAAATTCTTTCTGTACCGGATTAAATAATCTATACAACATTGTATCATCACTTATATCACTGATATTACCAAGGTCTTTAAGATAATGCCCCATTACTCCATTAAAACCAAAGATTTTATTCTTAGCCCATAAGTAATCTCTTTTACCATAATGGCCACCACCTAGTTCACAAGCAGCTATCATTGCCTGAATACTACCTGCAACATAGTTTTTTGCCTGGTTAGTGACATCATATCCAATTCTTATAAAAGAAGTATATCTAAAGAAAGCATTAAGTCTTTTAGTTACAGCTCTTGATACACTATAAGGATCCTCATATTTACCATAGACAAATTTGTTTCTTTCATATTCAGCATGCTGTATTACAGCATTAAGCTCCTTAAGTCTTTTTTCAAAATCAAGAGAGTTTATAATCTTACCATCTATATCTCTTATAATACCTTTATCATTCTTCTGTATTTTCTCTTGTAATTCAAAAGCTTTTGCTTTTAACTCATCTATAAATCCATCAGCATAAGGAAGAGTTTCTTGCATAGCTATATTATAGTGAGCCTCAGCACACCATTTCATTATAGAACTGACAGAATCTTCAGATTGTAAAAGCTCATCAAACTGATTATTACCTCTTAATCTTATAGAGTTTGTCAAATCACCAAAAACATTATCATTCAAATCCTGAGCACTACCATAAGCTCTTATATGCTTATCTACAAATATGTCTTTTTGCTTTTTAATAGCATCACCTAAACCATGCATATGTAAAGACTCTACTACACTAGATGTATTACCAGGTATAGTATATCCTAAGGTTCTACCATCTGTTTTTTCCTGTAGTCTAAAGAACATATTAGAAAGAGTATTATAAAATTCAAATACTTCAGGGTTATTAAATAAGTCTAAATATCTTTGGTTTATGTTTGTTGTATCAAGTGAAGCTGGAGCATAAGTATGATCCCCTGTTTTTATGATGTTCTTAGGCATAGGTATTCCATCTGGAGTAAGAAGATAATTAGGATTAGCTAATCCTTTTTCTATCTGTAATCTTCCTTCCATAATAAGGGCATCTCTTACTGCAGGATCATTATTCATCTCTTCTCTCTGCTCATCATCAAGTTTCTCTCCATCAAGATAGAAAGCATCTTGTTTTACACGCTTAACTGTAAACTTAGGATGAGGCACTGTCTCCAAATAAATATCTTGTACTTCTTTTGCAGGAAGTGTCTGATAGTTAAAACTCTTAGGGTCAGCAAATGATTTAATTTTATATCCTGTTAATATACTTTTATATTTATTATTATGGTTCTTATTATACCAAGTTCTAAATTCCTCTTCAGCCTGTAAGAATTGTGTTTCATAAGCAACTAAAAGTTTTTTTGCATTATTAACATCATCAGCTTTTTCCTCTTGTGTTACAAGAGAACTTATCAAAGCTTTATGAGATGATATTAAGTCAAGTTTAGCCTCTAAATCATTATACCGCATATCAAATTGTCTAGTATAATATTCACTTTTATCTCTTTGTTTAAGAGCTGCTAATTGTGAGTGTATATCATTAACAAAATCTTGTTCCTCATCATTAAGCTGTACACCTTTTTTACCATCAAGATAAGCTTCAAGCTCCATTTCTATTTGGTCATAGTCTTCTATATCCTGGTCAGACATATATTGTGCTTTGAATATTCCACCTGGAGCCTTATGTTTTCTTAGAATTTTATTTCTAGCCTCAAATAAGTCCTGTAATACAGGATCATCACCATATATATAAGCAAGCTCATCATATAATTCATTAAGTCTTTCATACCACTGTTGTGTAGGTCTTGTAATCTGATTCTCATCAAGCCACTTTGTTTTAGCTTCTTCATTATCCTCAAACCTTGACATAGCCAAAGCTTTCTCTCTTTCAAATTTATTAAGGTCTACATTGAACTCAAAGTAATCTTGCATCTTATCTATGTAATCAGCATAAGCAGGATCTATTTCTTTAGCTTTCTCACGTAATCCTCTGATTTCATCTTCTATTTCACCTATTCTTTCAAAGTCAAAAGGTGTCATCACATCAAGGTCATCAATAGCTTCTTCACCTATACCTTTCATATTTTCAAAGTAATGATAAGTCTCGAGTTCAAGATATAAATCCTGTAAGTTTTCAGCTATCTCTCTTGGTAAATCTCTCTGTAAAGTATAAAACTCATTTACATAAGGAAGACTGCAGTTATCTATCATCCAGTTAGTAAACTCTTTTACCTTAAGTGAGCGTCTGTTTTCTACTTGTTTAATTTGCTCATTTACTTCCTTAAAATTAGCTTTAGTTCTTGAAGATTTAAGAGTTCTTATTTCAGCTTTATACTCTCTAAGTTCATCTTTATAAGAGAACCATTTTTCTTTATATTCTTGTGTATAAGGAGTTACTAAAGATAACTGAGTTTTCTCTTTATCTTCACCAGTGGTTCTGTCTTTGTACTTAACAGTAACTCTATCAGTAATGATAGCATTAATCTGTTCAAAAGACATACCTTTTTGGTATAGTTTATTTCTTACCTTATCAAAATTAGATGAGGCAAAATCATTTTGTGCATTTTTTACGGCTAATGCTGCAGAGTTTTTTAACATCTCTGTTACAGAAGCTATACCTAAATCTTTATTAGCAATACTAGCCACCCATTGATTTGTAGCTAAACCTGAAAGAATCATAGAATAAGGTAATACTCTATCAGATCCTACATAGAAAGTACTATCCGGGTTAGTAATATTATCTAAATAAGCTAATACTCCTTCTTCAGAATAATCAAAGGCTCCATTTAATAAATTATTAATAATACTAATAGCTTTTTCTTTTTCTTCTATAAGAGCAAGTCTTGGACTGGAAGGATCCAATCTCTCAGCAAGTCTCTGTTTATAAGTATTACTTACTACACTAAGCGCTGCTGATTTGATACTTTGATAAAAAGATAAACTCTTACCTGCCTGTAAATCAACTATTTCCTGTTCAAGTATTTCTTTTTCTTTACTTAAAAGTTCTGTTAACTGAGAATTTATTCTTCCAAATTTCTTTTCACCTGGAGTCATAAGCACTTTAGTAACAGCTTTCTGACGCATAATTTCAGACTTAATGGTTCTAATGTTTTCTTTAAAACCTAAAATAGTACCCATAGCATTTACTGCAGGACTTATAACTGTGATGTTATTTTCATCCTGGTCTCTTGCTTCATTAAGTACTCTCTGCATGATGAGTAATATATCATTAAGACTCTCAGAGTTCTTAAAGAGTAAATCAATTTTGCTTAAATCAGTTTTATTAAATTTTTCAGGATTACTTTTAAATTTAGTATGTAATTCTTCTGCCTTTTCATTAAGAAAAGTTAATTCAGAAGTTAACTCATCCATGACAATAGCAAAGTTTACAGACCTATCAAAATCTTCATCATTCATTTTAGAAAGCACCTCATTGTATTTAACCAATGTAGTCTTTCTCTCTTGTAATACATTCTTAATGGCTACTGCTGTACTTTTATTATAAAGCTTAGTGTTTACTTCAACAAGTTGCTTATCTATAAGAGACTTGATGTTAGTACGCATTTTCTCATACTCCTGGTCACTAGGTTGTAAAACTTCATGTAGTAACTTAGTAGCTTTTACTTTTTCAGTTTTTGTAGATACTTTACCGGTGATAATCTTATCTACTATAGTTTTAACTCTAGCTATACGCTGGTCAAGCTTTCTTTTTTTGATAATACTTACCCCATCAGAATCAAGCTGAGAATCATTATCAGCATATATATAATAGTTCTCAAGTAAGAACTCATGAACTATACTACCAAGAAAGTTTTTATCCTTATCTGTTTCATATAATAAGGCTAATATAGAATGTCCCTCTACGTCTATGCCATTTTGCTCTAGTATATTTTTATATACATTCACCTGCATAGCCCATGTGTCATAGGCACTTCTTCTTGAGAATTCCCCTGTTACAAAACCATCTTGAGTTCCTTCTTCTTTAGACATCTCATGTGTCTTTAAAGCTAACCAGGCAAGTGTAGCTTCAGCATTATCTTTCTGCCAGTCTCCTCCCTCATCAAGTAACTGTACTTTCTTAGTTTTAAAGTCATATATCTTTACATCTCCTTTTGGATCTATAAGAAGCATGTCTATACGACCTATGATTCTGGTGCCGTTTATATCTACACCTATGATAGAGATCTCTGGTAGAATTAAGTATCCTGCAGACTTAAGAGTAGCTATATGATTAACTAAATCTTCTGTCATCACATAAAGCTTATCATCATCTAAGTTCTCTATTCTAAAAGGATTGTTTTCTCTATATTTTGTAAGATAGCCATTAAACTTTTCTCTTGTAAGTATTTTTCTGGAAGATATATTATCTTTTTGAATAGCTTCTTTCTGTAGATTTTCAAGTATATCATGGATGAATGTACCAAAGAGTTTGAAAGCTTCATACTCAGCTGGGTCACCTTTAAATTTAGAGTTACCTATAAATCTTGATACACTAATAGTTCTTGTCTTTACTCCAGAATTTATAGCATTATTAAGAAACTCCATATGATTTGCTGTCATATCAAGAATCTTATTTAAAGTTCCTATCTGGTTCTCATTAGCATATCCTCCCTCAAAGATTGTTGCTATAAGCTCATTCTGCTCATCAAGTTTTTTTAACTTAAAAGTTTCTGTAGACCTTGCTAATTGCTCATCTTTTTCATAAGTAGTTAAATCATTGAGAATTTCCAAGGCCTTGTCAATAGGAGGTATTTGATTCTCTAAATTATTATCACTATTATAAATGTCATATGCTGCAAGAGCATCTGCATCTGTAATGGCAGAGTTAAATGTTTGAAGGTCAGCTAAGAAATCTTTTAAAGCTTGTGTGGTTAAACAACTCATATTATAGACATTTTATTTTCTCTATGATTTCTTCATTAGAGAAAGAAGTTTGAAGGTTATTTGCAAGTTTATTGACCTGAGCAGTAAAGTTTTCTATATTTCTACCAATAGATTTAGATCTACTTGTCTCATATAGGTAAGATACAACATCTGGTGTTAAATTCAAATTCTTAATATCTGCATCAAGTTCTGACACAGTAGTGTTTGAATTATCTGCAGTCTGTTTTATAAGCTGTTTGTCATAGTAGACATCTACTAGTTCAGAAGGTATATTAATCTTACGAGCCACTTTACCTTTATCATTATAAAAGTATACTACATTATGCTGGAAATCTATATTAGTTTTAGCAGCCAATAGAGTTGCATTAGGTAAAGACATAGATAAACCTTGTTGAGTCATTTCATCAACAAGGTTTTCTACAAGGGATTGGATCTGGATTTTACAAGGCATAATTATTTACAATTTTCATCTGTTTCTGGAATATCTGGTAAGTTTTTCTTCTGACCAAATTTGAATTTACTCTTGAACATTCCTACTTCATCTTCACCAGGATTTACTACATCATCTGTAGCAACATCAGCTTTTTCTATAATAGTAGGTTTCTCTACTATAGCTTCTGGGGTAAACAAAGATAATTGTTCTTGTTCATAACTTAAATTCTTTTTAGGTTTTTTTACTTCTACCTTTTTTACTTCAGGTTTAGCAGCTTTAGGTTGAGCTTTTTTCTGAGGAGTAATTTTTAAGTTTAAAGTATTTTCATAAACCTCTTTTATAGCTTGTTTACCTAAGTCATTAATTTCTCTTGTACCTATTCCTGCAAAATCCTTAGTTAAAATAGGAGTTTCAGTTTTTATAAAATCATTTGCTGTACTATCCCATGTATACCATCCAGTACTATATTTAGTAGAACTAGTTTGATTAAATACATAAGTAGGTTGATTATGATTTATAGCCATACCCACAGCATAACCTGTTCCTCCTGTTACAGAAGGTGTTAAGGCAACTCTTGTATCAGCTTTTAACTTAGGGAATAAAGGTTCTCCTTTATCTACTATTGTACCTATTGCAAATATAGCATCTGAATATTTTACTTGGCTCCAGTTTCTTATTAATCTGCTATCTTTCATAGTAGCATATTGATAACCAAAGTTTCTTTGAGCAGCTTTAGCAGATTCATATCTACCCTCTTCAAAATCTTCCTTACTAATTTCAGTATTACCTTTAGGAGTTTGGGCATCAGTCCAATAATGTTTGTTATTAACCATACCATACTGCTTACCTATATTGTCCCAGGCACTATCAGCTCCAACAGCTCCTCCAGAATGATTAGTATAATCACCAATGTTGAATTCTGTGTTTGCTTCTGTCTTAGGAGTAGCTAACTGACGCTTAAGTTCATCTATCTCATCCTGTCTGGTTAAAGCTTTGATATAATTCTGTTTACCGGAAAGTAATATATCTATGATAATATTTCTTACATCCTGAGTATCTACACCTGTATCCACAAAGTTATCTTCCCATATATCATGAGCAGCTTGTTCTACAGTAACTCCATCATTACTTAATAGTGCTGGACTAATATCCTGATTAGTACCTGTATTGGTACCAGTCTCTTTTTTAGCTGACTCCGGAGTAAGTTTAGGAAGATTATTTACTACAATCATCTCAGTGGTATCAGCAATAAGTTTCTTAGCTTCTACTAACTCGTCATATCTTGACTGAAGTTCCTGCTGTACTATAATAGCTGACTGTATTTCAATAGCTTCCTTAGACTCAGTTTCTAAACCTTTGGCTTTTCTTAGAGAGATAATCTTTTCATTGATAACATCAGCATGAGATTTATATCCTGCTTTAAAGTATCCAAGTTTTACCATCTCTGGTTGTTGTGCCAAATGCTCAATCTGTGCTAGTATCCAGTCTCTACGAGGAGATTGCTCTGTTAAATCATGTTTATTACCATTCTTATCTATGAATTTATCCTGTCCATCTAACCATTGCTCATAAGCATCAACTGCAGCGCTAATATTCTTCATTGATACTAAACCTTCTTTCTCTGAACCTGTGAAAGGATTACCAAAATGTTGTGTATCACTAAGACTTTTAAATCCATACTGAGTAGATCCTGTTTGTTTTTTACTTACACGCATGGTATATAAAGCAGTTCCTTCATTATGAAGTTTTCTTAATTCTTCCATATCTCCATAGATAATATTACTAACTACAGAGTCTTTATTCTCAGATAAAGTTTTGTTATTAATAATATCATGAAGTTTTTTAAGATTATCTTTAGAAAGATTTCTATACACTTTTACTCTTTCATCTAAGAATTGAGTTGATAATGCAGCAGTTAAATCAGAATATCTCTGTAACTGATTAAGGTCTAATGCTGCAGTACTTAAACTACTACTTGTAGGAGCTTTTGGTATTTTTTGATAGAAAGCGAGCTTACCTGTATTATAATCAGTAACAAAGTCTCTGTCTTTATCTATGATTGTAACATTAAGAAGATTCTTTCCTATAGGCTGGTCTATCTTAGCATCTACTCCTTGTAGTAAATAGAAATCTCCATTAATATTAATAGCTGCAGGAAATATAAAGCTACCAAGTTTATCATGATATTCAAATCCAAAAGCTTTGGCTACATCTATCATATTAAACTTACTAAGGTTACCGTAAGATTTATCAGGAATATTAAAGTTAAATACTAAATATTTAGAATTATTATCTAAAGAAAGCTTATCAGATATAATACTATAACTGCCATCAAGAGGTAATATATGATTAAATACTTCTGACACTACATCATACTGTGGATCTACAATACTTGAAAAATCCATCTTCATAATAAGATCATCTTTATCTGAAACATTAATTTTTCTTGTATCTGAAGTAGGTTTAAGAATTTTATTATTATCTACTTCTGCAGAAGATGTATACACTAAGTTTGCTAACATATCTCTCATGAAGTTGTATACTTCATCAGGAGTAGTTACATTTAGGTACTCCATTAAGTTCTGTTCTGTAATATCAGGTGTAGATGATTTTTTAAGCACATCCACAAATTCATCAACATACTTAGATAAGTCACGCTTAAAGTCAGGACTAATAAAAGTATAAAAAGAACCTTTTCTATATTTAAGACCTGTTCTTACAAGCTCATGTATAAACAATCTTTTAAAGAACAAAGGCTCTGTAACAAAAAGATTGTTAGCATCATCCTCCATGTCTTGTAATAAGCTACCAGTGATTTTATCACCACCAATAAGAGTTATTACTTTTTCCTTATACTCTACCTCAGTAGTAGTCATTGCTGAATTACTGGTTGTAAAAGATCTTAATCTATTAAGAAAGATGTTATCCGGATGTTTTTCCTGCATCTCTGTAAGTTCTTCCTCAAGATTGTTGTTAAACCAATAGTCAGCTCTAAACATCTCAGTCATCATAACACTTTCAGCATCTTTGATCTCTTTAATAGCAGGAGATAAACTACTGTATACAGGGTCATTCTGGATAAAAGTATTTTTATACTTGTTAAGTGCTACATAAGCTGTAACAGTCTTAGCAAATAGTTTTTTATTTTTAAATAAATATTCAAAAGTATCCTTGATAGGTTTAAACACTTCAGAGCGCTCAATAAACATCTTAGATTTCTCATCAGCATGCTCAAGTATTCTGTCTATAACAGGCCATACTTGGTTGTTCTCAAATATTCTATTAGCTACATCATCTGTAATAATAGAAGTACCTGATTTTAAAGCTCTTACATCTTTTCTCATCTTATCTAAGAAATCAAAATCTGGTCGCATGTTTTTAAACATATTTACAATGTTACCTGCAGACATGATTTTAGAACTTTGTTCAGACTGTTCTTTATAAAGCTGTAATAATATAAGCTTTTGTGCATTCTCAGAAAGAGAAACTTCTGTGTATTCATAACCACCTGTATCCTCATTTTTGATAGTTTCTCTTGAAGAAACAGTAATACCCAAATCCATAAGACTTAACTTATTATCTCTAAATCTTGTAGGGTCTAGTTTCTTTTTATCATACTTGATAATTAAATTATCTTTTATGATAGACATATTAAAGATGGAAGATTTCTTACTTACTAAACCTGCATCCTTAAGCTCATTCATAAAGTGATACTTGTCTGAAGGGTCTTTTGGATTTCTTGAAAGATTAAACATTTGTGAGTTTAACTCTGTAATAAGATAACTTCTTGTATTACTTACACCATCACTTACTGCATACATGCTTTGTTGCACAGACTCTATAGCATTTACTATCTCTGGAATAAAATTATAAGCTAAAGCAAATCTTGGGTCCATACCAAGACCTAACATGGTTAGTGTGATATTTGTGTTTATTTCATTTAAGTGTAGTGCTGCAGGAATAGGTTCTTTTACACCATCAGCAAACATCCCTAGGATATTACCAATGATAGCAATAGTTCTTGTATCATCTACATTGAAGCTTGCAAGTTTATCAAAGTTATTAGCAGTGTCCTGATTAACATCAGATCTGAATTTCCATACTACTTCATTAAGGTTACCTGTAAGCTCATCATCAAAATACTGACTCAAGAAAGCAAGAGTCTTATTGTTATTAGCTGTTACACCAATACCAAGCTTACTTAATACATTCTTAGTTCTTGCATTAATTACACCTGTTATGGTAAATGGATCATCATTAGACTCAAGCTTAATACCAAAATCATTAAGTATCTCCATAAACATCTGTGTAGAAGAGCGCTCATTTATGTATAAATTATTAAACACTTTGTTATTAGACAGTATATCAAGTTTAGCATCTAAGTGTATATTTTGAAACTTGTTTTTAACCAAAGAAGAAGCATTGCTAGACTTAAACTTAGTTTTAGTAGCAGGAAGTTTAAAGTCAGAAAGAGCTTTAAGTGTAGCTAAAATTTTAATATAAGTATTTACATACTTAATGTTATTAAGTTGCATATAGTAATCGGCTCTTGTAGCAAGTAGATGCTGAAGAGTTGTACTATACATTTCTCCTGAACTTTCATCTAGTTCTCTAATATCATCATTGATGCTATCAATATCTATATCTGTAAGATTATTATTTTTTATATAACTGAAAGCCTCTGCTAAATTATATTTAGAAGGATCAAAGTTTAACTCAGTAAGTATGTCTAAGACCTGGCTATTAGACTCAAGAGTTGTTCCTTGTTTTATATTCTGGATATAAGCTTTAATAATAGGTTTTACATCTTTGTCTTCTGATAAGTAATTAAGGTACTCAATGTATTCTCCAGTAGTATTATCACTATAGTTACTATAATCACCATATAATACTGTGGCCCCATTATAGTTTCTGTAAAAGCTATATTGTTGTGTATAAAGTGTATCAACATCTAAGTCAGACCCCGCTAAAATATGCACAACTTGTGGTACTATAATACCTGACATATTAGCTGAGTCAATATAATCAACTACTCTTAATGCAACCATAGATCTTTTATCCTCAGTTGGAATTCTCACCCCAAACATCTTAAGGATTTTATCTTCATATTTCTTAAGAAGATCTCTATTATCATATAAAGGTTTAGGAAGGATACACTCTATGTAGTATACAGTCTTATCTCCTTTTTTCTCTACAGATATACCTAATGGTCTTGAAGTAATCCCTTCATATTTTTCATCAAAAGGATTTTTTCTATAGTCTTCTGTAAAGACAGTTTTACCATCTTTATCCTGAAGTACATCATACCCATAAGCAGACATGTGTATATACTTAGCACCTGTACCTTTTTCATCTGTGAACTTACTATACTGAGAAAAGAAATAATACTCCAGCATGTCTCTTATCTCTGGTAGATTAGGACTATGTATAGGCTTACCGGTAGTAGCATCAGTCTCAAATAATTTAAGCTTATTAGTAGTAACTCCCTGTTCAGATAAATTCTTTCTAATAAGGTCAAACATGAAACCAACATTACTCTCTAAATCTTCATTGGTAAAGAATGTATTCATTAAAGCTTCATGAGCCAATGCTACATCTTTTAAGGTAGTATGATAATTATAAAGTAAATTATTCATCTCCTCAGTAATAGAAGCTCTTTCAGCCTCAGACATGTTTACACCATTCTTATCAAGAATAGTAGTGATGTCTTTTAAATTAGCTGGTAATAAAGCTTTACTTTGTACAGAGTACTTAATCATACTCTTAATTCCAGATGTTTCAACCTGCCAGAATTTGTACTTATTAGGTGCAAAGATAGCAGATCTTTCAAGCATGATATATCCAGACTCATCTTTGTAAGTCAAGTTAGTAGGAAGCAGTGTAGCAAGTTTAGATGCTGTTGTATCCATAAACTGATCAATGTTATGATACTCCATAGAATTTAATAAATCATGCAACTTCTCTCTATGAGGAAGAGGCATAAAATATTTATGAATCTCTGTAACTATAGCTTTTACTTTCTCTTCAGTTTCAGCCAACATTGAACTATCATTTCTTTTTAATAGTTCATTATTAGTCTTTCTGATGTTATATAACTCAGTATAAAGCTTATGTAAATGATTTCTCATTTCTTCACCAGTCCATCCTTGTAAAATTCTTTCAGTAGGAAGAATAGCTATACTCACATCATTTCTATCAATATAAACTTCTGAAAGCTTATGATATAAACTTCTTGATGCTGTTACTGTTTTCTTAGAGTTAAGTACTACTTTATTTTTTTGTAAGTATTTAAGTTCTTTAGCAGTAAGAGTAGTGTAGTGTTTCTTAATAATTAAGTCCATCACTTTATCATTAAGTCTTCCTATACTGTCATACATGTCTGCATGATGCATAAGTAAAGACACAGACTGTCCATCAAATAAATCATGTATGCTTTCTACTTGTATATTATTTACAGTTACTTTCTTACCATAATCTCTTATAAGTATTTCTCTAATCTCAGGATTAGCTATTAATCTTGTATCACTTTTAACTTCATCAAGTGTGAAGTAAGGGCCAAATCCTAAATATTCAGGATGTATATAAGCTTTAATAGTATTACCATAAGATACTTTATGGACACCTTTCTTAAAATTACTGTTGGCTGCAGCATTTCTCTTCTGACGCTTATTATAGTCTGTAGCATTTTTAACACCCAAGGCTATATCACCATCAAATATTTCATTGAAGAATAAGCTGTTAACCCAAAAGTTAAAGAAGTAATCAGAAACTACATTTCCAATATTGTATTTATTCTTATCACCATACAATGCTACTAAAGAAGTAGAACTATTATCTTTCTTTACTACTCTTGGTAATATAGTAGATACAAATTCTCCTGCTCTGTCAGGATGAGGTTTTATAATATCTCTTCTTACTAAGTCTTCTAAGTATTGATTAAGCTCAGACTGTGCAAAGTTTTGTAATCCTTCTTTAAGTTCTTGTAAAGTATCATCACCAATAGTGTTAAAAGGCTTATTGGCTTTAGCATTATCTATAATTCTTTGTTTTAAATCATCATTACCATTATTCCAAAACTCAGGAAAATAACTAAAGTTAAAAGCTCTGAGAGAAGAATCTGTAACATTGGCTTTGTCACCATCAAGTATAGCATTATACTTATTTAAAAGCTTATAGTTACCTAGTCTTTTATCAGCATCAAACTCTTTTTTAAGAATTTTTACTCTTGTATATTCTGCTCTGATTCTTTCATACTCTTGCTCAATTTTAGCTGTAAATCTGGCTACTGGTGCCAAGAAACCATCTTTGGTTGTAACTAAACCATCTTTATCTGCATACTGCTCATAATAAGCCGGCATAAGATAATTAGTATTAGTAGACTCAATAGTAGTAAACATTCTTGTAAAAGTCTCTATACTAGTATCTTTACTACTTATCTTACCTGTATGTGTAGTTCTTTTTAAGAAACTTAATAAGCCCAGGATATGTTGTGAGGTATCATCAAGATTTTTAAATACATTACTGTCTCTCTTTTCATCATCTACAGTTTGCTCTACTCCTCCATACAAAGAGATATTAAAATTACTAAAGTATAACTTCATCTGTCTTGCTAACTCAGAATTTTTATTAGCAAATATGTCTTTAAAGTAAGGATTAACTGAATAGTACTCAAAACTGTTATTAAAGAAAGGATCATTTCTTAATGAAGATTCCAATCCACCCTGTCTTACTTCTTCCGCTATATGAAGTACAGGAGTGTAAGGTAAGTATCTATATACAGGTTTACCCTCAGCATTTCTAAAAACACTAGGTAATTCTGTTGGATCATAAGTTGTAATATAACTAGATGCATTTCTTATAATAATACCAAGTCTACTATAAAGCCCTTCGGAGTCATCCATCTTTTCAGATAATGCAGTTCCTGATATTCTACCGGCACCTAATTCATCTATAAGAGAGATAATATCCTTAAAGAAATCTTTCTGAAGATATTTACCTTCATTTATAAATCTTTCATTGACCATATAATGCTGTTGTACATCTCCTCCTCTTTTAAGTTTTGGAGTGTTATTATTTTCAGCTATGTCTATACCAATAATAGATAATCTTATCAAAGACTTAGGAAACTTTAATCCTATAAGCTGAAAGTTATCTGAAAGCTCTTTAGCCATCTTATCAACTTCAGCATCATTATTTACTACAGGACTTAATATCTGCAGATTAGTATCTACACTATATTTTTTTGCAAATTTTCTTATAGCTGTTAAAGCTGTAATATATTCAGATGTATTCTTCTTATTGTTATAAGTAGAAATCATATCCCGGATAAGTAAACTCTTCTTTCTATTTACATCCTCAGAAAGAATCTTATCACGAATATCAAATCTAGTCATAGAACTTGATTTTTTTGTATTCACTGGAGCACCCCCTGCATCATAATTGTCATCATCTGTAGTAGGATCATATATTTTAAAGTTAGCAGAATACATAATATAATCCACAGAAGCTTTTACTACTGTATCTATAAACATGTTATAGAACTGATTATTCTTTATACTGATAAAACCATTATCTTCTATAATACCACACTTCTCTTTAATATAATTATATATCTGAAGCAAGTCTTCAGCTTCTGCTATATGTACATTGTCTTCTCTAAGCTGGTCACTATAGATTTTTATATTGTCAACAACATTATCTACGTCAACCCCAGATGATATTTTAAGTAATACTCCAAACATACCATAACCATCAACATGCTTAGGTATAGTAATACCATATTTAGCATCTTCATATTGGTATCTAATAATAGAAAAAGCTTGTCTTAACTCTTTAGGTAAAGACTCTAATCCTCCTTTTTCAGCCAAAGACTTGTCATCATAAGGATTTTTTACATTTTCATCCTGCTCATCTTGATTATCATTTTGAGGATTATGATAAGTAGAGTCAAGAAATTCTTTAAGGCGCTCTAAGTCTTTTGATTCATCATCAGAAAAATCCTCATAGTCATCTATAAAGTTTTTCATATGTCCATACTTTCTTTCTACTTCATCTCTCAATAAAGCATAAGAAGCCTGGCCCTGAAAATTATCTACAGTTTCAGAGTTTGTACTGAACTTATAAGTATTTTTATAGGTCTTATTATCATTCTTTGGATCATTGGTATCATTGATGTCATACACAGCTAAACCATGCATTCTACCACCTAATACAAATCTAAAGTTTGTCCACTTTTCATAAAACTCTTTCTTAAAAGCAGCAGCTTTATCCGGGTCAGTAATCTGATTATAATAAGCATCAAAGTCCCATACACTCAAAGCATTAAGAGTAGCCTGTGCAAATCTTTCATCAAAAGACTTGTCAGACTTATCATTAAGTAATTCAAATACAACAGAGTCTATAAGCTCATTTTTCTGCTTACTGGTAAGTTCTGTCTTTACAGTCTTAGTTTTACCTGTCTTAGGATCTGTAGTTACCTTAAGTAATCCTCTGATAGATAAGAAAGCTATCTCATTATTAAATACTTCAGACTCTTTTACTTGGCTTGTGAAATCACCTTTTCTTATTTTACCATATTGTTCATCAATAAACTTAGAGTGTTTGTTAAAGAAGGCTATAAGGTTTTTAAGGAACTCAAAGAATTTCTGTATAAGAGTCTTAGGCTCTTGTTTCTTATTCATGTATGCTTGAAAACCATCAGCAAGTATTTCCTCAGCTATTAAATCTGTAATTCTGTTATCATCCTCAACTAGGTTTCTATCTTGAGCAAATTCTTTCTTAGCACTCTCAGTAAAAGAACTTGAATATTTTTTATTAGAAATAATATTATCAAGTAGGTTTCTACGCATAGGTTCTTCCATAAGGTATCTGAATACAGCATGGAAAGATTCATGATACAGAACTCCTTTGGTTCTTAGATTTTTATTAAGGTAAATTACTTTATCCTTAACAGCTCCTAATACAGATCCTTCAAGTTTAGTAAGTCTTATCAAATCTTTAAGATTATCTAAATCTTCAATAGGAAAAGTATCAGCATAAGTAGAAGTAAACCAGTTATGTTCAGCATAAATATCTTCCTGCGAAGCCATAGCAGCATTTGAACTGGCATCCAATGTAGCAAAAGGTACATCATCCATGTCCTCAAGATTTTCAGGATCTTCTGGTTCAAAGGCTTTATTAGGAATAGGAAGAGTAGCTAGTGGTCCAGCTACAGGAATAGTAATATCTTCTTCTGTAAGTACTGTAACAGGAGTAGGAGTATTATTATTTATAGGGGCTGCCTCATTTATAGTAGCAGCCATGGTGCTTGATGGTCTTACATTATCTGTAGTGCTTATTTGTAATCTTTTGTTATTAGAGTTTACTACACCATAATTGTTAAAAGTAACATTCAAGTCTCCTTTTTCTATTTTATTAGATACATTGATAACTTGTTTCTCACCAAATTTAACCCTAGGCATCAATAGCTTATTGTCGTATTTATTGAAAAGTAAATTTTCAAGTCCACCAAAATCATCCTCTACTTTTTTAAGAAAATCTTCATAAGCTTCTGGGTTATTCTCTACAGTATCTATTACATTCTCATAGATGTTATTATTAAAAGTATCCTGTGCTTTTCTGATATTTTCAAGTACTCTCTCTATAACAGGAGAACTTGTAGACATATTATTCTCATAAAGTGAATTAATAAATACTGGCACCTGGTCATAGTTTAGACCTTCAGTAGTATATAAAGGAATTTCTCTAAGAAATAAATACTTGTTTTGTAACTCAGTATATTCTGCAGATGTAGGCACAATAGTCTTAAGTATATCCTGCATAACAGTCTTACCTAAAGTAAAGTTATACTGTTGTTTTTCATCCAGGATAAAATCATAGTCAGGTTTAAACTTAACAGGTCTAAATTCAAGTTGTAATTCTCCAACAGGACTTACTGCAAAGTTTATATTAAGTGTATATGCACCAGCATTACTCTTTCTTGATTTAAAGCTATATTGCTCAAAGAACTTATCAAAGTTTCTGGTTAGATTTTTAGTATCATTGATGTATCCGGCCATATCAGCAACAAACTTAGTAAAGAGTACTTCATTACTTAAGTGTTCCATATACTTACCTATTCTAAAAGAAAGCTTTCCGGTCTTATCTTTTATAACATATACACAGTTTACATAAGAAGAATTGATATCCTTAATTAGCTCATTAACTACATTTTCAGTAATACCTATTTCCTTAAGATATTCATCATAAGAATAAGGTTCTCCATTGTGTAATACATATTCTTCTCTTTTAAGAAAGTCTACAGCATTGAAACCTAAGGCACCTGTAAAATCCTTTGTAAAGATAAAAGGTAATTGTTTGGTAACCTGAGTAAGTACTTTACCATCATCATCAACAGTAACTACTTCTACATCCTGAAATATATTTGATCCTGATTCTTTAGCTTCTCTTAATGTTTCAAGACTCTTGATTTTAAAGTCTTTATCTATAGTATAAGTATCATAAAATGACTGACTTACATCAACAGCTACATCACTAGTTACCTCAAGAAGAGGTAATACTTTGTTCTTAAATTCTTTAAATTTATTAGCCAATACTTTAAAAGTCTGTAAATCATACTCACTAAGGTTAACAGAGTTACCTCCTTTTTTAAGGATGGCCAACTCCTGTACTTTTTGTAAGTGGGAATTATTTGTAAAGTCAAGCTTAGTAGTAGTATTATCTGAATCAAGTAATACATAATTATCTAAAGTATAGATATAAAAATTCTTCTTTAAACCTGAGGCAAGTTCTACTTCTCCAACAAGTGTAAAGTTATTTTCTGATTTCTTTTCTCTTGCCACTACCATTACTTCTCCATTAGGATCTGATGCAAGATATTCAGACTGGGAAAGAGATTCAAAAGTTTCATGTTTTTTATTCTCTAAGCCAGGAATATTATTAATAGTATTTATTCTATCATCTGTAAAGTCATTAAGTTTTACAGCAAATATTTTTACTTCTTTTACCGGGTCAGAAACTCCATCAAAGTAAGAAACTACATCATTATAGTTTTCAGTAGTACTATAAGGTCTTATTGTTAAACCTGATACAAAGTCATTGTCATAGAAGACGTGTGATATTTTATCATCAGATGCTTCAGACTCTCTTTGGTAACTAGCTACTTTTATAGACTTTCTATAATTATCTATATCAGACTCCGAGATAGGCATCCCAGTCAAGACATTGTAATAAAAACCTGAAGCATCTTTTACAGCTTCTACTACTTCCTTTGTCTTTAGGGTTACTAAAAAAGTGTTTAACTTTTCATCTGTAGTAAGTTGGTCAGATAATGGAATAAAAGCTGTCTTTCTATTAAAGTCTGCAATAAACTCATCAGCTCTTCTTATAATCCATGTCTTAAGTGGAGAAGCATCAGCAAGTTTTGTGATAACAGCTTTAACCTGAGATATAGCATTAGCTTTCTCAGCCTCTGTATTGAATTTATAATTTGTAAAGAATATCTGAAAAGGTTTAAAGATTTGTGCATCATAATCATCAAAAGATTTTATAGATAAATCTTCATCCATTACATCCACAAAATCATTAATAAGCTGTTGTAGACCTGTGACTACATTTTTCTTTGACTTAACTAACTGATTTACAGCACTAAGATGCTGTGCAGTGTCTGTAAGTAGTGTACCCATCTCTGCTACAGATGATGCTTTACCTAATTCAAAAGAGTTATTCTTCTGATTAAGTTGAATAAACATATGAGAGATGGTGTGTAATGATACAGACTTACTCTCATCATCTATTGGTGCATTTAATATAAACTCAGCAACCCTGTCAAAGTTTTTATATTTAACAGGGTCAAGTTTTAGTAAAGCTTTTATGATTTCTTTGTCTTTTTCAACAGAAGGTGAACAACTCATAAAGTGTATGTTTTAACAGTTAAGTTTTCTATCTTTGAGCATATCGTATATAGTTTGCTCAGTAACTATCTCGTTTACAAAGTTAGTGTTTTTTGATGACTTTTCAGAATTTTTAATATAAGCTTGAAGTTCAGAATCATATTTAGCATTGACTAATGTTTCCAGTTTATCTACATCTTTTCCTTTTACATATTTAGTACTACCATCATTTCCTTCATATGCATATTTACCTGCCTCAGGAATAAAAGTTAAACCTTCACCAATTGTTGTTAATTCTTGATCTCGTCTTCTTTCTATATCCTCAACAACAGAGTTAGTTGTAAGACTATCCACATCAGCTAACATAGTATCTAAAGAACTAAGTATATCATCTATAATATCATCTGGTATCTCGAGATTAAGTAACTCTTCTTTATCATAATCATTGGTAGGAGTAACTACTACTTCACCAATACTAAAATCTTCTATCTCCTCACCATTAAGATCTTCAATAACTGCTTTAGTTATTACTTCATTAATAAGCTTGGTGTTTTTAGCATTATCAAAATAAACCTCAAAGCTTACTTTATCCTGGTCAGCATAAGTCTGAAGCTTAGACATGATTTCTACTATAGTATCTGTCATGCTATCCATAGGACCAACTCCCATAGCCTGGATTCTATCAGTAACTCTTTTAGTATTTTTATAAGCTATGTAATCTGCTTCATCAAGTTCACCCTCAGCATATAAACTTTCTATCTCAGCATCTGTAAGAGGAGTATCACTTTCTTCTTCTTCATAATCAGCTAAATCCTCAGGCTCATTTTTCTTTCTAGGATTAGGTCTACCTGTCTTAGTTTCTAAAGGAGCTGCCGGAGTATTTTGTTTTTTCTTACCAAAGGATAAACCTCCTGCAAAACTAGGCCCATCAGGAGCATCTTCATCAGCTGGATTAACTACATCTGATTCTACTCCAGCCTCATTAACAACCTTTTTGGATACTGGAGCTGGTGTTTGTTCTTCTGTTAACTCTGCCTCAGGTTCTACTTGTTGAGCATTCTTTTCAGCAGTTTCAGTAGTCTGAAGATCTGATATATAAGTGTCAATCTCATCTTTAAATTTTTCGTAAAGTTCTTTCTCTCTTTCAGTAAGTACAGCTTTATCTCCTCTTGAATTAAATAATTTATCTCCAATATGATATGTAGCTACTATACCTAAGTCATTGGTAGCTATAATTTTATTATAATCTTCATCAGTAATATCCTTACTTATCTGCTCAGATAAATGAGTTTTAATAAAAGACTGAAACTTATCTTTTATAATCTTAGATACTTCATCAATATACTCAGCAGCCTCATCTCTCTTATTCATACCAAACTCCTTACTTGATATAAGGGCCACTAATCTAAGATAAGATGTATTATTCATAATATCATCCTGGGTATCTTTTACAAGATTGAGGTAATCATTAAACTCTAAAGCACTATTAATATTCTTTATAGTTTTAGAAATTTCATAAGCTTCCTGTTGAAAAGTATTCATTAAGGTATCTACATAATGAATAAGATTAAATTTATACTTACCATCACTCATTTGTTTGGTAATTTCTCTAAATCTATCTTTATTGGTTAATACTTCAACAGCATCAATATAATCTTTAGTATCACTATCTAATTGCATATAGTCTACAAGCTTTGTAAAAGCATCTTGTAACTCAGTATCTTTAATGTCTCCTGTAGTTATCCCAGCTTCTTCATTCTTAGCTATAAGAAGTTTTTTAAATACAGCCATCACATCTTTATGATTCTGGTTGTATGCAAAATTAATCTTATCCTGTTTCTCACCATATTTTCTTTTTGTAAATTTACCTGTAGCCTTGTCTCTTGCTACACGTTTACCTACAAAAATAGGAGTAGTATCAGTAGATGCATCTGTCTCTTCTCTTTCAGCCATAGCTTTTCTAGTATCCCAGAAAGAGGCCCATTTGTCTAATTCATCAAGTTGATTAGTCTTACTTTTTATTTCAGCACGTAATGCTTTTAAAGCAGCTCTGTCCAATCCTCCTAATTTTATAGATTGTTCAGCTACTTTAATATCTCCTTTAAGTCTACCAACTTCTGATATAACCATAACAGGATTAGTCATAACTCTTAAAACTAAATCTGAAGAGTTTGATAATAAAGGACTTGCAGAAAGTTCATTAGCAAGACTAGTTGCTCTATCAACAGCCATACTAGCTTTAATAGAATTTATAGCTGCTATATGTAAAGCTTCTTCCTGAGCATTTCTGATATAGTTGGCCATGAAGTATTCCGGAGTCTCAGGTGTAAAGTTTCTTGGATCTTCAAGTTTTGTCTTAAATCCTCTAGTAAATTCTTCAAGAGTCTTAGTATATTTTTTTACATCTCCTGCCATCTTTGCAGCAAACTGTTGTGGAGAAGCATATTCAGTATCTTCTATATCTATCCCAAACTCTTTCTTAAATTGTTCAGGAGTCATGTCACCTATACTATTCTTAATACTCTCAACAAAAGCATCAGTTGTCCCGATTCTACTTGCAGCAGAAATAGCTGACAATAGCGCATTGTCTTTACCATTATGAAAAGAGTATTCAGCCCCCACACTCGCAGAAGCTGTTTGTTCAAGCGCTGACTGTGCCTGCGCATTGAAGTTGAAAAGACGTGTCTCAAAAGAACCATTTTTTCCTTTTTTTATAAAATTATTAAGTAATTCAATATCTTCATCTAATCTTTTTTCAAAAGCTGTATAAGGATCTATAGCACCTTCTTCACTATACTGTGCTTTTAGAAATTGCTTATTAGCTTTTTCCAAACCAAAGTTAAGCATTTTACTTGGAACTCTAATAAGAGTACCTGTAAGAGCACCCATAAGAAAAGTCTTTAATCCCTGTTTAGTAAATTGAGAAGATAATCCAGCACTCATAGTTTCTGATAGAGTAGCTTTGGTACCATTAAATTTACCAGAATAGTAATCACGCCATCCAGCTGCTGATACTTCTTGCATGTTTTCTTGTAACCCTTCTGTAAGTTCAAATCTTGCTATGTTCTTAAAAGCTGATCTACCTAATTGATACATAGCTTCTTTCTTACCAAACTCTGCAGATACTTTACCTAAAGTATTTAATGTACCTAGTACAGCACCTTTTTTAAATACAGCCTGTAATCCTTTCTTAGAACTTACAGTAAGTATTCTTTCAGAACTTTCTCCTATTAAATCTTGTACAACTTTATTAGCTGGTATATATTTACTGAATAAGTTACCAAACTGTAAGTGATTGGTAACAAGTAATATACCCATATTGGTATCATAGTTAGATCCGCTTGCTGCAGTAGCAAGATTTTTCATTCTATTAAACTCATCAAAGCTTGGAGCCTTACCTTGGTTATCTAATAAATATTGTTTACCCATTTTATCAAGAGTATCTCCATAGGTAGAGATAGCTTCAAAATAAGATTCAGATGCTGACATATTAAGTTCTTGTGCAAGTCTCCTTGTACCTTGTAACCCTATCCCAAAAAGTTGTCCCATGGTAGCTCCGGCTTCAGCTGCAGCTCCTATTCTTTCACCAAATCTAGTAGCTGTACCAAGTAAAGGAGTTCCTTTAGCAATATTACCTGCTAACTCTCCAACACTTTTTGACTTACCTATATTAAAGATGTTATTGCTAAGCATGTTAGCATAATCTTTTATAAGTGTTTTTCTAGCACCTTGTGATTTAGCCATAGCAGATATAACCTCAGCCTGTTCCATTTGTTTTATTACACTGGCATCAGATGCTATATTTAAAGCTCTAGGAATATCAGCAGCTTCTTCAACGCCTGCTCTATATCCTTTAAATACATCTTCAAATACATTAGAAAAAGCACTTTTACCTGCTGCCTCTGTTGCTGTTTTAGCAGCTTCTCTTGCAGCAAGTTTTGCACTAGCTCTTGCACCAGTAGCAAAAAAAGTCTCAAATCCAGCACCTGAAGTTGCGGTGGTAATCGCCGCATCTGCTAAGAATTCTAAACCTAAAGCAAAAGTAGTACCTAAAGCAAATCCTGCATTACCTATAAATTCAGATACAAATTTCTTATTAAAAATATCATCTTCTTCTCCAGGTTTAGCAAAGACATAATTTTCATTCATGTTCTTTTGCTGTGCATAGTATTCATTAACAAGATTTTCCTCATCAGGTTTCATCTCATCCCAATCCATACTAAATAAAGCATTTACCATCTTAGGATAATCAGCAAACCATCCTGTAAAAGTATTACCAAAATTAAAAGCAAAAGAATCAAATCCTTTAGCTAAAGCACTACCAACAGTTTCATTATTAGCATATCTCTCTAAATTCTGTGCTTCATCTTCAGCATCAAATAATCTTGGATTAAATCCTTCTTGTGCGTGATACTTGTCTACTACTTCAGGAGCATGATATTTTATCTTAGCGCCTTTAGCACCAAAAAACTCATCTTCAAAACTAACTGGTGTTGGAGCATAACTTTCCTGAAAAGCTGTTTGTAATCCTGAATTAATAGTATCACTAAAACTTTGTTTAGGAGGATCTATCTTTTCAGGTTGAGTTGTATCTACAGAAATATCAGATGATATATCACCCAATAAATTAGTTGTATCTAAAGTTTGTTCAGTATCTAAGGTGTTATCAGCCATAGGAAAGTAAGGGGTTAATCAAAGTCAACTGTATTTTTTGAGTTCTGAAAACTCTTATCATGCAGAGTATTGGCATTATCATAAGTCTGCTTAATGGCATTAAGTGCTTTCTCTGTATTATGTATAAGCTCTTCTGACCCTGGAGAACCTGGTTCAAAATGTTCAAATGGTTCTTTCTTACCACTTTCAGGGTTTTCAAAGGTACCAAAAATATGAATACCATACTGTCCTGAATTATTAACTCCACCAAGAACTGTATAATCTAAACCGGCTTCTTTATAATGCTTAGGAGCTGTATAAGAAGTATTAGGATTATAAGCAAACTCTGAGAGAGTACTTAAGTTACCAGCAGATACAGTATTATCCTGTAAGTATTTATATACTCTTGCTAAAGGTCCATTATTATTCTTTACATGAGAATAAGGTATATGAAATTCATAAGAACTTTTTAAACCTGCTATCTTAGTTGATACTACATCTTTAGGATTAGCTTTTAAAGTCATAATAACTTCTTCCTTACCTGGATCATAAGATATATCAGCATTAGTACCATACAACTTTTTAATAGTCTCTACATTAAGATTCTTGATAAGCATGTTCTTTTCATCATCAGGAAGGTTAGTAGCATAAGACATAAACTGATTATATTCAGCTGGTTGTACATTTTGTGCTATGATAGTAGAACCTGTAGGTCTAGTCTTAGAATTATATTTATTATCTAATAACTTACCTAATTGATTTTTACTTGCGTCAGAAAGACCTGATGTATCAAATATAGGATTACCTTTTCTTGTAAAGCCTATTACTTTTGCACCAGCATACATATCTTTTATATTACCTCCTGCATCAACCATTTCATTGGCCATGTTATTGTAATTTCTTTCTATAATGTCATTAGTATCATTATAGCTTTTAAAGTCTCTGCTTAATTCATCATATCTTTTAAGCTTAAGTTTATCATATTGCTTAGATTCTTTTAAGCTTTTAATTTGTTTCTGACTTTTTTCATATACATCTATAGACATTTGTCTAAGAGTATAAGCAGCATTAGCCTGATTACTAGGATCATATACTCTTACACCTGTTCTTTTACCAAAATCTTTTAAAGAGTTTAGCTCTTGCATTGTAAGTTTCACAGCCTGACCATTAGCTATATTTCTCATCTTATTAATAATAGGTCCTATAGTCTGCATATCTGATTTATCAGAGTTATATAGAAGTGTTATTAAACCATCAGAAGAAGAAAAAGCTTTGTTAAGAATTTGCTCTTGTGTTTCCTGTAAACTACCTTGTAATACTTTTACTGCAGGTACATCAGTTCCTGACTCAAATACTCCAGCATAAACCTCAGAAGGTAATTTACCATCACCAAATTTAAGCTTAAGCATGGCTAATCTTTGATTAGCTGCCTGGTTTGCTTTAGTAACCTCTAATGCATCATATTTGTATTTAAGATCTGAATACTTAAATTTAAGATCATCTCTGTGTCTTGCATTTTCATTAGCTTCATGGAATTTACCCATCCATGTAGTATCAGGAGTAATCTCTTGCTTAGCTGTTACATCAGCTGTAGAAGTAGCCCATCCTAATGCTGTTCTTTGTTTAGCATTATTAGTAGCTATATTATATAAATTACTTGCTACAAACTCTACTCCATTCTCTTGTAAATTTAAAAGCTCTGTTTTAGATGCAGCTAAATTCTCTACATAGTTTTGTCTGGATTTTAAGATGCTATCATATTTTGCTTTAGTAGCGAGGTCTATTTTTTTACCGGAATACTTATCTCTATACTTAGATATAGCGATATCATATTCTTTGATTTTTTCATCTGAATAAGTTCCGTTGGTTATAGCATCCTCTGTAAGTTGTTGTACTACTTTAGGAGCAAATGTTCTGATAGCATCTTCCCTAGATAAGCCATCACCTGCCATAGTGTTTCTAATCATAGTTTCTGCTTCAACATAACCTTGTTGAGCAAACTGGTCATCATACTTATTACCCATAATTTGCATGGCCCATTTTGTAAAAGGAGCATATGCTAATTTACCATTAGAGCTTTTATAGATATAACCATCTCCTGATATTTTTTGAACTTCTATATTTAATCCTTGGTCTTTATAAGACTTATTAAGTTCCGCTACTACATCTTGATAAGGAATAAACTTCTGAGGAGTAACTTTAAAAATAGAGTCATCTCCTCTTTTTGCAGATCTTAAATCTGCTGTAGCAAATTCTATAGCCTTTCTACTAATAGGATTATACTGACTACTAATTTTAGGATCAAGACTTGATCTTGTCATATCTAATTTACGCATCTCACCTTGGTGTCTTGCTGTAATAGACATGTCATACACAAGTTCTTTATCCTTTACAATAGGATTAATAGCTTCCTGTGCATATTTAATATTAGCAGAATTAGATAAATCAAGACTCGATGCATCTTTTAAAGAGGTTTGAATCTTTTTAAATACCTGTTGTCTATACTGCTCATTGTCTTCAGAAGTAAGGGGATTGTTTAAAGCAGAGTTGTACAAGTTCTTAACAAAGTTAAAACCTGTATCATACTGAGATTGCTTTGCATTGTATACCTGAGTAAGAAAACTATAATCAGGTTTATAAAGTTGCATAGGTCCAAACTGATCTGTTTCACCTCTGTTAAATGTACTCATTGGTTATAGTTTTATTATTCTTCATCAAAATCATAAGGAGAAACAGCTCCATAGCTACTTGCTCCCAGACCGCTAAGATATGGATTTTTATTTTGTTTAGCTTTATATATAGATTTAACTCTCAAAAGTTTAACAGCATTATCAGGACTCATCCCTTGTTCTTCTGTTAATCTTTTATATTCAGAATCTATATCAAAGTTATCACTACTATTATAAGGTGGATGATAAGTATCAACTCCAAACATATCTCTACTTTTACCTGACCATTTTACATCACCTGTAATAGGGTCTATATATACTTGAGGTGTAAGCACTTGTTCTTGTTGTTTCTTACGCATAAGATTAGTTACTCCATTATTATAAGCACCTATCTGTCTCCATTTAATTTGGTTTCTAGCATTATCATATTGCTGATTACTAGTAGCCATTTCAGAAACATATTTTTGTTTGGCTCCTTCATTTAGTTGCTCTTCCTGGTTCTTGATATTAGCAGAATTAGCACTGGCATTATTTACTGTATTAACATTTCTATTATCTACCTCAGAAATTACATTTGCAGCATTCTCAAATCCTTTACCTGATATACCAAGCATAGTTGCTAAAGCATTCTGACCTGATTGTGTATTAGTAACAAATTCTCCCATAGTATTCATTTGCTCCTGATTAGCAGCAAGTTTTCTTGAAGGATCTTCTAGTACATATCCAGGTATAGCAAAATCAAAGTTAGCCATAGCAGGATCATACTTATGTATATTATCTGTTAAGGCACCATAAAAATTAGTTCTGTCTTGTAACCACCAACCTCCTTTATTATTTACCTGTTCTTGTGCAGGTCTTGTAGGAGCTTCAATATCTGGAGCTACAGCATCTGGTTTCTCAGGAGCTTTTCCTCTGTCTAAGTTTTCTTTTAATCTAAAACCTTGACCTGTGGTTGTATTTCCCCATATGTTATCTACTGGTGAGATGGCTCGTGTGACACCATTTACTGTTCTGGTTTGGTCAACTACTCCCACAGGCTTTATATCAAAGTTGCTGAACAAGCCACTGAACTCTGGACTATCAACTATGTCCTGTCCTGCTTGGTACAAACCTTGATACTTCTTAATATCTTCTGGTGATAACTCACCAATACCTAATTTCTTTGCTACAGATTTATATACCGTATTAGCACCTGATTTGAATTTACCTGTTCTATCCCAGTTATCAGATTTAAGAAAATCACTACCTGAGTAAGCATTTTGTATCTTAGCCACATCCTCTTGTCCTCTAAGAAAAAGAGCTGTAGATTGTTCAGGTGTCATAGTGTTTGCTAAATCAGGATAAAGCTGTGAAAATCTTTCATGTAACTTAGTTCTTAATTTATCATTCTTAGGATCAGAGTATATTCTTCTTACCTCAGCAGCACTCTCTGTCCAGTTACCTTTCTTATAAGCTGCACTAGCTTGAAACTTAGTAGGGTCCGGAGCATCATATGCTGATACTTTACCATTCTGAACTACTTCAATCTCTCCAGTGTCATAAGTAATCTTTGTAGCAGTACCATTACTAAGACTTATCTTTTCACTTTTTACTACTTTAGGTTCACGTTTTTCTATACCACCAAATTGGGCCATAGGTAATTCCCCACCCTCTTGTCTTTTAAACATGGTAATACTATCCTGTTTAGTAAAAGGAACATTACTTTGTACTTCTTCAGTAGCAGGTATTACTTTTAAATTAGGATTAAATGGTGCAGTAGGTGTCTGTAGTACTTCTGATGTAGTTTTTTTAACAGGAGCAATACTTGCAGCATTTGTAGCAGCTGTAGCTGATTTAGCAGTTGTATACTTAGCTAACTGATTTTTAATACTATTATCATACTTACTTCTCCAGAAAGTATTTGGATTAACTTTTACCAAACTTTTATCAAATTTATAAGCATCTCCGATATCTTCTCCTTCAATAAATTTATTTTTAAGTTTACCATCAGCCCCCATATAAGATACATGAACAACACCTTGGGTATTATCAAAGGTATCTCTTACAGCTTTACCACTGCCTTTATAAGCATTGCTACTTCCTGCTTGTGGATCTAATACTTGATAGTCAACTCCATTATAATTAAAATAATCTCCTGAGTATAAATCAAGTTTAACTGAATTACCATCAGAATCTTTAATAGTATTTTTATATACTAAAGGTTTTACAGAATATATATCACTTGACTTATTAAATCCTGCAGGTTTCATAGAACCTTTCTTTCTTAATGTATCAAACTCTTGCTTGTTTAATCTAGTACCATCTGAAAGTTTTATATATGCAGCATCTGCACCATTATCTATAGCAAATTTACTATCTACTTTAGATACTGTTACAGGAACTAATCCTTTATAAAAAGTAAAACCTACTTCTGGATTACCTCCCTCAGTTATGTTACTATGAGAAGCAGAAGTCTGAGCTTTTCTTTTATCAGGTTCATCAATACCATTAAGTTCTCTTGGTGCATTAAAGCCTCCTCCTTGAAGTTTTCTTAAACTACCACCAAACTGCATTTTCTGATCACCAGAGAAACCGGCAACAGCAGATTCAGCTATAGCAGGAATACCATCAGGGAAACCTTTAATAGACTCTTGTACTAAAGCAAGCATACCTAACTTTTCCATGTTCTTAGCTAGCATAACTTCAGCTGTATTTTTTTCATAAGTATCTCTATCCTTATCTTTAAGGACAGCAATATAATTATTTATATCATACTTCTTTGCTATTTCTGCAGGAGTGTATCCTTTCTTTCTTTCTGACATATTAAACATCTTAAGAACCTCAGGATCTTTAATAGTCATCTTCTTTGTATCAGAAAATATAAAAGCGCCAGGAGGAATATTTAAAGGTACTCCACCCTCACTATGTCTTTTACCAAGAATTCTTTGGTGCTCTACAAAGCCATCATTATTGATATCTCCTACAACAGTTTCTCCACCTTCAGCTTCCACATTTGCTTCTTCTTTAGGTACAGCACTCATCGTATCTTTAACATCATCCACAAATTCATTCTGTGAAGAAGGTTTAAGATAAAAGCTATTTCTATCAACAAGACTATAGTTAAGTTGATCTCCTGTTTTAGCACTATCAGGAAGGGATTTTATTTTGATATTATACATAAACTTTTAAAGTTTAAAGATTTTAAAATTAAACCTCTTACATTTAGAATATACAAATATAAGTTGTTTTTTCCTATTACGATTTATAAAAATTCTATATCAGCTCCTCTTTCCATCAAATCTAATAACTCCTCTTCAGATATATTATATTCTCCACCAGACTTATACATCTTCTTTTTTTTCTGACCACCACACTTAGCATAAAAACTGGTACCAAAGTCTTGTGTAGGAACATGCATATTAGGTCTGAAGTTATCAGTACCGGCAGCAGTATTTGTAGTATACTCACCAAAAGCATTAGGAGAATTATAAGCATTCATAGAATTTGTATTACCTAAAGCTGCCATTCTTCTCTTATATTCCATTAATCTTCTTCTATCTTCAAAGTGTTCTAATCCTGTATTTACAGCACCTAATCCTATCATAGCATTAGTAGCTATCTCTGGGCCAGATGTATTTATAGTATTAGGATTATTCTTATTACCACCAGGAGCTGACATATTAGGCTGTTGCATAAGAGGTTGCATATCAGGTCCTCTGGAATCCATGTAGTTAGCAGTCTGACCAAATCTAGGATCTTCAAAATAACTATGAGGATTAAGACGAGATAAATCTAGCTCATCAAAGGCTCCTCCATCTTGGGCTTTACCATATTTCTTCCAGTAAGGATTCTCATAAGCTTCAAAATACTTATTAGGATCTGAAAGCTTAAAGTGTTGCTTATTAGTAATATCAGGATTAGTAGGAAAGGCACCAGTACTTTTAGGTTGTTTCTTATTAAACAAAGAAGAATAACCTAAAGCTGAACCAGATATAGCAGAAGCAGCTCCACCTAATATACCAAGAGTAGCCCCTATATCATTATCCATCATACCTAAAAAAGGTATAACTCCATAATCAGGATCAGTCATGTTATTAGCATTTACCATAGTTCTATTAAAACCATTATTAGCTAAGCCTCCATACTGCATCTGCTCTTCTTGTCCTTGAACTTGTTGAGCCATCTTTTGAAGAGCCTCTTGTTGTTGTTCAGGAGGTAACTGTTGAAGCTGTTGCATTATTTCCTGAGGATCCATTTGTGACATCTGTGCAAAAGCCTGTATGATTTGCATCAACTGCTCTTCTTGTCCTCCACCATCTTGTTGTATATTATTCATGACTTTAACTTTGTATTATAAGTTACTAATTTTCTTAGTCTAATGCCCAATCTGGAAGAGGTATTTTCATAGTACCTCCTATTTTATAAGAATTTACAATAGATTTATCAAAGACTCTGGTATAACCTTTACCATATTCTTTTGGATTGTCTATTACTTCATTTATTCTATATCTGAGTTTTGAAGGAAGTACATTTTCCAATTCAGAATAGTGTGTTCTAACACCTGTAGAATTTGCATTAAGTATAGATTGCCCTTCTGGTACATTAATCTTTGATAACATATTTCCAAAAGATATATTACCTGGTGCCAAAGTTGTGCTATAAAAACTCTTAGGTTCATATTCATAACCGGCTTGTAAATCACTAAAATTAATAGGATTTAATTTATTTCCTTTAGGATCCCATACATCATCTACAATAAAGTCATCACTTTCTCTAAAGAAGGTCTCAGGTCTCTTAGTTTTATTCTTAAGAATAAGCTGCTCAAAGTCCTCTCTTACAGGTTGATATAAATCTTTAATATAATTATTAAAACCATTTCTACCATTGATATGATTATCATATCCATTTACATATAAATCTGTAAGAAGAGTTTCTTTTGGAGTATACTTAGCAGATTCTAAACCATGAGATTTTATAAAACTATCTGTAATTTGTCTTGATGTTGTAATTCTATCAGGAGCTGTAAGTTTTACTTTATCATTTATATACATCTTAAGTATCTCAGGATCATCATATTGATTCATAATACGATTTTCATTTACCTCTTTAAGCATACTATAAAAACCTAAATCTTTTTCTTTAAAATCATTACCAAATTGTTTTATAAAAGGGTCTCTATGTTTTTCTATAACCTCATCTAAGTCATCAAAGTTTAATCTATTATGGTTTATTTTAAGTTTAGCTATAGGATCATTTGATGAAAAATCTTTAGGTATAGGTTTTACATAATCGTCATAATAAGAAACTCCTGTTTCTAAATCTGTCTTAACCTTATAAGGTTTAAATTTTTTTATATTTTTAGGATTAAATACATCCTCTATTATACTTCCTTCTTGTAAACCTTTACCTATTCTGGACAAAGCTTTATATTCTGAAGCAAGAGGTAATACATTTAAAGCATTCATACCTGCATCAATAGGATGACCTGTAACAACATTTTTTGCAAATTGTCCTACTTGATTAGCATAAAAAGCAGGATTGATTAAATCAACAGCTTGCTCATGAGGATTAATTTCTCCTCTACTAAAGTTATCTGGTAAATCTTCATTCCTGGCACCATATCCAAAAGCTGTAACAGGATGTGTTGCTACTTCCCATACTTTTGAAACTGTACTCTGTGGAGTGTATGTACTAACCTTAGCAGTCGGAACACCTTTTTTATATTTATTAGACCTTGGATTTCGTATAGTTCCTCTGGTCTGGAGTTCTTCTTCTTCCTTTTTTTGAAGCATATAATCTTTCATCATAAGCTCAACTCCTCTATGTTGTCTACCGGTATCACCACCTGTTTGAAATACAGGAGTAACTGTTCTACTATTATAAGGTTCAGGTGCCAACTCTTGTAAAGGCTCTCTATTCTCTGGATAGTATTTATAAGAACTTTCACTTCCTCCTAATGGCATATTTACTTTATCAGTGATGTTAAAGTATTTAGCATGTCTAGCTTCAGGTCTTAAGTCCATAAGAGAAGCTGTTATTTGTTGTGTATTATTTTGTGTTGTGTTTAATGTTTGTAAAGGGGTTTGTAATTCATACTTAATAGGAGCTGATTCATTTTTTAATAAAATAGGTTGTTGTGGTGCTTTATAACGTTGTATATCATATCCTACCCAATTAATTTTTCCTGGAGAATCAGAAAAACTTTTCATTGTTTTAGCCGCTTTGTCATATTCCTTTTCAGATTTATACTTACTCTCTTTACGAGTATAAGTTTCTGTAGCAATAGGCTGAATTTTTTTATTGGATATATATTTTATATCAGAGTAACCTTTATCATTTATTTTACTAAATGAAAAATCTTTATTTACTTTTTGTAATGTTAATGGATTATTAGGATTGGGTAACTTACCTTTTTCTGTAAAATTTACTTTAGCAGCTTTTTTTATCTGAGGATTTGGATAATATTTGTTTCCCTGTGTTATTACTCTCTTATTTTCATCATAGTTGTTATAAAGATTCAAACTATCCTGATAGGCTTTATACCTAGGATCATTTTTTGATTCTACATACTTAGGAGCTTTACCTCCATCTTGCTTAATAGGTATCTCAAATACACTATTACCTGGAAACTCATAATCTTCTCCCGGTGCCATCATCATCTCATTCCCTAAGTCATCTATACCATACACATAATGAGGTACATCCTGCATGGTAATATTACCTGAAGGTATAAGATTAAAAGGTCTATCCTTATCAGGGGAATTTTTCTTATACCCCTGAGTGGATATGAATTTTAAGAGGGTTTCATGGTTAGTCATTATCTAGGACTGTTTAGATGTTTACTATTAGTGATTTTTAATATCATTTTCTTATCACCACTTACATTCTTTCTAAGGATTATTCTATTACCAAAGTGTCTGAATTTCTTATGCTCAGTAGCTATCTTGTAAGGATCTATATAAGCAGGGTTAATTATTTTATGATAACCATCAGCTCTTGTGATAAACATAGGAATAGATACTCCTGTGAATTCTCCTCTGTCTCTGGTGATATCATATATCTCATTAAATCTATATTTATTCTCTTCTTTAGAAGCTAATATTTCTGTATAGTTTGGCCCCGGTATAGGATACCCTAATAGTTGGAAAGGATTCTCTTTATCCTTAATACTCATCTTAAGTAAGTGTGATATTTGCTCAGAGTTATATATAACAGCTCTGTCAAAGTTCTCATCCAATACATGGAAGTAATCTTTACCATTGTTATAATATTGGAAAGCTTCCATATAGTATTCCATACTTCTTAATGAAGTTATCTGGTTAGCTGTAGTAATATCATACTCAATCTCCCAAGGGAAGTCTTCATTATAATAATTAGCAAAGCTATCAAATCTTTCATTATGTTTCCAAAACTCACCACCAATAATAGTATAGAAGTGACTATGTGAAGGAATCATAAGACTTGGGTGCCAGTCATGGAAAGATAACCACATTTTATTCTTAGGGTCATAACTTATAGTCCATGATATAGGTTCAAAGTAACTACCATCTTCTAAACTTATAGGATATCTTACAGGAGTTACAATAGGATCTTGTTGTACTAAACAAGCACACTGGTCTAAATCAGTGTCTATAGGACAAGTACCACATATATTAGGAACTGAAGCTACTCCACAAGAACATATAGCATTCACTCCAACAGGTATAATAGTACAACTACTATCACAATCTGCTGCAGGAGTAGAACTTGAACACTCGCATTGAGTACCATTAAGTGTACAACCTGGAGGACAACTGTAAGTAGTCTGATTTGTACAGATATAAGATCTTATATCATTTATAAAATCATTAGATCTTATTAGTACATTACTATTATCTAAAGCATATACTGTACCCATGTTTTTAATATCAAAAAACAACTGAGCCTCATTACCATTAAATCCTGTATGAGGAGTATTCTGTGTATTAACTACATATATTTTTAAATCAGGATTAGCTGCTTTTAAGCATAAAGCTTTATCATAAACTTCACACATATTATCTGACCAGAAAGCACCTGAAGGATATCCTGAAGGGCAACTCACAGAACATGAACCAACATTAACACATGCTTGACAACCATTAAATACAGCAGGAATAACATTTGGTCCTGAAGTAGGTCCTAGTTGTGTAAATAATACTATAATTTTCTTAGCTGTAGATCTAGCATTCACAGCTGTATACAACTGTTTTGTGGCTAGAACTAATCCATTGGCTATATAATTATACTGGTTACTACCCGGTGTAGGGAAAAGAGACTTAATATAATTAGCTGTACCTGATATAGTACCTCCCATGTAGCTACCATTACCATAATACAAAGGTCCTATAATATTACTATTAGTAGTATTAGTACATATCTGTATACCTACTCTTATTTTACCAGTACTATCATTAAGTTCACTTGTTATACTATTAATAAAAGCATCTACAAAAGTACTCTCCAAAGGTTGTGTAGCAGCTGGTGTACCTTTAAGCAATACTATATCAGCCTGACAACTTAAAGCTGTATTTTCAATAGCATCACTAATACTAACTATTCCACAAGTATTATTTGTAATATCATATATATATCCTGGAGGACATAAATTTACAGGAGTATCTACTGGAGGATTACACTGTTGTGTAGTTTCATTGTAGGTATATCCCGGAGCACAAGGATTAGTATATACTGTTTTCTCACATTTACCTGTAACTCCATTAAATACAAAACCATTAGCTTCATCACATGAAAGCACACTACAATCTGTCTGGTTAGCAACTCTTATTGTTCTGCACACCATCTCTGTTCCAGTGTTTACAATAACTCCTGGTGAAGGACATGCTGTAGGATCTATACTATTATTACAAGTACATGTAGCTTCATCTTCATCTATAATACAATTTTCAGGATCACAAAAAGCTGGTTCAACATCATTAGTACATTCAAGTTCATCTATAATATCACTAGCTATATCTACAGCACTTGCAAAATCTGACTCATAAGTAGCATAATCATATAAACCATTTCCAGGAGAAGATATAGGATAATTAATAGTAGGTATTGTAGGTAAAGCTGGACAAACAGAACCAGGATCTAATACTCCTCCTCCAAGTAAACGCATTACACGTTCTCTTTCACAATCATCTCCTAAGATTCCTATTACTATTTTATACCCTAATGTGTTTTTTAAATATGCTGCAAAATTTAATATAATCTGATTATTAGCTTCTATACTATATGTTGTTCCTCCAGGGGCCAATGGAAAAGTTACATCATATCCTGAACTAGTCCAACAAGTTGGTAAAGTTTCACATACTGCATTAACATATCCATCAGTAACAAGTATTATTCTTTTATTAGCACCAGGTCTACTATTAACTCCTTGTAAAACTTGAACACCTTTACATAATCCTTCAAACTGATTAGTATTAGCACCATCATCAATTACTGGAAATCTAGCTGAATTTACAGCATTAGTCACTACAGTAATATTACTATTAAGATTAGTTATAATACCTGCACAATCAGTAAACTTAACCACACCTATTCTAACCTGATCAGAAGCTAATTCTGCACTTAAACCATTTACTATTGCAACAACAAAATCATTCATCTGGTCATTCTCAAGAGTTGTCATAGAAGTAGAATTATCCATTACTATAACAACATCTGTATTACATGCGCTAGGCTCCCCTTCACATATAGGTGTACCTTTTCCATTATAAGTATATCCAGCTGGACATAAATCAGTTACTGTAGTATTCTCACATTTTTCTGTTACAGGGTTATAAGTATATCCAGGAGGACATAATGAAATATCTACAGGTAATTCACATAACTCTGTAGTCTCATTATAAGTATATCCTACCGGACAAGTTTTAGGACAGTTACATTTATCATAGAAACCAAAACTTGGGTCATATCCTATACAAGGATTTAAAGGTAAATAGTCTTTCTTAGTTATATACAATAATTCATACTGTGCATCATAGATAGCATGCACACCAATTCCACCTACAGGATTATCATATTCTGTATAATTAGGAAAAGACTCTAGTAATTTAGATGGTAAATTTTGCAAGAACCAGTTTTTCATACCAGCTTTAGATATTTCACCTAATCCATCAGCACCATATTGAAATACTTTACCTGCTTTTTGAGATACAAAAAATAAACCATAAGGAGTATTTAATGTAGCTCTATGTGATATACTTGCACCATACTCTAAAGCATCTTCTGCATTAGAAAGACTTTGTATATTATTAGTAAATAGACCACCGTCACCAATAGTTATCTTAGTCCCCCCATCAGTTTTTAAAGTATCTATACCAACAAACTGTGAAGGACTTGCATCTTCATAAAGAATAACAGAACCATTAGCATTAAGAGACTTAATATTAGTTACAACTCCTTCAAATGTATAATAGTTTAAAGGAAGATAATTTCTCCAGTTATCTCTTTTAAGTCCATCTTGATGCTGTAATGAATATACTCCTTTATTAGGAAAGTATTCATAACATGTATCATATACTTCAGGGTCATAATCAGGAGGAAGCAGTTGTCCCCATGAAGCAAAGTTATTATAAAGCTTAGCTGTGCTTAATGATAGATCATATTTGTAATAAACAGGTTTATCTATCAAGTCAGATCTAAACATAGTCTGTAAATCATTGAAAGAATTACCATATACATCATAAAATTTCTCATAATCATTTTCTCCATAATCTCTAAAAGCCATATTAAGCTCAGACTCTACAAAGAAATCTCTTACACCATTCATAAATAAATACATCCATGCATTTTTAACACTGAATATATCCGGCTGAGTACCTCTTCTAAGGTTATGATAATCAGAAGGAGTATTTATTGATAAGTTTGAAAGAGAAAAACTAAAGTCTGACATATCAAATCTTTCAAAGTTGGCCCAATATTGTGGTCTAGGTCCATTAACATAGTTTAGATAGTTAAACTCTGTCCCATCAGGAAGATCTATCATCCATGTATTAAAGAAGAAATAAGCGTTCTTTTCTGTAAATCTATTGATGTATACATCTCCACCAAAAATAGGCGCTGTAAAGCTTGTTAAAAGCACTTCAGGAGTGGACTCATATATACATGAGTCAGTAGGAAGTTCTATAATAGAATTTAACTGACCATATTGATTATCATATTTAAGTTTTAAGGCACCATAGTAACTAGCCAAGTCTGTATTAAATGTTCTAAAGGCATGATTTGCATCTACATTATGCTTAGTATTATCTATAGCTATTGTATTATCTAAATCATTTTCAAGAGAAGCACATACAAATTTTGTTCTGAATAAATTATTTACTCTATAAAGAGCATCAAAATCTTGTACTCCTGAACTCATATATTTCAATCCACTTTTCTTAATCCCTCTTACTATTGAAGGATTTACACCAGTAGGTACATTAGAGTTAGTTACAGCTTGGTAAGTATTATATATACCATGACTATTATACTGAAGTACATAGTTTCTAAAACCTATTACTTTGTATATAATTTCAAGCATCTGATCTACAGCTTGAGAGAAGTAGTAAATTCCTTCTGCAGCAATTTGTAGATAACCTAATATAGTAGCTAAAGTATTAGTTTGTGAAATAGCTCCTGCAGTAGTACCAATTTGTGCTGCAGAAGTAGCATCAGCTTGTATTAAGTCAGCTAGAATACTCCATGATGTGGCCTCTCTATCAGTTACTACAGCTTCTTCTCTACTTGGAAGTCTATAAGTTCCTTGTACAGAACCCATTTGACCAGAACTACCAGATGTCCCTGTACCAGAGGTAACATTACCTATAGTTAAATTACCTGATAAAGTCATAGGAGGTACTGTTACAGGTAAACCATTAATGTCTACTACACTTCTATGTTCATATGTTGTATGAGTATTACCTACTATATTTATAATAGCTATCCCTAAGCCTACTATTGCACTAAGAGCAAAGGCTGTATCTGTAATAAGTTTCTCTTTTGGATGCTTATAAGGTAAAGCATAAGCACCAGTAGTCTTACCTAATTCTTCTGTATAAAATTTACTATATACTCCGGAGCCTAAATAAGGCTTCACAAAAGAAGTTTCAGGTGAGTGAAATGATAAATAGTTCTTTAAAGGTGTGACTGTATCTGATATAAAAGGGTCAACTACATTCATATCATTATATGGATAGTTCTGGAACAATCCTTTCTTACTAGGATTACCATCAATATCATATTCAATCATATTACCAAACATCCCTTTGGCTATAATACTTCTATTTCCTTCTCTTGAGCCTCTTAATATTTCATATCCTACAATCTCTTTTAAAGGATTACCATCACTATCTACAGGATGTAGTATATTATTAAACTGTACACCAAGTAATACAATACTTTCTCCATCATCTTCATGAATATGTATAGTTTCATTAGAAGGCATTTTATGATGTCTGATCGCATCACCACATAAGTCTCCCCATACATCTCTATGTTTATTAGGATATAACTCTGTTGATTGATGATAAGCCATATTACCTTTAGCTATAATTTCCCCATTATCCTTTGTTCTACCTGAAGCAGTAACTCTAGTTGAAGTATCATATACCTGGTAAACTTTATTTTCTGTAAGATCTAATACATCTGTATTTGTATAAGGAAGTACTACCATATCAGATGGAACAGAAGCTCTTCCTGGAATATGGAAAGAAGCAGATCTTGAACCGGTCTTATATACCCATCTTATAAAAAAAGAATATACTTCATCACGCATATAACCAACAGTATTACCACCTTTCCAGTAATAATCTGCAGGATATTTAGCTGCGACCCATTCAGTCTTTATCTGATTGGCAAAAGGTTGGTAATTAAAATAAGGTTGTGTAGTTACACTTGTTCTTATAAGATAATTATTAATAGAGAACATCTTTTTAGACTTCTCATAAATAACAGACTTAAGAGGAATAAGACTAAGAGGAATAGTTTCTAAGCTATCTAAATATAAATCTACACTTACTTTAGTTTGGTTTATATCATAGTTACCTATTTTTTTAGCTACGGTCTGCTGGTTAATAGTTGATATAATAGTAAGCTCATATTCTTCATAATTAGGATCAAGATTACCTACATATATATCTATAGAACCACCCACTCCTGTATGATCCCAAATACCTTGAGGTTGGGAAGGAATAGAGTAATCTGATATTCTTATACCATTTTGTGAATAAGCTACAACAGCTTGATAAGAGCCATTATGTAACTGGCCACTACCAATAGCAGTTTTTACAGTTACACATGCTTGTTGTACAAAAGGATGAAGTCTTAATTTATCACAATCTAATTCAGTAGTACATATTTTTTCACCACATGCATCTGGATCTTCAATAGTTATTGACTGAGTAAGGCATATTGTATTACTTATATCTACAGTATAATATTCAGGAAAGTTATTAACCACACTTCCCTCTAAAGCACATACTGTAATAGATTCATTATAACCAAGATTTACAGCTACAACTTCTCCATCTGCATTTTGATAATATACAGAGTCTACATTAGTAGGTTGTGGAGGAGTTCCTGGAGCATTAGGATCTGGACAACTTAAAGTTGCTTCCCATAAAGTATCCTCACATGGCGCATATACTCTAAGATAAGCAACACTGGTAATAGAGGCTTTCATAAAAGTAGCAGTACCTGAACCAGGAATAGCATCCGGAATAATACAAAAGCCTAAAGAACCTCTAAAACCTGTATCTATTACATCTACTCCATCAAAATTTACAATAAATCTATCTGGAACAAGATGTGCATCAAAAGTAAGGGTTACTAATCCATAAGCAGTTCCTAATGATACAGGATATTCAAAATATCCAGGTGGATCTGGAGCAGTAGCACCAGCAACAGCTATCTCTATACCACATGTAGTAGTAGGCTCACTAGTACTAATAGTAACTTCTTTATACTTTTTAACTACATCAATAAACTTTGGATAACATATATAAGGTACATTATCAAGATTAAGAGTTCTATCTGGATTATTATTATCTTGCCAGTATACTGAATAACTACAATCAGGATTATATTTTACAGCGCCGGTTATTAAATATTTTATACTAAAGTTAAGACAAGGATCATTTGTTATAGATCTATAGGAACAATCACTCTCATCAAAAATACCTATTTCAGAGTCTAATTCATTAGTAGAGAATACTACCCATTCACTTTTTACTTTGTGGATAATACCTATGATAGTATAAGGAGCTGTTGTACAAAATTTATTAGACTGTTCAGTACCAATGTTTCCCTCATCTCCTGTATGAGATGTATTTATAGCATTAATAGCATTAGTCCAGACACCTTCAGGTATATAAATATCTGAAGTATCTTTAATCATACCTTTATTAAAAGTATTAGTCTTAGCAGAACTTGTAGACTCCTGTTGATTCTTTTTAGCCATGGTTTATTAGTGATTGAACATGCTATAGTATCTAGCATACATTGCTTTTCTATTCATATCTATTACAGTTTTCATCTCTCTGAAGTCTGGAGTATTAACAAAACTTAATGCTACAGTTCTTGCCTCTTTAAGTTTTTGATTCATAAGCTGCAGATGATTCTGAACAGGTTCTCCTGCCATAAATAAATTTTCAAATACACGCTGTTTAAGAGCATACTCATAATATTCATTAGTATAAGGATTATCAAGTACTAAGAGATTACCATCATCATCTTCCATAATTGATTGAAAGTTTATATAAACAACTCCTTCATCAAACATAGTATGTAGAAAACCATTCTTAATAAATACATCATAATAGTTAGTACAAGGGCCTCTTTTAACATCACACTCAGGAGATACTGATTTGGAATCAGTAAATGTTAAAGGTTTGAGGTTCTTACTATGATTTCTTCTACCATTAGTGGTATAATAAATTTTAGGAGTACCATCTGAAGTACAGTCTAGTATTGCAGGACATGAACCTGAAGTAGACGTACCTACAGTACTAATCTTGGCACCAAGCACTACTACTTTACATGCTAATATAGTATCTACAGATTCTGATATAATTCTTATGTTATTCAAATCTATAATCTCTACATCAAAGTCAAGCAAGCTTCCATCAGTATTAAATACCTGAATAACCACATTCATGGTTTGTAGATTATGAGTAATAATATTTATTCCATAAACTATGTCTGTATATACAGTTGCTTGATTAACAAATCTAGGCTCAAGGAAGTTCTGTGCTAAAACAACTCCTTCAAGGATACCCTCACTATATGTTTTATTATAACTTGGGATTTCTTCAGTATATCTATCTTCAAGAGCTAATGCATAGTTCATTGCATCAAAGCCCTCAGGTAATTTACCTTTGCGTTTATGTATTTCTATAACACTTGATTTTTGCTGATTTATTTTAAATCCTAAATCATAACTTACTCTCATAGCAACTTTGATAAGTTGTTGTGATTCAAGCATGCCCTCAAGATTCCATGAATATAAGTCTAGTCTTACACTATCCATAAGTTCATCAAATGTTCTATAAGTAGGTTCTTTAAGTGCCATTATCTTACTATATTTTTATTATCATGAGTATCATCAGAAGGTATATTAAGCATGATACCTAAATCCCTTATAACATTTTGTTCTATTTCTGCATATAAATATTCTGGAATAGTAAACATAGTATCCTGTATATAAATACAATCATCTGTTGTATCACAATTATAACCACTTATGTCACCTTCAAAAACACCTTCAATTCTTATAGCATCCCATTCTATATTAGGAAAATACAAATGACCATCCATATACCAATAATATTTCTTATTGTTATACTTGAATGTTTTTTGATTAAGCATCTTTTCATATAAAGTAGGATAGGTAGGATAAATCTCCTGTGACATATCTATAGACATTATAGATCTAAATAAAGGTCCAAACTGCCCTTCAAAAGTATTTGGAATTTTATCTTTTGTACGCTTAAATATACAACCACTTTTTATGCAGTGACATTGTGATTCAGCTGCATCTACTTCTATAAGCTCTACAAAGTTAAGAGTCTGGAATACACTATTAAACTTCATAATCTTATTACGCAAGTCCTGTCTTCTGATCAACATCTTAGCGTGTTTCATAACCATAGAATACAAGAATCTATCAGTAATAAAAGCATCACTTTTTACTGCCTTAATCTGGTTACGCAATCTGGATAAAACTTCTCCTACTGGAATCATAGCCTTTAAAATTCAAATTCATTATAGTCTTTCAACATTTCTCTTTCCTCTTCCTCTTTGGTTCTTTTATAATTCTTATTCCTAAATATGGTAGAAATCTTTCTATGAGGATCTACCTCTACATAAAGCTTCCATTTCTCAGGATATTCAGCGCTTACTTGTCTGCTATAAACTCTTGCAGAGTCAAAAGCCCAAAGCTCATGATTCCTAAATCTATATTTGGTGCCAAAAGTAGTATAGAATATCTTAGCTACATGCTGATCACTTTCCCAGTTTCTATGCTTTATCTTAAGCATATAATCAAGGCTAGTTTTCATATCCATATTATACCTTTTCTTAGCTGCTGGACAGGTGCCTATAAAAATATGTCCAATTTGAGAAGGTAATTCAACACCATCTCTATTTGTTATTGTTGTCTTCCACACATTTTCATTAAAAGTATATATAATATTTTTTATATCTTTATCTGACAATGAGTTATACTGTGGAAAGCGTGTTCTAAAGTTCTTTATAAACTCAAGATTGAAAGTATTGTGAAAGCTCTTTCTATATCTTGGAGCATTAAGATCTGGTTTATTTATTGGTTCCATAGCTTACATAAGAATTTACTAAAAATTATAGAGATTTTAAAGGTTTTTATTAGTTTTATACACTATAGACAAATTCAGATATAAGTCCTTTGTCATATTCATGAATGTGTATTATAGCTGCTCTCTGATTTCCTGTCCATTTATTATGGTAATGATAGTAATCAGAAGAGGTTAATGCAGGAAGAATTCTAGTAACAAATCCTTGCTCCTCATTCTCTGTAATAACCTCTTTAGTCTTTCTACCATGGTAATGACCTGTATATAAATATCTATGTTTTGATTTACCCCATTCTTCTGAGAACTCAGTAGCATATATAAGTGGGTTATTTTTAGAAGTTACATCACCATGTTCTAATGCTATCATATTCTTTCCAAACATAATTACTTTTCTTTCAGCATAATGAACATCAAAAGTGATACTTACAGTCAATTTAAACACCTGACTAAGTGCATGTACTAAATGAAAGGAAGATAATCTATCATGATTACCTGGAATATAAACTATCTCTAGCTCATTACAGAACTCTTTACTCCTGCCTATTACTCCACACAGTGCATCAAAGGCTTTAAGATAAGCTTTTGTGGCTACTTCTGAATTATCTACAGGAGTCCCTTTTGTAGTTGTGCCTGAAAAGGTATCCATATTCAATGTATCAGAACCTATGACTAATATAAGTTTGTCAAGATTATAGTTCTTGTATGCTTTTCCTACAAGATATAATACAGCATCATCTACAACAGTCTTAAGATCTTCATTACCTGGCTTACCAAAGTGTAAATCCTGTAAAGAAACAACCCCACATATTCTTTCTGTTGATGCAACATTAAGATATGTAGGGTCTATTTTGTCATACATAGGAAGGTCATGACGAGCTAACTTATCTATAAAGGATTCTTCTACTATTTTCTCTTGTGGAAGTGGAACTATAGAAGCAGAAATAAGCCATTTATCACTTTTCTGTTTGTTCCATATTTGTGAAATTCTCCATTTTGTGATATCTATTTTTAGAAGTTGAATAATCTCTTCTGGAGTCTTAGGTTCTACTGAAGATAATGCAGTAATAGTTTTACTATTATCTTTCATATTGTAAGTAGTTTCTATAATTTCAGTATTCTGGGGTTTATATTCAGTAAGACTTTCATCTATTTTCATAAAAACATCATCATTTACTTCTCCTCTAAGAAACCATACTGCTTCTCTTACTTTTTTCTTAATATAGAGATAATCCTTTATATTAAGCTTTAATCTCTCCGCTTCTTTTTCACTAGAAGCTTTTCTACTAAAACCTTGATAAACTAATTTAGAAATAAAAATCATATTATTTTGAATTAAAGTTATACAAATATAGTTAATTTTTTTATATAAAAACAAACCCCTGCCTAAGCAAGGGAAAGTTTCTTACATATGTAAAACCAACAAAACATATGTAAGTTTTAGTTTATACAATTCCTATATGATTAAGCTGTAATACTCCTGCAGGAAAAACAGGATAAGGTATTGCAAGTACTTCACCATCAACTGGATTAAGAACATGATAAAATTTATTTGTAGCACCTCTATATCCTTGTAAATCACCTGCTATAAGAATATTACCATTATATGCTTCTTTGATATCTAGTATGGCTGTTCCAGGAGCAACACTATTATTAAGTAAAAAAGTATTGTCTAATGTAGCATCTGCTATATTAAGTCTTACTAAATATTTAACAGCTGTTCCATTATATCCTGTAAAATATCCGGCTACATAAACTTTAGTTCCTATTATAAGAGTTCTTTCTATAATCTTACTTGCAGGAAATGTAAATTTATTAGTTATACTAAATGATGAATCATAATTACCATTAGCCAAAAGCCTTACAAGACATGTGCTAATATTACCATTATAACTTGCAAAATCTCCTGCTACATAAATTCTATTACTAGAGTCTACTTGTATGTCTCTTACTGTAACAGCATTAGGAAGAAAAGATAAACCGGTGCCTTGTACTAATCCTGTATCTAAAGTACCATTAGTATTAATTCTTGCTAAACCTACAACAGTAGTTCCATTATAAGTAGTAAATTGTCCACCTATAAGTACTTTTCCATCTGCTTGTACTTTTAATGTATTTACAGCAGCACTTGGATAAGGAGTAGAAAGGCCCCCATTTTGACATCCGGTGCCTATATTAAATCCTGATACAACTCCTCCAAATAGATCAAGACAAACTATATTATTACAAGGAACACCATTCCATGAAGAAAAATTACCTCCTACATATACTCTTCCTAATGCTGTATCTACATCTATAGCAAAGACTGTTCCTCTGTTAGTTTGTGAATTTGTGTATTCAAGAAACCCTGAAGTAACTATAAAGTTAGGATCTGTTTGTCCTGCACATGTTAACTTAGCAAGTCCTTTTCTATTTACTCCTGTAGGAAGTTGTGTAAATCTACCACCAATAAAGAATCCTGTAGAAGTAAGTTTTTCAGCCCATACAAGACCATTAGTACTCCATACAGTATTAGGGAATAAAGCATTATAGAAACCATCATTGTTAATCTTAAAAGTATATACTCCTCCTCCTGTCTGTACTCCAGTAACAAAAGGCTCAAGTAAATCAGCACATAAAGGTCCAGCAGGACAATCAGGTACTGTTATGTTAAAAGGAACCTGATTACTAGTAACTCCATTAGTGCAGTGTGTAACTACATATCCTGTATAAGTTAACCCACAGGTATAAGGAAAACTTACAGGTGAAGTAGGTGTATTTATAGTAGTATAACTAATCCCTCCATTTGTACTATATACAACATCATAAGTACTAGCTCCTGATGCAGCTGTAAAACTTATAATCAAATCTGCTCCTGAAATAGTAATTACTACATTTGAAGGAGGATTACAAAAAGGAAAAGCACAATCTTGTGTTTGAATAAGAGAAGGACATGGTGCACCATTACCACTAGGTGGAGTAGTTATAACACCATAACTATTCTGAGTTCCTCCTGGACCACAATCTTCCCATGGTCCCCAAGTTACTACACAATCAACATCCTCTGGTACCACACAAGTATCAGATAATACTGAATTAACCATATAATTACCAATATTAGTTGGATTTGGAACCCAAGTACCAATAGGTAAAAAAGCATTAGTATTAAGATATCCTATAGTACCTAATTCTACACTTGTAGCAACCCATCTAGGAATATCAAAATCATATGCTATGTTTATATTATAATTATTAGCTTCAACTACTACATTAAAATTATAAAAAGGATAATTACCACTATTAGTATTTGTAGCACTTGGTCCAGTATTAAAATATAATGTAAAAGGATGAGTGCTTCCTTCTATAGTAAGAGAAAAACATATTTCTACAGGAGGACATGTTGTAAGTGTAGTACTTATTAAAAATAAAGTTAAACCAGTATTTTGGTTTATCCATAGTTGAGTAGTATTGTTTGATATAGGATAGTATAAATTACCATTATCAAGTGTCTGATCTGTTATAGCAGGAATTTTAACTCCTCCCATATCTGTATTACAATGCCATTTGTTATCAGAAGTTTCCCACCAAATATTAAAAATGACACCACATTGAGTAAAAGAATAATAAGGTTTATTATTATATATACCTGAAACAGATTTAGTAACTTGAACAGCTTCATAAGTTTCACACAAATATCCTCCAAAAGTAAAACATACATCATCAGGAGTACAATCTCTTGTTTCTGATAAAGGACCACATAATACACCTCCATTTGCAGGAGCAGTAACAACAGGTCTAGTTCTTGTTTGAGTACATGTAACAGTGCCTAAAACATCTACACATAGGCATGCTCCCCAATCTGACCATGGACCAAGTACACAATCTTGAGGAGGTTCTTTACAACAATCACATTTAGTACTAGCTTCAACAAAAAGATCAAGTATATCTGTAATAAACATATTTGCTGTAATACCCATACAAGGTATAGCAGGACCAGTATATATAACACAACTTAGATCATAAGTATCCCCACATAATCCAGAAAGATCTGGTAATGGTAGAGGTGTTATTACTTCTGGGCAGTCAGGACAATCTGAACAGTTATCATCAGGATACATATACTTGGTTTAAAAAGGTTTATAATAAGGCTACAGTAGTCTTAAAAGGTGTAGGACCTGCTAAATATTCACACTGAACACTAAAGCCACCTGTAGTATAGATAGTATCAAAAATATCATATAAATGAGAAGCTGATAAATTATTATTAATTAAATAATCATATAAGTCACATATAACACTACTATCATCAATAAGTGTTAGTTCTATTATAGTTATATCAGACACGACTCCATCTACTGAAAAGTAAGAATCTTGAAATAAATTTCTAAAATTCTGTACACAGGTTTGAAAAGTATTACAACAATTAATCATAGTTAAACCATGAGCAGCTTCTATAAACTCTAAAAAATCTGGTGAAGTAATATTTACAGCATCATAATTTATACAACATCCTGTAAGATCATCAATTATAAGAGGAGTTGCTATTGCTGGATTAAAGGTAAGATAATACCCTCCTCCAGCATAATCTCCTCCACAAGTAGGACAACAATACTCAGAATTACTACTTGACTGAAATTCATAACTAGAATTATCAGTAAAAGTTTCTGCTAATCCACCAGGATAAGCATCTGGATCAGCATCATAAAGAGCTACAATATATTTTATGTATTCTATTAAAGGGTTTTTAAGACACGCCATGATTTTATTTTTATTTTAAAGTTTAGCTAAACCTAAAGTTTCTACATATACACTATAAGATCTATTATTACCTATAAAGACATCTCCTTTTTCAGTATCACATGCTACTATAAGACCCTCATCTGATATACCTGTTATAAATTCAGCAAGTAATTCAGCAGGATGTCCTTCAAATTCTGATACTAAAGCACATAATCCAGAAGCAGTATTAAATCCTCCAAATTCTATAATAGGATAAGCAGTTACTTCAGCATTAGTAAAAAATTCTGCACTACATGTGGTAAAACCTTCAGCACAATTTAAACAAGGATTTGTAACAGGGTCTTGTATATTTATTGTTTCTATGGTTTCTAAGAAAGGACCATAATCATCTGTATCAAAAAATAATCCATAAGCAACATTATCAGGACAACAGTAATTACATTTTTTAAATATAAGACCTGCATCAAGAATATCTATAATAAGAGCACTATAAGTAATAACATCAGGTGTGACATTAATCATAGACTGATATATAGCCAAACTTCTCTGCACAAGTACTTTTAAAGGATTAAGACATGTTGCTCCTGTTTGAGCACAATTACATAAAGTTTGTGCCATAGTCTGAACTATTGCATTTAAACTCATATTTGTAGTAATACCAAAACAAGTTATAGCAGGTCCTGTATAATTTACACAGGCGCCATCATATAACTCTTCACAATCTGTTCCTTCACAGTCAGGTGGAGTTGGTGGTGTTGGAGGCACTGGTGGAGGACAGCAGTTAACACAACCACAACCAGGATTACAAGTTTCATTAGGACAAGACATATCTTATATTTTTTTATTTTTTTAACAAATGGTTATAGTAATTCCATCAAATTCTGTGTTCATATCTGATATAGATACTCCACAACTGATATCTTTATTAAGTGTAGTACAAAATGCTGTATCACAATTTACATAAGATTCTGCTTCATAACTAACAGAAGCACTACTTGCTCCAGGAAGAATTGAAAAAGTCACATCTTCATAAGAAGGAGTAAATGTATAACAACTGGTAATTTCATATCTTAAAATTACATCTATATTATAAGCATAAGCATTTATAACAGGTAATCCTGAAATAACATTAATAAGTGTTACTGTTGTTGTTTTGTTTACAACAGCATATGTTACAGGTATCCCACTTTCAAGACAGTCTCTTGTACCTGGAGTATCTGTAGTTTCACTAACTTCAATATTAAATACAACAGTTGGTACAAGTAACTCTGATACAATCTTAGCCGGTGTAGATTCACCACAAGAATAAATAGCATATATAAACACTACATAATCCTGAGCTACAACTATACCAGGATCTCCTATATTTAAACTAGTTGTAGCACTATCTACAGTAGCTGACCATAAAGAAGGCCCTGTAGGAGCAGAACCTGTCCATTCAAATACTTCAATTCTATATCCTATATTAGCTTCTATATCTGGTAAAGAGGAAGGTTCCCATGTTACAGTAGCATAAGAAGTTGCAATAGTTAATATTTCAAGATTTTCAGGAGATGCTATAATACAAGGATCAGGTATTGGAGTATTGAAAAAAGTAGTTAACTTAGTTCTCATATCACATACAGTAAGCCATAAATTACCTATAGTATCTGCTACATTTGTTGGCCCTTCTACCCATCCGGATAAATCCTTCATTAAATCTGGAGGATTACTAAGTTGAGGTACAGAATTTAATCCTGGACACTGTTTGTTAATAGCAGCTATAAGCATATTTGAAATACCTACTGTACTCATTAAACTACATACTGTAGACTCAAGATTTGAAAAGGCTTCTTCTATAAGTATATTTTCACCAGGAGTTTCAGAACTTGCACATTGTGAAGTTACATAAATAGAATAAGTATAATTTGTAAGATTAGCAACCTGAGATTCAAGAGTGCCTATTCTTTTAGTAAGGTTATTATTATTTGACTGAAGAGCTGTAATATCACTAATAATAGTACAAATAACTTGTGCAAGATAAGCTGCATAATCTGGTAATAATAAAGAAGTAACTGTGTCTCCCTCATCATTTGTAAAATAAAGACAAGTTGGTAAAGCAACGATAATATTGCTATCACCTCCTCTAGCAGATACAGAATCTGTAGGAGTGGTATCAATACTACATACTTTATTAATAATAGCTTGTAATGTAGCAAGTAGTGTAGCTGGATTAGGATCATCCCCTACTAAGCATGCAAAATCTAAAGTAGTAACATCAAGTACATTCTCTGTAGTTTCACACAATAAAGTAGCTAACTTAAATACTACTGTATCAATAGCATCTCCATTCTGAAGATTAATACAAGATATATCTGGTCCCTGCCATATTACACAAGCAGAAGAAATTTTTGAACAGTGATTCCTATTAGATTCAGGATTATTTAAAGGAGTACTCATGGTTTATATAGTATTAATTCTTTCCTCTACTTTACTTAGAGTACAACATCCAGGTATTACACATCCACAATTTTCCATCTCTGTAAGTCTCTTATGTAATTGCATAAGATCATCTGCTAATTCTACATCAATAATAGCAGAACAGGTCTTCATCCCATAGCGCTTATTCTTGTATATAGAATATACAGTTTCTGAAAATATAATATTTATGTGTAGATCAGCAGTCATTATTTATTTGCTTTAGCTTTAGAGGCTTTTAAATTTCTTTCATAAGCATCTATACAATTTGCACACACACTTGCACCATTAGATGCTGTTCTAATTTGACATCCACAACCTAATTGTGCATGACAGTTGTTACATTGAGCCATTGGTTTTAATATTTATTGGTTATTATTTACATGTTAGACAACTACCTGTAAGATATTTACCTAACAACTTTTCAGCATATTGGTACATCTCCATAGCCTGTGTTGGAGCATGACAATTTTCTGCCTTACTCTTAGCTGCTTCTATGTACATTTTGATATAACGCAAATCATGCATTCTTTGGTGCTGTTCAGCTGTAGGTTCACAAGCTTGTAGTTGTATTTTACATACTTCTTTATAATATGCATTCATAAGGTGTGTAACCCTAAGATGATAATATTCTACATATACTGTCTCATTAGGAGACACACTGTATCTTATTCTATATAATCCATCAGGAAAAGTGCTAGGATCTGTATTTGCAGCAGTTATTCCTAAATCAGTTGTAGAAAGATTAAGTGTAAAGCCTGGAGCTAAACCATCATCTTCTGTATAATAAATTGGTAAGGAAAATCCAGGAAGATATATATCTAATCTTGGACAGTCTATATCTAAACCTTCCCCATATACAGAAGCATCCCAAATTCTCAGGATATTTTCACAAGCTGTATCAGGAATGTCTAAGGCAAGTATATGTCTAATAGCCATAATAAAAAATAGTGTTACTACATTACAATAAGAATTTACAAAAAATATTAGACAAAACAAAAAGAGGGAAGACTTTTAATCTTCCCTCTAAATGAATTATCAATAAAGTATTATGGTAACAGTTTTAAAGTTGTATCATAATTACCAGCAGTAGTCAACAAAGTGTTGATAGCAGTCTCAAAATTAGTATTTCTTGCAGTAGCAACAATTCTGATTAAGTACTGGTCATTGTCCATGGTACCTGAAGGATTGCTTTTACGTGGAACACTATGCAATAGGTTGTAGATATAATATTTACTACCTCTTGTTACTTGTCCTAAAGGATTGTAATCCAAGATTTCTCTTGTTCTTACATCTTGATGCCAGTATTCTTGTCTATAGCTTTCAGATAAGATTAATTCTCTTAAAAGAGTTTCACCAAATCCTCTACCTTGGAATGAATTCTGTACTTCAGTAGGTACAAAACAAGTAGTCAAACATTGATTACCAAGTGGGTCCAAAATAAACACAGAAGCATAAATATCAACCGGTTGGTATTCTACATGGTCAATAGGAGAGAAAGAGCAGTCACCAAAAGTAGTGTCTACATAAGCTCCTACAATTTCCAAGAATGAATCTACAGTGTCAGGTAAAGAAGCACCTGTTAAAGGTGTATAAGTAGCTAAAGCAATAGAATTATAAATCTTAACTGCAGTTAAAGCAGCAGTGGTTACAGCACTAATAGCTGTAGCACTTGTAGTATAAAGTGTATCAGCAGCAACTAAAGCTACAGTTCCAGCACCTGTTGCAGCTACATGAGCAGAACTAACATAAGCTGTTACTGGACTAGCAGAAGATATAGCAGTTGAAGCTACAGTCTGTGCTTGATTTACAAGGAATACAGAACCTGTACCACCACCTCCAGAAACACGAGATACAATAGTTGTACCTGCAGCTACTCCTGTTCCAGTAAGAACTTGTCCTACAGAGAAAATAGTGTTAGTAGCAGTACCTACAGTAAAAGTATTACCAGCAATAGTTGAACCAGTTGCAGTAGTTGCAGTAGATGGTGTAAATACCACTCTGTCACCAGCAAGAATACCTGTTCTATCCGTCATAGTTAAAGAAGTAGCAGCTGTAGCAGTAGCTGTTGCAGCTACACCAGCAACTAATACTCTGTTCCAAACTTTAGCCTGAATAAAAGGACTTACAGTAGGATAAGTCAATCTGTCTGCCCATTGTAACAATACAATGTTAGGATCTACATTGTTATTACTTGCATCACAGCATCCTGTAAAAGCATCAACAGTGTAGTAAGCATTGTGTGTTAAAAAACGTAGGGCTGGAGAGCCTTTAACATCAACTCTTAGTTCATAGGTAGTATTACAAGCAACAGCACAACCAACAGTAGCTTGAACTTGAACAATATCCTGTACAGGATTTGCAGGTTCAGATACAGTAAATGCACTAATGTACTTAGGATTAATACCTTTAGACTTTACAGACTCTTTATAACCTCCATGATAGGGGCCTAATTTATCTGTGGTGTGGAAACTACCCTGTGCTAGATAAACTAGAGGTGTAGTTTGATAAGTGATTGCGCCAGACATAACAACTGAGTTGTTAGTGGCAGCATCGATGATTGCCAACTGCCCAGCTGTCAAAGCTGAACTAGCTGTTCCTGCAGCAGTGACAAAACTGTTTGCTACCATCATCTTCTGGAATGCATGTGGAAAATACGCCATTTTATAAAAATATTTAAGTTAAAAGAATTTTTTATTTTAAGAATAGTAATTTATATTTTATACTATTCAATGTGCTTTTTAGAGTATCTAAATCATTTACTATTTCACTATAAGGCATTACTGCTTGTAAAGTGTTAACCATCTGATAAATATCTCTTATATAAGATAAAGATTCTTCTATAGAATTCAAACTTCTAGGTGAAGAATTTTCATACTGTAATAATTTTTCTGATGCACCTTGATACCCTTCTGCTAAATCATCAGCATGTCCTGGTAAAGCATCATATAATTCATTCAATGCTTTATGTGCAGCAAATGAACCTACTCCTGTTATTTTAAGATGAATTTGATGAAAACTTACAGCAGCATTCATAACTTCAACTACACAGTTTGCTGTCTGTTTATCTACAGGATCATCTTTTCTTTTGAGTCTAAAAGGTTCCATTAAGTATTGATATTTGAATTATCTTTATTTCTTTGATATTGAAGTGTTGATTCTATATCTCCTGCGAGTATAGCACAAGCTTCATCTATAAGAATTTCTGTAATATCATCCTTAAACTCACAAGTCTGTTCTGTTGTAATTACTGCTCCTGTTGAAGGATTAGTACAGTTTTCAATCAGAACTTCTCTTGGTTTTCTATAATAATACAAAACCGGTTGAGTTAAATCAAACTCATTATTAGTATATATATTCATTCTGTTTGCAGATATAGTTCCAAAGGTTTCACCCCATCTGGCACTAGGACTCTTAAATTTATCTGTTAAGAGATTATCTACATCAGCTACTTCAGAAAGATATACAATCATTCTTCTTGGACTTGGACAGCAGGTTGCTACTGATTTAACACTTATCCTTTTATAGTATAAATACTCTGCCGGGAATAAACTTGTTTCATAATAACCATCTTTTTTAGTGATGGTTATAGGATTGGCTATTGTATTAGCCTGGAGTATCTGAAGATCATCTATATTCATCTTAGATGATTCATCTCCTTCCTTAAACATGTTGGCACCATGTACCTGTCTGCGTACCCATTCAAGCTGTCCTTTGTTAAAAGCTTCCATAATCTGCCAACATTCTATGTTGTCATAATCAAAAGAAGCTAATTTGTTAAGGCGCTCTTTAATCTTTATCTGTAATAAAGCATTAGTCATATCTTATGTTTTTTTACCTGGATTTTTCTTTACCACTGGTATTACCGGTTTAGGGATAATAACAGGTTTCTTGGCATAGTTTCCATCCTTTCCTAATTGTTTCTTATTGAATGACATGACTTTACTTTTTACATATTCCAATATTGTTCTACTCCTGTAGTCATATCTAAAAGAATCTCTTCATTCAAAGGATTTTTTAAGTATAACAAGATATCTGAAGGATTCTTACCTAATGAAGAACCACTCTTCATGTGATATATATTCCCATCTCCTCTTGTAGCTATAATTTTGTAAAAGCTTGAATCTTTTATAATAGCTCTCAATTTTAATGTTTCCATGTCAAGATTTGCTACATCCAGGAATTTCTGTGCTGTAAGTTTTTTATCCTTATCTACAGTTTCTCCTGCTATATATTTGTCCATGTTCTCATACATAACATCCATAGGAGTGCTTTTCTTGTACTGAGTAGAGTTAGGATCAATAACCTTACATACATATAAAAGTTTGTTTTGATTCTTATCAAACAACTTCTGTAACTCAGCACCTGCTTTATTTCTAAGTTTTTTAACTTCAGTTTTGATAGAAGCTGTTTCTTCAAATCTATCTAAGTAAAACTTATATTTAGGAGCCTCTTTTCTGGCCATTTCAAGTGATCCTGCTACCATACTAAAACCTCTGTTTTCAATAGCTATGAACTTAATAAGGTCATAAGGATCTGTAGCTGGTTCTAAGTATACAGGTTCATTACTGTATCTAAGTGTAATCCTATCCCAGAACTGATCATTATCAGGCTTTAATAGTTTTACTTTACTCCAAAAATCTGGGTCATTAACATCTAACACATTAGAAGCAAGTTCTTTCTCAAGCTGAGCTACTGTAGCTCTAATATTTTTGATAGCTGCTTCTCTTTCTTCAGTCGGAAGATTTTTAACCTCAGGAGCAAATTCATTTAATCCTGTAATATATCTTTTGATTCCATTATTCTCCAAGCATATAATAGGCTCTTCATGAAAGATGTTCTCAAATAATACCATACTGTATTTTTCAAGACCCATATTTGTATCTGAATTATCCAGAAAAGGTCTGATAGTAATACTACTGTTTCTTTTTAAAGACTGATGTTTATCAATCATTGTTAATGAACTCATACTGTTTTTGTTTTTGTTGTTTGTTTTTTCTTCTTCTTTCTTCTTTTTTGTAACTCTTAGTTTAAAGCCTCTAAACCACGTCAAGGTTGTTACTTCTTAGAGGATGCACCAGCAAGAATCTGCTGGCACAAGGAGTATTGCTACTCCGGGGAGAGAGGGTGTCTCTTAGAATGATCCTCCAGTAACTGGATTTCTCATTACAATTTTCAATACCTTAGTAGGGTCTTTCACCCAGATAGAAGGCATAGTCTGAGTCATAAAGACTCTATATCCATTAAAGTTACCACTAGAAGTAAACCCTTGAGTTTTACCCATGTAGTCCATTGTACCATTTTGATAGAACCACTTCAATTGATTATCCCAAGATAATTTCAATAAGAAGATGTTATCATTTGTATTATCAGTAATATCAAATACAATAAAGTTATAAGAAGATAAAGGATAACCATCAATGATTGGGTTTTCAATATCATTAGTATGAACATTATCAAAAGCAGGGTTAAGTACAAACTTAACATTTGCTAAGAAAGGAATGGTATAACTTGTAAAAGCAAAACCAAAGTTCAAATCCATAGCACTGTTACCACTAATAGCACCAATACCTGATTTGTCCATGTTAGCATACAAGGTTGTACCAGTACCTGCAGGACTGAAAGCTTCTTTCTTGATTCCTTCATTAACCATTCTCATACCAGCCATACCAGTCTGAACAATGATTTGTCTATTAGGATCTGGTCCTTTAAATTCAACTTTACCATTGTAGAAGTTGAAGATTTCAGAACGGAATAACTCAAGGTTAAAGCTACCTTTGTTGTAGATTCTTTTGTAAGAATTATCAAGCTGATTCCAAAGACCTACTGATAATCTAATATCATCCGGACCATCTTGCTTGATTCTACCACCTTGACCCCACATTAAGTAAGTCTCAATGTCATTAGCTACTTTAGATAAGTGAGCAGCTTCTAAATTTGTAACAAAAGATCTTGTAAGACTTCCATTGTCATAAGATTTTTTAACCCAGTCAGCACCCATTTTCTTAACCATATCATCAATACGGGTAATAGAAGGATCTAAGTTTTTATCAAATGATCTCCAAATTTCTGTAACTGGCACAGTACCATCTGCTTTAATACCACCTTTCATCATCATGTCTGCACGAGAAGAGATAGAGTAGTGTACGTGAGCTTCAGCACCACCAACAAAGTTGTAGTACTCACGGAAACCATTTGTCAATTCCCCGATGTCAGAGAATCTCTCTCCATATTCACCACGGGCAGAACCTTTTCTGAAGAACTTAGTACCTGGTTTAAGGTATTTCTTGTCTAAGGTTGCAGTGTTGTTGTTGTTTACTAATTGAACAGTGTATACAAAACCATCCCCTGTTGGAAGAACATCTTCTGCTGGAAGGATATAAAGCTCCAATCCTTTGTACTTGTCATAAGTGATGATATCACCATGTCCAAATACACGTCTGTTAAGCTTGATTTTGAATGATGTTCCATCAGCACCTAAAGAGGTGATAGTAGGTTCAACATCTTCTACAATGTAAGGTAGATCTTGTACAATTGGCGTCTGCCATTTATACTCCCCACGGGCGTTATCTACCATGATGGTGTTCTTACCACCAAAGGATGCCATCTGATAAAGAGGCATTTCTACCTTTTGCGTCATTGCCCATAAGTCAACAGGTCCTAAATCCATAGGCTCTGAGCTTCTAAGCATATTTAGCAAGTGGTAGGAGTCTATGTGTGAACTGGCCTTGTAGGTAGTGTCACGCAAGAATAGACCATTGTTTAATACAGGTGTACTCATTTGTTAAAAATTATTAAGGTTATCTTTTAAATATGTTTGTGTTTCTAGCTATTTTTTTCTTTACAGGTGAACCTCCTTTGTCATCCTCATCTTCTGTAACATGTGAAGATATTTTACGAGCTTCCTCTGTTTTTAGTTTTCTTACTGTGTCAACTATTACTTCATTCTTGGCTTGAGTTCTAATATGTTCTTTATAATCCTCAGGATCTGATAGTAACCATAAGGTTTCAGCTATCAAGTCATATCTTGGCTCTTTACCAAATTGGTAATCTTCTAATAGTTTACCCAGCTTATTTGTTGGTCTACCGGTAATACTTTCATATTTAACAGTAGTTAATTCATTCCATAAAAACTTTTGTCTCTTAGCATCTATTTTAACACCATTCAGTTCTCCTGGTTTAAGTGTTTCATATATGTTATTCATGTAAGCTTCTTTCTTGGCTTGTTGTTGCTGTTTAACAGCATCTTGTTGTGCAAGCTTTGCTTTTAGTACTTCTTCCTGTAAGTCATCTAACTTAGGTTTGAATTGACCAGCTTTTTTATTTATAATTCCTCCTTCTACCCATTCTTGAATCTGTTCATCTATAAGCTCTTGGTCACCATTACCAAAGTTTGTAGCTTGTAAATACTGTCTTACAATTATTTCCTGGTGTTGAGGTTCTTTAATATCTAACTCTCTTACTTCTTCAACTTGTGCAAGTGCTTTAAACAAACCTTTTAAATCTTGTCCACCTTTAGCAACATACTCTGCAGCATATTGTAATTCTTCAGGTAAGCTTTCAAAGAATTCTTTTGGAGTGTTAGTTGCTACTTCTTGACGCATGTTGTCAATATTAGCTGTCCATAATTCTTCTATGTCTTTATCACCTAAGTTTGTAAGATAATCTTCAAGTGTTTGTTTTGTTTCATCAAAGTCATCAAAAGCAAACATCTCATTACCTTCTATTCTCTTTTTAAAGAACTGTACAAGACCATTTTTATCTGTCTTAGCTCTTCCTGTTTTCTTTTTAACAGGATCAACTTCTAAATCTTCATCAGCATCTTCATCAGTTGCTAAAGCATCTAAAGTTAATTTTGCATCTGCATCAGTAACTGTAACAGTAGCATCATCATCTTCTTCTTCTTCTGCAGCATCTATGAAAGTCATATCTACTGCTTTATTAGGTGATGTAAATAAGTGAGATTTATTATCATCAGATGTAACCACACTTTCTGCACCTGGCATAGGTAGAAAATCATCAATGTTAATATTGGTATCTTCTACATTAGTATTTTCAGTACTCATTGTTTTTTATCTTTACGGGGTTGTTTCTTCTTCATATATAATCTACATAATTAAATCTAAAAGATTTAAAAGTCTATAATATTTCTTTTACAAAATATGTACTATAACGCTATACTTATTTCTTGTCATACTTGTTTTTGTTGGTTTGAGCAACTTGTAACTGTTTATTAGCAATTTTTTCACGTATCTGAAGCTCTTTATCCTTTAAAGAATTCTTCTGTTGTTCATTCATTTGCTTATGTGAAAGAGCTTCTCTTTTAAGAGCTATGTCTTCTTCTTTAGCATGCTTACTATCAAGATATTCTAAAGTATCTATATAGTCAGTTTGTTGATTACCATTGAAATCTTTAACCCCTGTATTTACAGCAGCTCTAATTTCAGCTATATACTCCTCAGATGCTCTATCAAGAGCATTTTGCTCAGCATCAAATTTCTGTTTCATCTCAAGTCTTTGAGTCTCTGCTTGCTCAATCATATTTTGAGATTGAAGTTCATGGTCTTGCATTGCTTTACCTTGAGCTTCCGTTTTCTCTTCAATAGCTTTAAGAGTATGTGTAATCTCTGCAAGAGAGTCAGCTTTAGCTAAATTACCTAAATCAAATATAGAAGCACCGGCTGTATTATTAGATAAAGCCAAGTTTCTTATTTGTTCCATAAGTTGTCTCTGATTAACTTTAGAAGAGCAGAATACATTGATGTCTCTAAGCAAGAGATCTTTACCATTCATTTCAAAATTAATCTTCTCATCTATAGAAGTCATATATTGTAGTCTAATACTAGGATTAGTAGACTGATAGAATTGAGCTAAGTCAGTACGCATTTGGTGTACTCTTGGCATCAAGTGCTCAGAGTGATCCACAAAGTACATCTCTGTCTGAGAGTAACTTGCAGCCAGGTTTTGTTCCACACCGGTTGCTGTCTGTTGTCCTGTAGCAGCGCCAAGTCGCTCAGGAGTAATACCTATTACTTCAAAAGCTTGTTGCTTAAAGTAATTAGATAACTGTACTCTTGAAAGTAATCTTTGTGTCTGTTCTAAGTTTAGTACTTGAAAATGTTGGAAATTCATACCATTCTCTGTATTGGTAATAGAAGTATCCAAAGGAAGCATTTGGAAGTCTTTCATGGCAACATAAGCTTTAGCAAAGTTATGTTTACCCCAGTCTTCTCCCATACTATGTTTAGGTAAAGCATTTTGATCTAAAAGAATTACTGTACCTAATTCATCTACTAATATGTCAGCTATCTGATTATTAGTAAGATTAAATCCAATTTGGAAAGGTTCCATCTTATTTACCAAAGCTCTTGAGTGTGTATTTCTATCATGGAAGACAGCTCCTTCTACAGGAAGCTTACAACCATATAAACTACTATCACCTTTAAACTGAAACTTAATTGGTCCAAGTCCTAAGTACATAGGCTGGAAACCATTAGCATCATTATTACCATAATAACTAGGTCTGTTAGGGCCTATCTTAACTCCTCCATACGTATGGTTTATCCATATCCATTCAACATGGTCACCAAATATAAGATTCTCTAATCTCTTTCCTTTAAGTACAGTTGTATCATAAACAGGTTTATCTGTAACTCTAAATGTTTCATCAACTATAGACTGAGTCATTCCACCATCTGGTCCAATAGTAGTTCTATGTCCCAACATTCTTTGGGATTTCCAGTATGCAGTAGTAACTCTTAGTAAGCTATAATTCTGAAGGTCTGATAAATCTTCAGACTGATTAAGTATTTTATATATAATATCTTCTCCCATTCCCATCATACTATCAGCACTATGGAAAGCCATAAACTGACGCATGCCTAAAGAAGGTCCTTCAACATTCCAATCATGAGATTTAGTAGCATCATAGAAACTACCATCATTCTGTACTCCTGGTAACATATATCCGGCACCTTGTACAGGATAAATAACTTCTAATGACTGCAGCTGATCCTTAGTCATCATATAACCATACTTATCTATAGCATCAGCAATAGTTATTAAATCTATTTTACCAACCCAGTTACCCTGAGAAATATATCTTGCTTCAGGAGACTTGTGATAAAAGGTTAATACAGGATTCCATAATTCAATATCATAGTCATCCTCATTAAGTTTAAAGTGCCAGAACTCTCTATCAGTAATAAGCATATCCTTAAAGGCCATATTCTCAAGCTCTTTAAGGTAAAATCTTTCTGTATCTACATTATGTTGGTGAGTAGCCCATTGTTCACTAAGAGATTTGTAATCTTTTTTGAAAGTTTGTTCAATTTGAGGAAGAGATTTAATATTCTCAGGCGCCATCATTTGTTGTGCCTCTTCATCTTCTTCAGTTAAACCCATCTCTTTCATGGTTTGTCTCATAATGTTTTCACCATAAGCAACAACATTTTCCTCAACCATCTCCATCTTAGCTCCTAACATCTCATTATAAGAGATGTCATCTACTGATAAATAAGTAATTTTATCATTTCTTTTTGCAAACTCTCCTGCAAGTACATTGATAACATTAGGTATAATAGGAAAGAACTTTAACTCAAAAGCTGAATCATTCTCTTTTGTAAGGATATCAACTATCTCAGCATTCTCATTATCTTCACAGACAATGTAATCTGACTTGTCAATAATACCATTAGCAAGTTTATAATTCTTAAGTAATCTTCTTGAAGTTCTTCTTAGTTGTTTTAACCCTTGCATCTCTAACCAATCCATATTCCAGGCTCCCCATTCTTGTGTCTTTTGAGAGGTAAGTATAAATTGTATAGGACGGGTTAAGGTACCCATCCTGTTATATTCTGAAGTTGCTCCAGCTTTAAGCTGTAATGCATTAAAAATTTTAGGCATTATCTTAAGTTTTTAAATGGGTTATGAGGCTTTTTCATGGTATCAGATAGCCCTTTTCCTGAGCCTATATGTCTAAACGGACTCACTCTCAATTTAGCATAATTATTCTGATTTTGCAAATTATCACTGTCTTCTCTTTCTATTCTTCTACTGTATCCTCTATTAGAACTTTGTACCTGGGCAAAAGCAACCATAGCACAAAAAGCTACAAGTCTATCCACGTTAAGTCCATCTCTATAAGCAAGCATCTCTTTAAGAAGCATTATATCAGGAATTCTTTCTATACCATAAGTAGTCTTTACTATGGTACCATCAGTCTTAGTTTCATAATCTAAGTGTTCTTCTATGAACTGTTGTGCATAAGAAACAAGATTACTCTTGAAGAGTGTCCCAACATTTCTCCATCCATATTCTTGAAATACATTAGCATTAGCTTGTAATTCTTTAAGGAATAATATCTGACTTTTAGGAACTAAATATTTCTGCTTTCTCTTAGAGATCATGTATTGAATAAATAAACTAATATTATTCTCTACTATAGTCCAGGCATTGTACCATTCTATCATTAATTCAAGTCTCTCATGAGTCTTATTTAAGTCATCAAATCTACCACACCATGCAGCAACTATTTTATCCGGTTCTATAGTTGAGTCTATACTACCATCTGACTTATGTTTTATTACTTCCTGCGCTGTTTTATAAATGTAAATAGAACAGAGTGATTCAGAAGTAGTTGTCTTACCCTCTGATACAGGGTCAATAGAAGCATAATAAGTTCCAAACTCTGGATTCTTAGATAAAGGTTTCTCCCAACAAACTATAACTCCTTCTTTGTGTTCAGTCTTTGGAGATATAGGAAATTCTGATATAGGAATATGTTTAGAGAGCTTACTTATAACTTCTCCTTTATCATCTCTCTCAAGCTCTATATAATCTTTATGGTAAGTATCATCCTCTATTCTTCTTATCTGTGCTGTAACTAGCCCAGGATTAAACTTAGCAAGTTTTCTACTAGCAAAAGCTTCATCAATATTTGTAGGCTTTTGTGAGATACGTAACTGATAATCTTCTGGGTCAAGTGATTTCTTCCAGATAATTCTTTCTGCATATATCATTTCTAAAGCTTTTTCAACTTCAGAGTTTCCATATTCATCTATACATGGAATCATTGACCACTGTTCAGGTATAAATAAAGCTCTTATACCTACTTCCCCTTTATCATTTATAAGATTAGTTTCTATACCTAGTACATCTTTACTCTCAGGGCGCTCTATCATCTTTCTTAAAGGCTCACACTGATCCAAATCCCCAACAGATCCTGCTGCAATAAACTGGCCTGTATAAATCATACCAGACTTCATAGCTGGTAATAAGTATTCTATAGTCTGGTTCATCTTAGGAGCAATCCCTGCCTCTTCATGAAAGAAGAAGGTACAAGGTCCCCCAACACCATTAGTTGGATCCTTATCAAGGATAAGACCCATAATAACAGATTTTAAACCTATATCTTTTTTTCTGCCTGATTCATTAATCTCAATCTTCTGCTCCCAGTTAAATATCTTATCCGGAGTACAAGGTCTGTACCAGGCTGTATAACTATTTAAGAAGTTTCTATACTCCTCAAGAAAACGCCATGTACCTTTCTCACCAATATAATCCTTAAGAGAACCTGCTATCTTGTTAATAGAACCTTCCTCAAACCAGAAGTAATTAATCATCTTGGCACCATGATAGTAACTGGAAGCTATCTGACGCTTCTTAAGTATTACTCCATGCTTGTAACTATATCTGGCTATATCCTCATAAAGAGCCATATGATACTGGGCATCTCTAATTTTAGCAAAACCAAATCTTGAAATCTCTTTATTATAGATAGGAAGAAAATTAAGCCACATGTAATAATCTCTGGTAAGATACCATGATGCTTTTTTATTCTTAAATATAACTCCTTGTCTGCACTTCTCTTTTTCAGTATCCCAATATGTCTTATAATCCTTAGACCTCATAGGAGCAAAGCAATATATCTTACCATTTTTTTCAAAATTTAAAGCCTGTTCATTAAACTTAAGTGATGTTTCATCAAAGTTATATTCACCAGGTACTTTAAATATAGACCAAAGGTAAGCTAGAAAATCTTCCCTTGTTTCAAAATCAGTGTAAGACCACTCCTTTGTGGTATCATCATATGTTGGGATATGTATAAACATTAAGAGATAATTTTTTTAATAAGCTCTACTATAGTATGAAAGTCTTCATGTACAAAAACAGGGAACTTAGTAGCTCCCCCATTCCAGTAATTTGTTGTATCATCCCTGTGGAATCCTGTCCACTTTCCTGTGTGATGGTTATAGTGAAATAACCAGTTATATAATTTATCCATTGTCTTTATCATTTTGAATTACATGTATGGTACTCTTATCAAATACTACAAAATCCTTAAAAGCATTATCAAGAGCTTCTTTTACCATCTTACAACTTGAACATTTATCATTTTTACAAAAGGTAAATGTATTATCAGGAGAGATAGCTCCTCTTTCTATACATCCTCTCCATACTTTTATTTCCCTTTGTTTTGGTATTCTATCTGTGAGGTGTTTTTCTATTTCTTCCCTTGAAGGAAGTTTAAATTTTTCTTCTTCCATTATTTCTATGATTTAGTGTCCATCTTTAATCCTTCATGTGTCCAGCTTTGATCTTGTATCAGTCTATAAGTTCTTACTACTGCAAAATTTATAAGTTTAAAATATTCAAATTTAAGGCCATAAGCTTTTGCATCTATATTTGTTAATACAGACTTTTGTATAGCTTCAGGTGAGATATCATCTATATTATGTTTATAGACATAATCTGATATCTCACTCATTACCATATTTGATATTGTAAGTTCCGGGTGAAATAAAGTGTTATATAATAATTCAACTGAATTAATACTATAACCTATAGAACCACTAAGGGTAATGGTTTTTAAATCTTTACTTGTGACAGTCTGTACAGTTAAATCTATAACTCTTAATCTTGTTTCCTGTATATATACACTATCAAAATAAGGTAGTCTAAAATATATACCAGGATTTAATAATTTTGTGTTTTTACCACATCTTATTCTAATACCTTGTTCCCAAGGTTGAACTATAATCCATATTTTTATAGCATTAAAAATATATTCAAAAAAATCTTTTACCTGATTCATTATTTCTCTTGGTCATATGCTATTTGTGCATTACCTCTTACTTGTGATTTTTGTTCTTCCATAAGGTCTTTGTACGCTCCTTTGAAGGAAAGTCTAATTTGTTCAAACTTTGCTGCAGCATTAACAAGAGAGTTAATGTTACCATCTCTCCCGTGCTGAATCTCAGTAGTCTCCATATATTTAGCGAGCCTGTCAAGCATACTCTTGATACCCATATAAGCCCTAAAAGTAGCAGTCTGATAGAGTCTTTCACAAAGTGCTCTAGCTTTGAGGACAATATCATCTTCAGTGCTAAAATTGACAGGAAGCTGCGAAAATATAAGTTCTTCTTTCTCATGTTCAGGAACTTCAAAAAAAGGATTGAGATCTGGATTAGGACATGTCATATAAAAAAGATAAGCATATACATTTGCAAAATCCTCAGGATATGCATCCATAACTACAGCTAAGTCTTTTAAGGTGTAACAATGTTCAGTAGGTACTACAACCCCGTTGTTAATATCAAATAGTCTTATCATTAGTGTTTTTTCTTTACTTTATCTTTGTTACTTTCATACCATTTTAATATGGATATTACTTCGCTCTTCATATAAGGAAGCTCATAAGGAACTACTTCTTTTACAATAGGATCACCTGTTGATGAAAGTTTTATTACCGGATATCCATATTGATCTGTAAAGTCTTCTTCTTCAAATTTTATATGGTGTATAATAAGTTTCCCTGGCTTTAAATTAGGATTATGCTTCAGTATAATATACATATAAATACTGAGCTGAAGGTTATAGTGGTTTAGGTTACAGTCATCTAAGTGAGATAAAGGCCCCAGCATTTTCTTAGAAATACCTTCCCATGACTTAAAAGATTCTGTATCAATCTTCTTATTAGTCTTGTAATCTATAATATCAACAGTATTATCTATTACCTCAACTCTGTCAGACTGACCACATATACCTGCAGACTTTAAATAAACCATATGCTCAGGATATATTCCATTTATAAGTCTTTGTAAAGGAGCAAGCTTCTTACCATTATTATCAATTAAAGGTCTTATAACAGGAAGCACTGATTCATGTCTTACTATAGTGTCACAGTTTACTATATCTTGTTCTCTCTGGTCATGATACCAATTACCTAAGGTACATGCTCTTTCTGATTCTTTTTTCCATATCTCCTGAATTAATTGAGGAGTCATTCCATACCATTTATTAGTCTTACTTTTTTTCAGTGAACACTTTTCCGAGATAGCTTTAGCATCAAAAGGTTGTTTAAGTGCTGATAATAAAGTAGTTACACTAACCCATGAAGTTTTATCTTCCGGATCTATAGAGGTATAAGAGTGGGTGTTTGCTTCAAATACTATAGCCATCTTATTTTCTTATTTTTTTATTTAATTCTGCTTCTTCTTCTGGAGTAAGTTCTGCTTTCCAGAAGTTCTTAGGGCATGCTGATGATAAACTTCTTGTCTTAAAAGCAAGGCTACATCCACATTCTGCACAACAGGGTTGAGTACCTGCCATAGCACATTTAGTGCCTTCAGTATCTAAAAACTCACATGAGTCACAGATAGTTTGTCTTGTTGCAGCAATGATTTCAACATGCTGCTTTCTAAAGATATTATTCTTGATACCTTCAAGAATCCTCCCTCTCTCCTTCCAAATCTTGATTAAGTTTGCCATTGATATATTCTTTTCTTTTTTGTCTTATGTTATTTTTTTTATCTTCTTCTACTGTCATTATATTCTTCATATCAGTAAGAATATCTATTTGCTTCTTTGATGTGAGTATAGCCTCATACATCCTTACTGATATAGCCTCATCTCTTTCAAGTCTCGCTATAAAATTAGTATGCTTGTCAATCATATCAGATAGTGACTTCTTCTTAATTACAAAAGTTCCCAGATTGGGAACCCACAGTGAATGGAAAAAACACTGTGACATCTTCTTTTGCAGTTCCTGATAAAAGAACAACACAAGATCATCAACAGCCTCAGTTGGCAAGTTCAAGTCTTGTGCAGTTTTCTCTACCAGAGATTTACGTTTGAGTGGATTCAATTCCTAAATAATTAAAATCCAACAATATGTTACCTTTAGAATATATCTCAATATCAGGATTAAGTACTATAGTCTTTCTACCTGTTGAGGTTTTACTGATTATATTTCTTTTTTCCAGTTTCACTATTCTGTTTCTTACATTCTGTGCTCTTGTTGATAAATCCTGAGGCTTTGATTCAGGATACAATATCTTTGCTGCATCAGAACAGAAGGGACCTAATTCCATAGGACCCCACATAACCAATAAAGTAAGTATCTCTAAATCTGATTGAATCAGGTACTCTTTCTTAAAGAACATTACTTCTGTAAGAATTTGATACCTGATTATATCAACAATACTCATTCTAAGTTTTCTATTTACTTTCTTAACTTCCATTTCTTTTCTTTAGTCTTTGTAGCGGGGTTGGGAGTCGAACCCAAAGCTTAGGGACATGAACCCTACGTGTTACCTTTACACCACCCAGCGTTGTACCATTTAGTTATACTCAAGATCTAATATCTTACCAACCAAATCACTTCTATGATTTTCTTTAAGCTTAATCCACTCTATACCATCTAAAGTTTTTGCAAGATTAATAACATAAGACAAACCTGTTAAACCTTCATTAGTATCCTGTTGCTCATTATCACCATTAATTATAATCTTTCCTGTCTTTCCAAGTCTTGTAAGAATAGCCAACATCTCCTGCTTAGTAAGGTTTTGGGCTTCTTCAACAATAAGTACATCCTCTATAGTCTTACCTCTGATAAACTGGATAGGTAAAGCATCTACTCTACGAGTCTTTACAAATTCATCTATCTTCTCCTGGTCCATACATTTATACATGTTTTCAACCAAAGCTTCTATATAAGGATTAAACTTATCATCTAAACTTCCTGGTAAGAACCCTAGTGACTTACCTACTTCAATAGCAGATCTTGTCACCAGGATTTTGTTACACTCTTTCTTATTTAGAAAGTCAAGTGCTGCAATAACAGCAACTAAGGACTTTCCACAACCAGCTCTACCTGTTATAACAACTATCTGATTATCTATAATTAACTGCTTAGCTAATTTTTGCTCTTCATTTAAGGAGACTTTGTATTTAATATCACTCTTTCTTGGTCTGTTGGCTTCTTTCATTTCTGAGGGTTTTTGGTTTACCAAACTATATCTATGTCTGATTCATTTACCATAATCTTAAAGTCCTCCCCAATGGGGACAAGCTCTGGGTTCTGGAGAAGGTAAGAAGAAAGATAAACTCTATCCCCTGGCTTACACTTTTGTACTTCTTCTGCTGTGGCATATACTTCAAGCTTACTCCACTTCTCAGTGGCTTTCTTAATCTCTTCAGCTTCCATGGCTTTCTTAGTTTCCTCACCTATCATAAGAGATGATTTAGACTCTTCCATTGCTGGCCTGTTAATTAGGATTTTTCTTCCTTGTAATTTCATGATTTTTTGTTGTTTACTATATTATCAATATTATCAATAGTCTTGTTAGTGCTCTTAAGACTATCATCTAAATTACCAAGTTCTATCTGCAAATCAGCAATCTGCATCTTAAGCTCATTTTTATAATCAGCTTGTTTACCATGAAGTTTCTCTAACTCTTTTTGCATTAAGGTAAAGACTCCTAAAATCTTTTGCTTCTCTTCCTGTAAGGAAGTAAAGCTAGTTGGTTTTACTCTATTAAACATGGTTTATACAGGTTTCAGTGTAGGTTCCATTACTGCTACAGTATCTCCTACTTTAATTCCATTAGCTGATAAGTCCGGATTATTATCTAAATCTTCCTGAGTTACTATATGATCTACAGAATTCTCTTGTGGTCTTTTAGCAGGGCCATCCTGTGCTGCTGCTGGAGGATTAGTAAAATAAGCTACTTTTGCATTAGCTTCTGTTCTTCGTGCATCAGCTTCTGCTGTGCCTGCTAATAGTTCTGCTAACTCTTTTCTTAGTTTAGCTACTTCAATTTGTTCTGCGTAGAACTTAATAACCTGCTCTTTAGTAGGTTCTTGTACTTTGGTTTTGTTTTCTGTGTCCATAATTAATCAGCTTTAATAAAATCAATATAATATTCTCCCATTTCAAATACAGCTTCGTCATTTGTAACTGTAAGTTTAATCTCTCCAGCAGGAGTATAGGTTGAGAAAGATTTGTTTTCCTCTGAACCAGTGATGACTGGCTGCATAGTTATCTGTCTGCCTCCACCATTACCATAAGTAGTAATAGAAGCTACATTAAACTTTGTTCTAATCTTGTGTGACATAATTTAAGTGTTTAAAGTTTACAGTACAAATATATAAAATAAAGTTTAACTTTTACAAATTTATTATATATATTTGTAGTGTATAATTATTAAATATAATAGACATGAGTAAAATTGAAGTTTTAAAGTTTTATGCAGACTGGTGTGGACCCTGCAGAACTCTTAGTAAAGTACTTGAAGGAAAAGAAGGAATCCAGGAGATTAACATAGATGTAGAACATGAGATAGCAGTTAGACACAATGTAAGAAGAATACCAACTTTAGTATTTCTAAAAGATGGAGTGGAGAAATACAGATCTACAGGTTTAATAACAGTGTATGAATATAATGTCATCATGGAAAAACTTATGACAAGTAATAAACCAGTAGAAGAAATAGAAGTATTTGGTGCCCAGATAGTGGCCCACATGAAAGATGCAATAGATAAACCACAAACAACAGAAGAATAATGGCTATAGTAGTAAAATGCCCTTTAAGTTATGGACAGATAGTATATGTAAAAACTGATACACACCAGGATCCAAGACAAGTAATAGGAGTGATGGGAACAGCTGATGGAGGAATCCTCATAAAGCTTACAGCAGATGGAGAAGCCGGGTGGTTCTATGAATGCGAAATAACAGTAGAAAGAAACATACTCATGGTAACAGATAACTAAGAAAGAAGAAAGCTGGTCTGCAGAGAGCTAGTAACCTTTCTATATAAACCTCACTAGGGATAGTGGGGTTTTCTTTTGGAGTAAAGTCAAAAAATTTTATAAATATTTCTAGCTGAGGGATACAGTAATCTATAAGTGAGTGAATATAAGTACTCCCCCCATAACAACTCCCCACCACCCAAAGTCAACCTTCCCTACCCCCCTTGATTTAGATATATTTTTAACTTTAATCCTTATATTATGAAAAATTCAGTGCAACAAAAAGTATTTATTGCTCCGCAACTCAACAGAGATACACAAGAGAGAGTTTTGTGTCAATCTTATGTTAACAACAGTTTCTTCGACACAACTTTAAACAGACAAGTTGAAGAGGGTGTTACAAGAATATTCTTAGTACATAAAGAGCGCAAGATGAATGCCATCACCAAGCGTCCTGTTACTAAGACTAGACGTGTAGCTGTTGACTTACCAACTCTTGACAAATCTGAAGTGTATGATTACATCACAGAGTTGTTAGACACAGACGCGGTAGGCACACCTGTTGGCAACCCACAAGAGTGGTTTGATGACCTCATTGATAATGATGTGAGAATTCAAATCAAAGGTTGTAAAATCATTGTGCAAGAGTTTGCCTTGAGCATCAATAAGTATGTTCGCAATGGACATGACAAGTTCCTTAAAGCTTGTATGGAAACTTTAGCTCGCTATCAGCAAAGCGAAGTATTCAGATACAACTTCGAGATAGTTATCAGAAGAGCAGTAAGACTTGTTAATGACAAGCTCTTGCTTAAGCTTATGGATAGCAAAACAGGTTTGTTTAACCCAAGTTTAATCTTGACTCTTGACAACGCAACACAAGCTAGCATAGCAAGTGCTATTAGTGATGTTCTGTTTGGTAGCAAAGAGATAAATGGTAAGTTGAAAAGACCAAACAGAAATGCTCCTTGCCTTAAGACTAAAGCAGGAGAGTATATCCTTACTTGTCAACTATTTTGCGACAATGTTGAAGAGGCAGATAAATATGCTGATATCTTCATTGAGCATGATAAAGACAACAAGGAAACTAAAGAATATCTTCAGTCTCAACGTGTGGCTCGTATCAACAACTCTCTTGTAGAAGAAGAGGAAGAGGCAGACACAACTAATGCTACAGCTAACTTAGCAGGCGGAGAGGCAGAAGAAGACAAACAATAGTTAGTCTCTAGTTACTTATTACACCATTCACAACCCTTTGGGTTGTGTTTGGCTGTAGTGGGTATTCATGGAGTAGTGTGTATTAATAGTTTTTTGTTTTATTCTCAAAGAAACTAATGTTTTATTAAGAATAATTCAAACATATTTGTCTCCACTCGAGGGGTAATTATGAATACTTCAATAAAGTAATACACTAGTCAACCATGAAGAGATAGTTTTTTGGTTAAATCAATAGTTAAAAGTGTAAGAAAGTTAGTGGTGATAACACCTCACACACAAAACTAACTCTCTCTAAACTCTCCAAATACCACCAAAAAACCACGCACTATATAGCATATGCTTGTCAAGTGTAAGCAAAACATCAATAATAACTACTAAACTGTAAGCTATGATAACAACCTATGAAGTATGGATTGAAGGTAATGGAGATATTTATAGAGGATTCTCTAACGAGTATGTATCAACACATCTTGATAAAGCTATTGCTGATAAAGTAGCTTTTGATAACAGAGGTTATGTCTGGGGCTGATATTATTACAGTAAGATACAATCAAGACTGGGATCCAACAACAATTAACCAGGATGCTCTTGAACTGATGTATAAGCATCATTTAGATGTGTATAACCTTATTCCTAAAGGTATAGCTATACTAAAAACTGATTAAAACAATCTTAAAAAATTCAATATTATGTCAACAATAAAAAAAACTCCTTGGACTCCTTGGCATTCTTCTTCTGCGAGTCCTACAAGTGATAATTCAAGTAAAGCACAAGTTGTTCCAGTAAAAAAAACTCCTGATCAAATAACTGAAACACATCTTGAAAACTATATAAATTTTGGTCTTCGAGCAGAAAAAAAGAATAGTGCAGGAGGAAATATATTAAATGTTATTAGTATAACTCCACAAACAAGAGGTACTTTTGTTGCAGAGATGAAAGATAGATTAGGTAGAGATATAAGAGCCTATGTTTATGATGTAGTGCCTCATTTAGTTCCTTTGAAAGAGTTTATAAACATTGATGAGATCACAGATATTATGACTGGTGGAGAAATAATCATGGCAAGATACAAAGAAGAGAACTGGATGGATAAAATAAGTCCAGAAGCTCTTACATGTATGTATAAGCATCACATTGATGTATTTGATCTAATTGATTATAAACTTGCAGTTAGTAAACAAAAATAATTCATCTAATACCTTACAATTATGTATCCAACAATAATACTTTTTTTTGCTTTAATATTTACTTTTGTATATCTCATAAGATTTTTTAACTGTGAGATTAACTACACAAGAGTTAAACAAGTTCCTATTGACGACTCAACATCAGAAATATTACTATTTCTTGTAGCTTTATTCTGGTCTTGGTTATTTTATCTTTTACACTAGTAGTTATGAGAACAGATGTACAACTACTTAAACTAGTACTTGAAAAACTAGATAAGACTACCAATCTTACTGCTGGCTTATGTTATTTTGTAAGACAAGTCCGGGTAGAAAAAGAGCTGATAGATGAAGAATTTGCAAGACTAGACCAGATTATTGAGAAAAATAAACCTAATGTTTTTACAGTATTTAACATATTCTGTATAATTCATTATTTACATGCTTATATTCTTGATCCTCAGTATTATTATACACAGAGTTATATATGGCCAAGAAAAGCTTATTTAAGACATCTCATAAGAGTGTATAAGAAGTATGATAATTCTAAAGAACAATATTATGTCTAAAACTAATCATGAACTACTAGTATTTGTTCTTAAGCAACTTAAGGATGAAAAACCTTTTAAAGGAGGATTGTGTCATTTTATAAGTAATTTGTGGCACAAAGAGCTTGTTACTGTTGAAGAGTTTGAAAGATTTAAGTCTATTATATTTTTTAATATACCTAATAGATTTACTATCTGGAATCTTTATCATATTATTTATTATACACCTGATATTCACTGGTGGAGAGTAAGTAAGAAATCCCCGCGTAAAGTTTATCTAAGGTATTTGATAAGACTTAATAAGAAAAAACCCTTTATTATAAAAGAAAGAGCAAAAAATACCACAACAACCAGTAGAACTGGTGTAGAATAACACAATAGGCTGCATAACTCAGAGGCACCGTGATTAAGGTTTTTGTTGAATTCCCTTTCCCTACGATGCCCTGAGGTAGCTTATTGTTCCCTATGTGTCGGGAAGATTATGAATCTTATATACCACACCTCTATATGCATCATCTCTTGTAGGTTAATGATGTTTTGAAGGTTGATGATGTCTGAGGTGTGTATTATTACCTGGCACTAACTTTAACAGCTGTACAACTACTCTCTGTTTGCTTACAGAGGGTAGGGCTGTTATTAACTAACTCTTATCTATAACATATTACAGAGTGCAGAATCACACTAAATAGTAATAAACTGTATAACAAGTAGACTGCGAAGTCAGGATAAATAGTAAACTACTATTGTTATAGATTATAAAACAAACTCACCATGACAAAAGATCCAATTTTATTACTTATTTATACATTTGTAGCTTTTTTCTTTTGCTACTTAATCTGGAGAAGTTTATTTAGAAACACTCTTGAGTATTCTGATAGAAGTATTAATGAACTGTATAAGTTACTTTATCATCATATTAAGGATAAACCTTATATAGATGGTTTATGTCTTCAAATATCATTATTACATACTAATAATTTTATAAGTGATAGAGAAAATACTAAACTTATTCGTGATTTTATATCTCAAAGACCTTGTAAACACAGGCATTCTGAGTTTTATAATCATGATTTATATGATAAAACTCTAACTTCATCTTACTGGTGGAATTATGTCTCAGGAGCAGATGAAGAAAGTACACTTCAAAGAAAGAAATTCATAGCTAAAATGATAGCTGTAACAAAATAAAGATAACATGTAAAGTGTAGTAGGCTGCTTATGGCTATTTCTTCCCTAGTCTGACCGCTCGTGGCCACTACACTTTGTTATCAAAACAACTAACTCTAACAAATTTAAACTTTAAATATCATGAAGTTAACACAAGCTTTAAAACAAAAAAAGAAACTTATAGCTGCTGCTGATAAGTATTTTAAAAGATTTACTGCAGCAAATTCACATGAAGTGAGTAAAACTCCTACATATGATGCTAAAGAGAATTATGACTTATGGAGAGAAACCATTAAGAAATTAATTACTCTTAAAGCACAAATCCAAATTACTAATGGTCCTATTCTAGGTAAAATTTATGAGCTTGCTGAGCTTAAAAATATAGTTAGTAAACTTAAAAGTACAAACTGTAATAAAGGTTTGGTTGAAAAAGGTGGAGGATATGGTGTAGCAAGCGTAGATGTAGAATATACTGCATGGCTTACTGAGAAACAAAGAGATGATAATGTTGATGACCTTGAAGAAAGAATAGAAATTATTCAATCTGAAATTGAGGCTTTCAATGCTACTACAGAGATGCTGTAGAAAATAACACAGACAAGAGAATACAGAAGTAAGAGTATTAGTAGTACTATACTACAGAACCGCAAGGTTATGTGATATCACCAACTCTGTAAAGGCAATGGCCTAGATGATGATGAAGAACTCTTTTTTCAAAGTTCAAGGAATCAATTCTCAATTATTAAGACTCAAGATACTCCTTCCATGAACGTATTTTTGCTTCTTTTCTTGTTTGTAACAATAAACTTAGGTGAGTTGAGGGGTTGTGATATCTGGATAGGTATGTAAGGCCTCGTGTATTTATAACTGAAGTCCCAATGAAGCAACTCCTCTTTTTTTAACTAATTAGTTTTTAATAAAATAACAATATCATGTCACAAACTGTTAAAATAACACACTATATAGGTAAGGATAAACAGAATAGAGATCTATTTATTATTGCTGTACCTGAACAAGAAAAATATGATGGTAATCCTTCTGAAGAATTTATAACTGTAGCACATGATTATGTGATGTTTACAGGTCCTTGTAATTTTCAAACAGAAAATGATGTTAAATTACCTGAATCACAAAACAGAGGTGCTTCTAATTGGGTATCATCAAGAGCTTCTTTACAAATTTCTATAAGAGATATGTTTGATGTAGTTTTACCTTTTTTACAAAAGCATAAATATTTACAACCAGAACATTTTGAAGATAGAATATATAAAGGAGATACTTCTTTTGCTTACGTTTATCATGGTAGTATTATAAAATATTATGAAGATGGTAAAAAGATGGTTGCTTACAGACACAGTGGTAGTAAAGATTATTCATATATGGAAGCTGAAGAATTTGATAAAATCAAGTCAACATTAATTTTAGGTGTACCTGAATCAAGAAAAGAATCCTTTAAAAAATATTTAGATAAAGAAAATGAGTAATACTAAACTTTTAACAGCTGCTGAAGAAATCAAGGATATCCTTAGAAAGTATGATATTGCCGGTGCAGTAGCATTGCACACAACACCAGGAGATGGTGAGTATTTCGTACATCTTAATACTAGTTACTCATGTGCTTTTTTTGTAGAAGATGATGAAGTTAGAATCAGAGCTAAGGTTGAAGATTTTGCTAGTAAAGAAGAATGTTATCTTAAACAGCAGAATACATCTAATATGCTTAAGATTCTTGCTGATACTACTGCTATAAATTTCAGTATACTCTCAGAGTTATCTAATACCATTGATAAAGCTACAGGTGCAGAACACTCAGAGCCTATTATAGGTCCAACAAAACTTTAAAAACAACTCTCTAACACTTAAATAATCATGAGAAGATTAACAATTCACCTTAACCATGTTGAGAAATCAGGTGGTAAGTCTTATAATACTCTTGCATACATTGTAACATCAGAAAAGCAGGAAAATGCTATTATTTCAAAGCATGGAGAAAATGTAAAGAAGTATTACTTCAGTTTCTTAAACTAAAATTTTTAGACCATGGATGATAATACATTATCTGCTATTGAAGCAGTATGCTCAGCAGTGGCTTTTATAGCCTTTATTTATCTTGTACTTAAAGATGATTAGAAAATACATGAAGTGTGGTGCTTACAGAAGATAAGTGGAATTATGCCTGTAGCACACGTTCATATTACACTTCATTTATTTTTTAATTTAAAATTCTATATATGAATTGTAAACATTATAACAGAACAGAAATTTCTAAGAAAAGTGTGAGTCAAGATTACTTTTATGTTTCATATCATTGTAATGATTGTAATAAAGACTTTAAAAGAAGTGTAATAAAATTTGTATATAACCATCAAAAAAATAATCATGTCAACAACAAATAACTTTAACTTTGGAAAGTTCCTAGGTTATCCTGACTGCTGTATTGAAGCATTTGGTGATGTAGCTATTCCTTTTGTATTACGCCCACAACTTACTCAGATGATGACAGTAAATGGTTTTCTACCATGTGTAAGCTGTGCAGAAAAACTCTTTAATAAAGAGACTACTTATGATGAGCTTATAAATCCTAACAGAAAATGTTCTATTCCTTTTAAAGAAGAAACAACTGTTGCAGAGGATGATATAATAGGACAAGAGTTAGATCAAATAAGAGAGTAATTATGACTAAGATAATAGTATATAGTGATATTTCTGATGAACTTACTCAAGAACAAATAACAGCTTTTAAACAACTTTATAACAAACTTATGAAAAAATTCACCATTTTCTATAGAGATTCTATAGGAAGAAAAAACCAGGCAGAAAGATTTGGATATGATTCAGATGATGCCAGAAGAAAGTTCAACATACTATATGTAGGATGTACTATCCTTGATATAGTGTAAATTCACCTAAAACAAAACCTTAAAAACAAAAAATCATGTTAACATCTATTTTACTCGTTATTTTTATCCTCATATTTGGAGGACTGATTTTACAAAACAAGCTTCACATTATTGTAAGAAGAACTGGAGCTGATACTGTTTTAAACTATAAAGCTATAGCTATTGGTATAGTATGTCTTGTAGTAATATTTATACAACCTTATGCTTTAAAGAAAATTGAAGCTGGTTATCAAGGATTACTTGTAAATCTTATAGGTGATAGCCGTGGTGCAAGCTCTATAAAAGAAATTTCTGGTTGGAAAGTATACAACACTTGGACAGAGGAAATACATCAGATACCACTTGATCAAAGAAGTATTAGATATGGAGAACAACCTAGTGTTGCTAAAGGAGGATTTGCTTTAAAGATATTTCCTTCATTTAACTACTCTGTAAAAACAGGTACTACAGCAGAAATGTTTACTAATCTAAGAACTGCATTCAGATCAGGTAATGGTCTTGAAACCATAGAACAAGGATGGCTTGAAATAGCTATATTAGGCGCTGTAAATGACGTTACTAATTCATGGAAGGTAGAAGACATTTTTAATAAAAAAACTGAATTTGAAATAGCTATACAGCTTGAAGCTAATAAAAGAGTAGGTAAATGGTTTAAAGTATCACAACTAAGAACTAATATGCCACCTCCAAGTTCTATTGCTAAATCTATAGCAGATAAAGCTGCTGCAGAATATGATGCACAGAAATGGATGGCAAAAGCTAAAGCAGCTGATGCAGAAAAAGAGCAAAAGATTGCTGTTGCCAGAGGAGATTCTGCTAGAGTAGTTATTACAGCAAGTGCTAGTGCTAAAGCTATGAAGCTTAGAAAACAAGAGCTTACTCCTTTATACATAGAGTATCTTAAATGGGTAGATGTAAATCCTGATGTACCAAGAGTACCTAGTACTCAGTTAGGAAGAGATACTTCAGTAATACTTAATCCTAAATAAGATGAAAATCAAAATACTAAAACTGGGCACTATTGTAAAAGATAGTGCTACAGGAGTAGAAGGTATGCTTACTATAGTAGCTACAGACATGGATGGTTCACATTTATACATGTTTCAACCACGAGGACTTAATCCTAAAACAGGAGCACCTGTTGATAGAATGGTAATAGCAACAGCAAGAATTGTAGGAGGAGAAGAAATTGAAGTAGACTTACCGGTAGAAATACTTGGAACTATAGCTGAAGATTTAGCAACGGGTTTTACTGGTATGATTATACAACTTGATTATCATATAAATGGATGTATCCATGTTGATATTAAACCTGTAGGTGTTATCGCAGAAACTGGTACTACTATAGAATCACAGAGTTTTGATCTTAGAAGAATTAAAGGTGATAAAATCAAACCTCTTGCAGAAGAAGCGCTTGAAGAAAGTAAAAAGAAAACTCCTTCTCCTGAATTAGGAGGAGTGAAAAGAGAAATCAAATCATAAGTCATGACTCGTATCAAAGCAATCTGTAAGACTAACCTTGATGGTTATACTTGCCCTATTACATCATTTGTAGCTATACCTAATATGGGTAACAGAGTTGATGTATTAAAGGAAGGAAGAGAGGCTACCTTAAAAGTGGTAGCTATTACTCATAAAGAGAAGATAATTACTCCGGCAATAGCTTCTCCTACTGTAAATCATGCAGCAACAACAGAACCCTACATAGAAGTAGAACTTAATCATTAAAACTTAAAAATCATGGATAATCTCCTAACCCTTACACTTTTTGGTAGTGTAGTAGCTTTTTGGTCTGTAATACTGGCCTTTATTATCATACTCTTTGTTTGTGAGAGTACTAAAAGTGGTGTCTGGGCTTTTGCAACTTTTGTTGTAGTTACTGCCGGATGCTATTTTTATAGTAATTTCAAAATACTAGAGTATATCTCTGTAGCTAAAGTTATTATATATCTTATTATAGGACTACTATTTAGTCTTATAAGATGTTATTTTTACTCCCGGCGCATCAGGAACAAGATTATAGCTAAGAAACTTACTGATATAGCTCAAAATGATGCTCTTAAATCAGCTAAAACTGATATTAAGGATGAATTACAGGATAATGTATTCAGATGGTGGTTTATGTGGCCTGCTAGTTTCTTGTACTGGATATTCTCCGATTTATTCAAGGATATTTATGATCAGATTTATAGTTTAGTAGCATCTACATATACTGCTATAGTTGATTCAGCTTTTAAGTAATGGCTAGTAATGATGCAGAAGAGATGAAAGGATGCGCATGGATAATAATAGCTTGTGCAATAGCTTTTGCTATTGTTATCAGCACCTTTCAATACTGGGAAATAAAGTAATTAAACTTTAAATTATGGCACAATTTGACAGACTAATAGGAAGTTACTTTATTTTTAATAAAGAACCATACAAATGTTTAAAATATCAGATTATTACTGGCAAATTAGTTATCCATACTACAACTAAAACTCTTTCTATACTACAGGAACAGTTTGAAGAGAAAATATCCTTTGAAGGTGTGACAGATAAGGCTAAACTTAGATTAACACAGATGTTTCTCAAAGAAGAATAATAATATAGGAGTGGTACGAAGGCAACCTAGTAAGGGAGAGATAGAGTGCAATAATGTAGCAAGCTTTTAAGCTGATTACCTGCAGAACCTGAAATCAAAAGGATAACAAAAGTAGTATCACTCTTAATGATTAGAAGTAAGGGAGTATAAACCCAGTAAATCTGGTGTAATAGAATTGTCTAAGTGTAAAATCTAAACATTGAAAAGCCAGATACTTCTTATCCTGTCTTAGCTCAGTTGGTAGAGCTGTGGTCCCTAAAACCAATGGTCGTGGGTTCAAGTCCCACAGATAGGACTAACCTTTAAATTTTTATATCATGAAGAAGTAGATTAAAAAGGGTGATTTTGTCACTATTGTTGTCAGAGAAGATTTAGCGCCTGGATATAAGGTGGCACAATCTGCTCATGGAATGGCTGAGTTTTCAGCAAGGCATGGTCCTGAATTCCTTGAATGGGAAAAAGTATCAAACTATCTCTGTTGTTTAGAAACATCTAAATTCAAGATGGAGATGCTAGTAACCAAACTTAAAGATTTAGGTATTAAGTATACTGTATTCTTTGAACCTGATATAGGTAATGAGATGACAGCTATCACTGTTGAATGCCTACCAGAGGAAACTCACAAAAAACTATTTAAAAATTTTAAATTAACATTATCATGAGAAGATTTCACAAGATTATAACAGACATTAAAGCACTATCAAGTCAACAGGGTACACTAAAAGCCCAATGTAAAACGGTTCACTTGAAAGTTGAAAGGTCTATGCCTGCTAATGAAGCAGCAGCACTTCGTACTAGTAATTCTACTAAGCTTATGCACTTGTTTATAGCATATGCTCAGCTTAGAGGAAAAGAACCTCAACTTCCAACCCGAACAGGTTGGGATAAGGAACTTGTAGAGAAGTTTATGGAAACATATAAAGCTGACTTGGTAGCAGAGTAAAGAGAGTGTCAAGAGTGTGGGACTGAAAGATGCAACACCTATGTAGTAATACATGAAGCCAAGTGAAAGTCTTGGAGCAAAAATATTAGGGTATAGTTTTATATTGTACCCTAATTTTTGTTATCTTTGTTCTATGGAACAATGGAAACAATTAAAAGAGAACCCTAAATACTTTATTTCAAATTTAGGAAGGTTTAAAAATATCTATGGTAGAATTCTTAAACAAAATGTTAATCAAAGAGGATATTATTATTGTAATATTTCTACTAATGCTATAGTTACTAAGGTAAAAATACATAGATTAGTGGCTAAATATTATGTAGTAAATCCTTATAATCTTGAAACTGTAAATCATATAGATGGTAATAAACTTAATAATAATTACATAAATCTTGAATGGTTGTCTATAGGTGATAATGTTAGACATTATTATTCTAATAAATATCTAAACCCTGATAGAAATTCTATAGTGATATAGAGCAGAGAGATAGTTATATGAACTTATACTATTATAACCTCTGGGGAGTGTTCAGCTTGACCTATAAAAATAGGTGCTAATATTAAACTACAAGAGAAGTGTACACTCTTAGATTTGTACACAAAAAACCTTTAATACATAAGTATTATGTCAAATGTAAAAAAAGTTGCAAAAACTGCAACAGCTGCACCTGCAGCATCAGCGAAACCAAACAAGTTTCAACAAATTTTAGCTTCAACTGGACAAGAAGTTCTTGACCAAAGAGCTACGGTAATGGCTAACAAGACTGTTCAAGCCATGCAAAACAAGTTAACAGATTTACGTGGAAGACGTGATGACCTTACCTTGGCAAAATTGAATCTTACAGATTTATCTGTAGAGTCTAAAGACTCATTGCGTCCAGGGAATGCCAACTTCAAACCAAAAGAATGGATTGAGCAACTTTGTGATTTAGAAATGCAGTTAGAAGAGCTTGCAGATGAGATTGCTGTGGCTGAAAGAATTGCTGAAGATTTCTTTGGAATTGCTTCAGAATCAGCAGAGTAAACCAGACTAACTTATGAAACAGTCTAAAGTCTATCTAGCTAAGGAACTCTTAGCTAGTGGACTTGACGTTGAATATGTCAAGTCTAATCTTTCCCGTATTCCTAATTTGGAAATCGTGGAGTTTGGTAGTCCTATCAAACCTCAAGATTGTGATGTGATTATTTATATTCCTAATCCAGGATTAGATATTTTTAATGACTATGAAGTTGTTTTAAGTAAAGCTCCTGGTAAGGCAATAAGTAAATTTGTAGAAAAAGGTTCATGGGATGCAATAGATTCTTGTATTGTTTATACAAGTACTAAAGCATCAAGTAGAACTGGAGATGTTGAGAGAGATACCCCTATGGGTATAGTTCCTAACAATTTCTATACTTTTGATGATCCAGACTCACCAGATGAGTTTGCTCAGTTTGATCTTGATGGAGAAGATGCACAAGAATGTGACATATTAAATTATGTCTCTCGTCAGTTAGGCATTAGTGATAGTGATTGGATGAAAGCGCCAAGACATCATAAACCTGCAGAGATATATTCTATGCCTCCTATTCCACCGGAAGAAGACAGAGCAAGCAGATTAATACCAAATGTGGAGAAAGTTTCTGCTAGTTCTAGCAAAAGCTCTCGTAGACGCTTACTGATTCGTAGATTCAGAAGATAAGCTACAGTAAACATGAGAAAAATCCTGTTGTTGAAAGTATACAACAGGATTTTTTATTTTTAAAATTATTATTTTTAACTAAATATAACAACGCAGATGACAGCGATAAAAGAAGAAGTAGAAGCTAAAAAACCAAAAGCTTCTCGAAAAGTAAAGAATATACCTAAACAGAGTATCCTAAGTAATTTTGTCTTTATGGATAAAGTGCTGTTAGCACTTGATGCAGGTATGAAAACAGGCAGAAATGTGGTTCTCTTTGGTCCAGGTGGTCATGGAAAATCAGAATTTGCCTTAGAGTATTTGTATGAAAAAGGTATTAATCCATATGTTCTTACTATGGGTTCAGGTATGACTACAGATAGACTGTTTGGAGGTATTGATATTGTATCATTAGGAGATGGTAAAATAGAGTATCTTATAGAAAACAGTATGTTTAACCATGAATATGTTATCTTGGAAGAGATGATGGATTCACCAGATTTCATACTTGAAAATCTTAAAGATGTACTTTCTTCAAGAATGTTTAGAAATGGCTCACAAGTATTTCCAATCAAAACCAAGTTTATTATAGCATGTACAAACAAAACTCGTGAAGAGTTTGCTAAAAATGACTCACTTAAAGCAGTTATGGAAAGATTTCCACTTGAACTTCTTGTGATTTGGGATAATTACACAGAAGAGAGTTATAATAAACTTTTGGAGCAAAGATTTGGTGTAGGCCAAGTAGATCCAATTATTCCTTTCATGCTACAAGAATATGCTAAAGCTAATATCAACATTTCTCCTAGAATTGCTATTGATACTTATGCTGTGTATGAAACTTGTGGACCAGACTCACTTAAGCTTATAGCTGACTTGAATAAAAAGCCACAGCTTATAGCTGAAGCTCTTAAAAAGTTTGAGGCAACTATTAAGTTTAAACAAAGTGGTGCTGAACTTGCAGAGTATCTTGAATATCTTGCTAATGCTAATCCTTCTACAAGAGAAGAAAAGGAGCTTTTCATTGAGAAATACAGTGAACTTAATGCTAAGTTTAAAACTCTTAGTAAGATGAGTGTTGATGACAGCTTGATATCTTTACATACTGATATGGTGCGTAAGATAGATGGTGAAATCCGTAATCATCAAGCTATAAAACTTCAGTATGAAGCCGAGCTTAATCCTATTATAAAAGGACCTGATGGAAAATTCATGAGTAAAAAGAAAGCTGGATATGTTAAAGATGCTGAAGGTCAGTGGGTTAAGAGAGAATCTACTGGTCAGTGTGAGGTATCTACTACTGATGATGATAATCCTTTCTAAACTATGCCATGGGAAAAAGGCGGAAAGTTGTGGTCTCCATTAGCATTAAAAAAACCTGTAGAACCTACTCCTGGACGTGTAACCACAATAGTATACACTAAGTATGGTTCCTACACAGTTACCAAGGCTGCTGATAGTTCTTCTACTCCAAACACTGACAAATATGTAAGTAAGTTTGATAGAAGACAGCAAAGAAGAGAAGAGAAGGAAAGAAAGCGTCTTGAAAGAATTCAAAAGAAAAGAGGAATCAGTGTCATGGACACTAGAAGAAGCACTTTAACAGCAGGTCATAGTATTTATAGTGAAAATTACAGAAATGAAGATGATGATGAATATTATGTTCCTGAAAAGAAAGAGTTTGCATGGAGTGCTACCAGATGGTCTAGTTATAACTGGAGTACTTGGTATGACAGCGGTACTGTTGGTGAGCTGTATGTAAAAAATCCTGATAATTATATTACTCCTACAGAATTTGAAATTAAAGGTAAGATTAATGTATATACTAACGAATCTGTTGAACTTGTTCAAGAGATATGTAGAGTATGTTATCTTAAAATGATAGATGACAAGGATTATATGTCTAAGAGAATGAAAAACAATGAAGGTGGTTCTACATATGAAAAAAAGAAAAAAATCTTTGATGACATATATAATACCTATATTCCAGGTTTTTCTCCTCTTGAACAAGCTCTTGCTGTTTATCATAGGGTTAGAGATGCTGAAGCTCGTGAGCAGATGGCCAAAAGAGTTGGTAAGAAGGATATACACAGAAACATTAGTTTTAAGCGTGAGGATTATGGTGATGAGTCTCTTATGGGACAATTTGACCATTGTGCTTACAGTAGAAAATCTTTAGATACTATCATGCAGAATATTTCCATAATGGGAGACATGGGTAGTCATTTTAAGGTTGAACTTGAAACTGGTGAAAAAGAAGTGGAAAACTCTATTCATGTTAAAAAGCAAATCATGCGTAGCTATGATCAGATAACTAAAATAGATATCTATCAAAGACTTCTTCCTTATTATGGCCTTAAGCTTCTTACTAAAGAACTTGTGGTAAATGTCCCTATTTCTAAGACTGAAAAGAAACAGACTATTATTATTATCTGTGACTATTCAGGAAGTATGCATGACCCTACTAAACAAGTGTGGGTTAACTCTATTCTTATGGATAGGTTCAGACATGTTATCAGAGGTAATGCTGAGATTTATTTCAGCTACTTTGTAAGTAATCCTGAACATCTTAAATTTACTCATCTTAAGTGTGCTGCTGATGTAAAATCTTTCTGGAAGAATTTCAGTAATTCCCCTAATGGTTCTTTAACTGATATGGGAAGAATTGTAACTCATATTTCTGATGAGATTAAAAGAGGCAGCCTTTGTAATTTGAAAACAGACTTATCTAAAGTGAAACCTGAGATACTCATCATAAATGATGGTCAGGATAGTGTAGGATATGATGCTTTTCCTTACAAAGTAAATGCTATATCATTAATGGAATTTAGTGATGAGCTTAAAAACCTCTGTGTAAACAGTGGTGGAAAACAAATTATGATTGATAATTGCGGTAATATTACTGGATATACCACTGAAGGTATGTTTAATGTTGCCAAAGGTGAAGAAGAATAATATAAAGCTCTCTATTTATTTAGGGAGCTTTTTTAAAAAAGACAAAATCATGAAAAACTCAGACTCAATAAAAGAGCTAAAAAGCTTTATAAGACAAATGATGTGGTGTATGATACTTATGTGGATTGCTTCCGGAATATTAGGATATTTTGCATCAGATAAATTACGAGGATGGATTATAGTTCCTATTGGTGCTATAATTTTTACTATTATTTATTTTTCTCTTATATATTATTTGAAAAACAATTCAGATGAATATTAAGACCCGTGTTACCCATAGTATTATTACTCTTCAGATAGCTATGAATCATTTGATGGCACTAAAACATACTGACTACTACAAAAAAGAGATTAAATATGGTATAAATATACTACTTCCTCATCTGTTTAAAGCTGAGGAGAATTATGATCACTTTTTTAATAATAATGAAGAGGCTACTGTAAATACTTATACTGAGTATGAGAATTATATAGAGACTATCGCTACAGTTCCTGTAGAGAATCAAAGAGTTATAGCTTTAATTATTGAAGCTTACAACAAAGATCCTAAAGCAATTGAAGGTATTTGTAAAAAAATATTAAAATAATTTATTACTAACCCACCTAAAAACCAAATTATGGCTATTGTAACTAAGAAACCAAAAAGAAAAAGAATATTAAGAGGAGTCCTTATGGCTTCCACTAACATTGAACAACAAAGCTGTATTGATGTACTTGTAATTATCGAGAACTATCAAGAAGGTTTCCCTTTTAAGAGACTTAAGAGGTTTGTTGAACATAATCCAACAGCCAATGACCTTGCAGGAATCCCCGCTCATAGAGTACACCTTAAAGCAGTCTAATGACTTACAGGCTTGTTACCATTTATCTGATGCTATTAAGAAAAGACTAATAGCATCAGATGAAGTTGGTACAGCTTTAGTTAATATAGATGCTACTTTAAAGAATATACTTAAACACCGGGAGGAGTTTTTGTATTATCACCCTGATATTTCTATTTCTAACTTATCTACTCTTAAGTATAATCCTTCTATAAAAGAGGGTTGTATTCAATTAAGACTTGATGGAGGCATAATAGTAAAAGTTAAGGTAGATGAAAAAGTAGAAATTTTATATAAAAATGCTCTTATAAGTGAGCCAGAGACTCTTTCTGTAAATAAGCAAAACAATGGAGCACAAATACTTCAATTTGCCTCAGAAGATGAGATATGGTTGCATAAAGCTGTTAAAGCTTATAAAGAGATTAAAGCACTCTATAAATATCAAGTAGGACATGTAGTAAACATACATCCTTTTGTTGGTATCTATAAGATTACAGAAATAGATAGTAAAATGAGAGTTACTATCACCTGTAAAAAATGGTTAAGAGAAGGTCGTAATCCTGTTAGAATAAATTACTCTGACATAAAAGGATTTGCAGACACTAAATCTTATAACACTAACTTTCTTAAAAACAGGAATAAGTTATGAATGCATTAGAAACCTTAAAAAAAGATTTAATAGGTACAACCATTGCTAAATATACACCAGGTACTGAATTTATTCCAGTAGGATATACAGCTAGAAAAGTTATTGCTAAAGAACTTTCAGATAAAGATCTTATTATAGAAGGTTCTCATCTTACTGACATAAGAATATTTCTAAGAGGACATGATGGATGTATTCAAGGTATTTCAGGTCCTAGTTTTTGGACAATGTATAAGGAAGGAAAATGGGCAGAGGTTATGACTGAACCTGAGAAAAAACTTAGTACTCAAGAAGAATTAATTGCAGAAGCAAAAGAAAGATATCCTATTGGTACCTATTTTAAACCTGTACATGTTATTACTCCTAATACTGAACACTGTAAAGTAGTAACTGAAGATTTTAAAATATTAGGCTCCAATATATATGCTGTGCTTCCTAGTGGAGAATTTTTTGAAAGAGGTACTAGTGATACTCTTAAATATGGTAATACTCAATCATCAAGATTAGTAAAACAAGGAAATAGATGGGCAACAGCTGTTCATATATTTGAAAAAAATGATGTTATAAACATTGAAGAAAAATTTAAAGCAGGTGATTGGTGTATAAGTCCTAAACTTGGTAATAGCTCATATTTTGTAGGATTACAAGATTCTGATTTTCCTATATATTTTAGAATAAGAAATATATTAATTATAGAACCAAACTTTCATAAATACGAATTTGATAAAGCTATTAGTGCTAAAGGTGTAGATGTCACTACAAATAAAAGATTTAGCTTAAATCATTCAAATTCTGATTTTAACAAGGAGATGATTAAAGTAAATAGTAAAACTGTAGAACAGTTAATGATACAACCAACACAGTCAATAATAACTTCAGTTAAACATAATTGTAAATTTGAAGACTTTCCTAAGATGGTAAGACATGTAATACTTATAAGATTATATGAGTATGAGAAAAAAGTAACTTATGGTATTCCTAATCCTCCTGGAAAAACTATGTCTACTAGTTTAGGAACAATGTTTACATGGTCAGATACTGTAGAAGGGGGACTTTTTTGGAGTGATATTCAAGGAAAAGGTACTTTAAAAACTTTTAATCAAAAATATGTTACTTCAGAAGGAGTATTTATAAAACCTATATGTCCTTATACTTATGAAGAGTTATATGCTTGGGCTTTTTGTAAAAAACAGTTGTCTTATTCATCATTTTTAACTCCTGAGTTAAAACTTTCTGATGTAATAGAAGTTAATACTACTTCTGGAGTATCTTTGAAAAACTCTCGAAAATTAGAAGTAATCATTAATAAAACAAAAAAACAGATACCTAAAAATAAGGTATCAAAAAATCTTACAATAAAGAAAACAAAAACAAATTTAAAACCTTAATAAACATGAGCACAAAATCAAAAGTTACAAAAGCAGTAACAGGAAAAACTAGTAAATTCTTAAGTAATGCATTAGCAGCTGCTAATCAGACAGAAGATGAAAAAATCACTGATGCAGTGACAACTTTTGTTGAGGATTCTCTTATTGAGATAGATACCCAAATCTCTACCAGAGAGGTACAAGATATCCCTCAGGCAAAATTAGCCCTTAAGCGTACTGAGCAAGCTTTAACTAAAGCTCAAAAAGCTTTTGAAGATACAAGATTTGCTGTAAGACCTTATTTTAGAGACTATCTTACAGATAGAAACACTGCTAAAACAGAAGTTAAAAGACTTGAAGCACAAGTTGAGTCAGAGAAAGAAGCCATCTCTGATATCGAAGCTGAAGTAGAAGAATTCAAGGCTATTAAAGCTGATTTTTTGGCTTAATTAAAAAAAAGATTACCTATTAAATTTGAAAAGGCTTACTTAATTGTGAGCCTTTTTTTTTAGTATCAAAAATTCTAAATTTTTATATATGAGTGCAACTGCCACAAAAAAATCGAATTCTGATCTGTTAAAGTCTTTTATCCAAAGAAACAAAGTTTCAAGAGAGAAAAAAGCACAAAAAGAGGGTTTTAGTACTGCTGCTGAGTACATTAGTTTTTTAAAAACTGGTAAAAAAGCAACTGCTACTACAACTACAACCCCACCTAAGAGTACTAAGACTGATAAGTCTTCTAGTAAAAACAAAATCACAACTATTCATGTTGTAGACATTTTAGATCGCTCTGGTTCTATGTCAGGACCTAAAATTCAAAATGCCAAAGAATTCCTTAATAAAGGAGTAGAAGAGCTTCAAAACTCAAAAGACAAAGTAGTATATACACACACTTATTGTCAATTTGACCATAATGTAGATTTACAGTATTTGTCTAAACCTGTTAAAGGTGTATCAAAAATTGCTTGCCATGCCGGAGGTACCACAGCATTATATGATGCTATAGGACAGACTCTTACAGCAATGAAATCTTATCTTAAAGATACTTCATGTAAAGTTTTAGTAAACATCTATACAGATGGAGAAGAAAATGCTTCCCGTAAGTATAATTCTGAGTCTGTAGGTAAACTAATAGAAGAGTATAATAGTAAAAATTTCACTATTACTTTTATTGGAACCAAACAAGATGTTGCTTCTATCATAAGAAAAACAAAAGTGCATGCTAGTAATACTGCATCTTATGATGGTACTGGAGAAGGCCTTAAAAAAGTTCTTGGAGAGACTTTAAGAAGTAGAACTGCTTATTTTACCAGCGCTGTTGCAGGAGAAGATGTAAGTAAAGGTTTCTATAAAGACATCAAGTAATAAGACTTGGGAAAAATTGCTAAAAAAGAAAAAAATAATTCATAAACTTTAAAAACTAAAAAGCATGGGAAAAAGTGCAACAGTTGCTAAACAAGCAACAAGTAAATTGGCTGGATTAAAAGCAGGATCAATATTATCTGAATCATCTTTCTTCATTGTAAAGAAAATATTACCAGGTAGTATTGTTGTTTCTGATGAACATGGTAATGATAACATTACTCTTGGCAACAAGTATGTTGAAAAAATCCTTAGTAGTGCAGATTACTATGACAGAGAAGAAGTGAAAACAAGAACAGAACTTATTGAGATTTTTGACAGTAATCCAAGAATTGCTATGGCTGTTGGTTTTTATGAAAAAGACAAAGAAAAACTTGTAAGAGATTACAAGTCTGAAGTTGAGGCTGCTAAACAAGCATTTGTAAATGCTAAGATGTCAGAATTACCTATCATGGTTCAGAATCTTATTGAAAATCCTATCACTAGAACTACTCCGGGAGCTTTTAGAGAAATGAAAGGAAGACACTATGGTTCTTACAATGAACACAAAAGAATGTCTTTCATTGATATGGAGGTAACTAAGGATAATTCTGCTAGTTATGATAACAGAACCAGACAAGTTGATCCAAGAACCATTGAGTATATCATTGTGAATGGTTGTAAATACAACTTGAAAAAATAATGATAGCTTTCTTACTAGTGTTTCTGAATATACTTATGATAGAAATAGTGTTAAGCATTGATAATGCTTCAGTACTTGCTGTCATAGTAAACAGAAACTTATCTGACAAAAAAGAAAGAGAAAAAGCTCTTAAGTATGGTATACTTGGTGCTTATCTCTTTAGAGGGTTATCTCTATTACTGGTTTCTTATATTTTATATAATCCTTCTATAGGAGGAGTGTTTAAGATATTAGGAGGTGCTTACCTATGTTATTTATGGTATACTCACTCTACTGCTGAAGTTGATTCTGTAGAAGAGGGACAAGAGCCTGGATTTTTACAGAAGATATGTAGATTTTTTCATCTTAATAAATTCTGGACTACTGTAGTAATGGTAGAATTTCTGGATATAGTTTTTAGTCTTGATAACTTAGTTGCTGTAGTATCATTATCCAGTAATATATGGGTAGTTGTAGCTGCTGTATTTTTAGGTATATTAGGTATGAGATTTGTGGCTCAATATTTTTCACAGATACTACAGAAATATCCAACTCTTGAAGGTTCTGCTTTTATAGTAATACTTCTATTAGGACTAAAAATGCTTTTAGCTGGTATTATGGATTTCTTTCCACAGTATAAACTACACGGATGGCTTAATAATCACTACACAGATTTAGTATTCTCAGTAGTAACCATGTCTGTATTTTTGTTTCCAATAATCTTTAAAAAGAAATAATATGTGGGAGTGGCTTACATCTAAAGCTGAAAAAGCTTTTAAAAAAATAGATATGTTAGACCTTTCTTCTGTTACTAAAAATTTAATAGAAAAAAAAGGTTGGACTAAAGAAGAAGCTGACAAAATCTGTAAAGAGTATAGACAGTTCTTATTTATGATATTTAGTAATCCTTATGCTTGTGTAGTCCCTTGGAGTCAAGAGTTAGATGACTATTGGCATCAGCACATCCTTGATACAAGGAAATATTATGATGACTGTATGGATATTTTTGGAAGAGTGATACATCATGACCCGAACACTACAGAGAATCCTAAAAAGCATGAAGCTTCATGGAATTCTACTAAAAGAATGTATGGTCAGTATCATCATAGTATAAAGTCTTCAGGATACACAAGTTCCAGAAGTAATTCTGGTGATGACTGGATGTTCTGGATACCTATACTTATGATGGATAGTGTATCTGCAAGTGAACCTGTCTCTCAAAAAGATAATTCAAGTTCTTCTTCCTGTTTTTCTGCAAGTTCATGTGGTTCTACTCCGGCCAGTGATTCACATCACAGTTCTAGTAATGATCATAGTTCTTCATGTAGTAGCCATAGTAGTTGTAGTTCTTCACATAGCTCTTGTAGTAGTTCATCTTCAAGTAGCTGTAGTAGTAGTTCAAGCTGTGGTAGCTCTTGTGGAAGTAGCTGTGGAGGTAGTTAAACAAAAACAAATTTAATTTTTATATAACCATGAGTACAACACCCGTAGTGACAATTAACTTGTCAAAAGGTCAAAAAGTTGACCTAACAAAAACAAATCCTGGAGTTTCTAAATACCAGGTAGGCTTAGGATGGAATCCTAATGCAAATGTAGGACCACAGTTTGATGTAGATGTATCTGCAGTTATTCTTAATGCTGCTAACAAGAGATTATCAGATGCTCACTTCGTTTTTTACAACAATTTGAAATCTCCTAATGATGCAGTAGTGCACACAGGAGACAACAGAACTGGAGAAGGAGATGGAGATGATGAAAGTTTAGTTGTAGATTTTTCTAAAATTGAAGCTGAAGCTGAAGCTATTGTCTTTGTAGTTACTATTGATGAAGCTGCAGCAAGAAATCAAAACTTTGGCCAAGTAAGCGGTGCTTACATCAGAGTATTTGATCCTGCTACCAACACTGAGCTTATGAAGTATGATTTGAATGAAGATTATAGCGTGGAAACTGCTTTACTTTTCGGAAAATTATACAAAAAAGATGGTGAATGGAAGTTTGAAGCAGTTGGTACTGGTAAAGCTGGTGGCTTAGCTGAATTTGTAGCTGAGTACTAAAAAACATTTTTCTTTGTGTTACCTGGTAATTCTTAAGGGGCTAGTTGATGGTCAAGTTAACTACCCCTTTTGGATTACTTTTTTAAATGATTATTAACCCTTTCAAAAATAGAAAAGATGATAGGATTTGCATTAGTATTTTTAGGAGGCATGTGTGCCGAAACAACCCTTGGATGGGGCGCTAAGATTGTAGCGTATGTAAAAAGTAAGTTATAATGAGTAGTATTAACTTAACAAAAGGACAAAAAATAGAGTTAAAGAAAGCTGATGGTGGAGCTTTAACTGCTGTTTTTATGGGTTTAGGTTGGGATGCTTCATCAGGAGGATTTCTTGGTATGGGTGGTGGAAGTATCGATTTAGATGCTTCTGTTATCATGTTTGATGTAAATAAAACTGTAGTGGATACTGTTAGTTTTTCAAAATTACATTCTAGTGATGGAAGCATCAGACATAGTGGTGACAACCTTACAGGTGCTGGTGATGGAGATGATGAAGTAATTCATGTAAATCTTACTACAGTGCCTACAAATGTAGATAGCTTAGTGTTTGTTGTTAATTCTTATCAAGGTCAAACTTTTAATAAGGTTAAAAACTGCTTTGCTAGACTTGTTGATAGTGTAGAAAACAAAGAAATTTGTATCTATAAACTCAATGAGAGAGGAACTACTAACACAGGATTAATCATGGCTAAACTTTACAGACACAATGGTGGATGGAAAATGAATGCTTTAGGTACTCCTTGTAATGGTAGAACTGTAGCATCTATTGTGCCTGAAGCTGTAGCTGTTATATAACATGCTAGTAAGCTTTGACTTATGGAATACCCTTATTAAGAGTAATCCAGATTTCAGAGAAATGAGACATGACTATGTTAGAGAGTTCTTTAAGAAAGACTTAGGGGACTCCTACATAGATCATGCTTTTGACTCTGTAAAAAATACATTAAACTCTGTTATAGAACAAACTGGATGGCAACCTACTACTGAACAAATACTAAGAATGTTATTCAGTAACTTTGGTATTACTTATGATAATTTTAATAAGCTACATGCAGCTTTATTTCATAAACAATATCAAGAGTTAGCTATTCAAATTCCTCCTCTTGTATATTCTGAAGAAACCCTTCCTGCACTAAGAGATTTAGTACAAGCTGGAAGAACTATAAAGATTTCTTCAAATACTATGTTTATTACAGGAGAAACTTTAAAAAAAATACTTTTTAATGCAGACATAAAGTATGCTTCTTTTCACTGTTTCAGTGATCAAGTAGGTTATGCTAAACCTGATGTTAGAATGTATTCTACTTCTTCTGTACATGTAGGAGATAATATCTTAACAGATGTTGACGGCCCAAGAAAGCTTGGTATCAAGTCTTTTCTTATAAACACAAATGACAAAACTATCAGTGATGCTGTAGAGTTCATACTCCAGTAGCTGATTAAAACTAAAATCTTATGAAGACAATAAGTTTAATTAAAAGTGATACGTTCACTCCGGATTTCTATAAAGATTATAGCTCTTTTAAACATGGTTCCAAAAACTGTGCTCGCCATTTTGGTGAAGAAGTAGCTAAAGTCTGTGATTTCCCAGAGAATAGTACTTTGGTATTCTATGCAGCGCCTTACAATAATGTACCTGCTGCAAGTAATGCCTTAAAAGATTATGTATTATCTGGATGTGCCAGACAGCTTATACAAAAAAATATAACTGTTAAACAATCCAAGATATTCAGAGAATATTCCTATGATGAAGATTATGGGCTTATGAGTAAAGAAGAAAGAGCAACAGCTATATCATCTGATACCATGTATTTAGACAAATCTTGTATAAGAGATGGAGAGATACTTGTGTTTGTTGATGATATCAAAATTACAGGTGCACATGAAGAAAGAATAAAAGAGATACTTGTAAGAGAAGCTATCTCTAATCCGGTAATATTTCTTTACATCGCTGAATATACAGGTGATAAACCTGCTATAGAGCATGATTTAAATTATAACTCCATAAAAAACCTCAAGGATATCAATCATATCATCCGTAATGAAGAGTTTATACTCAACATCCGGGTGCTTAAATATATCTTAAAGGCAGATATTGAGGAGTTTGTGAGCTTTATCTCTTATCAGAGTGAAGTTTTTCAAGAAACTCTTTATTCTTCTGCAGCCTTAAATGGCTACAACAAGAGTGATAAGTATAAAAATAATCTTGCTATATTAGAAAATTTAATACATTCTTCTAAATAGCTAATTCATACCCGGTGTAAAAGCCGGGTTATTATTAATCTTTAAAGCTAAAAATCATGGCTGGAGAAAAAAAAGGTAAGAGAAAAATCTTCTTTACTGTAGATGGTAAAGGTGATAAGTTGGATGGTGGAAGAAAAGTAAGTTCCGGAAAGTTCAACAAAAGAACCAGAGGACTAAAAGCTAGAGTAATAACTAAAACTTAAAGAACATGAGTATTTCAATGGATTACACAAAATTATTTTATTGGCTGACAGTAGCTGATAATGCAAGAACTCTTTTTGGCTGGGGAGCAGGTATTTTTACAGCTATTGCTGTAATAGCAACTATAATAAATATATGTGCCAGAGCTAAAGAATTTGGTGGTGACAAAGATGCAGGTGAAGCAGCTAATGCTGCAAGAAGATGGATGAAATGGAGCTATCCTTTTATGTTCTTATGGTGGGCATTACTTGTACTTACTCCTAATAAGAGAGATGCATTGTTAATAGTTGCCGGAGGACAGACCTTAAACTTTCTTACTACAGACTCAACTGCTAAGCAGATACCACATGAACTATCAAACTTTGTTGTTACAGAGCTTAAAAACATGGCATCTGAGGCTAAAGTAGATCTTAATATAAAAAATCAGAAACAAAAGATTCTTGATGAGGCTAATAATCTAAGTAGTAAAGAACTTATAGAGAAAATGAAAACTGACAGTACTTTCTCTAAAGTAATACTAGGGAAAGAGTAAATCATGGAAAATCCTGATTTTGTTCCTTACGAGGAATCATTAGCTCTAAGACAGCTAGACTTTCATGAGCTTTGTTACAGAGGTTTTTATAAAGGTGAACCTATTTTTGCATCAGGTGATAATCCTTGGGACTTTAACAAAAGACAACCTGAAGAAGGACATTTTGTATCTTCTCCATTATGGCAACAAGCTTTCAGATGGTTTAGAGAAGAGCATACCTTACATGTTGAGCCTATTTGGGATTTACAACAAGGTAAACTTGGTAAGAACGCTACTTTAATATGGTTTTATAGTATTACTGAAATTGGAAATGTAGTAGATAAAGCTATTGATTTACCTTATTGTAACACATTAGAAGAAGCACGTTTAGCTTGTTTGAGAAAACTTATAGAACTTACAAAAACACCAGTTATGGAAAAAGAATTCATATATCCAGGCTTTCTTACTGATGAAGCAATTAAGTTTTTTGGTGATAAAAGAAAATCAGAAGAGAGAGATGGTTGTGCTGTAGTTGGAACTTTCATAGAACTTTCTGATGGTAGTACTAGGATGCCTTGTAAAGGAGATATCTTCATAAAAGATGTAGATGGTAATTTAGATGTAATTTGTAAAAGATAATTATGAAGCCAGAAATAAAGGAAACTCAAAGAGCTGTTAATATATTACTTTCTATTGACAAATATAGTTGGATTCAGTATAGTAGAGTATCATGGCGTAAGAAATCTAATTACAGAAAGGCTATCAAAAGAAGAACCAGTAAGATGATTAGAAGAGAACTTAAAGCACTTGATTATGAGTATACCAACAGCTGAAGAAGTACTAAATAAAGAGTTTGTAGGAACATTAAATGGAGAAACATATATTTCTGTACTAAATGCTATGAAAATCTTTACTAGAATTTGTGTGTCTGATGCTTTAAATACAGCAGGTGACAAGGCTATACAAATACAAACTCCTGACAAAAGGAAATACGTTAGTAAAAAAGCTATAATAGCTTCTTATTCGCTAGAAAACATAAAGTAATATGCAAAGATATTTTAGAACAGTTAAGGTCTCTGAAAGACTTCCGGATTTTGGCAAAAGAATACTATTCTTGAATGCTAATTATAAAGGTGAATTTATGTCTGAATATATTCCTAATGAACAGATTCCTTTAAAGAAGGGTAAGTTTATAGAATTGAAAGATTCTTCAACAGCAATAGGTTTCATAAAAGGAAACTTTACACACTGGTTAGAAGAAATAACCATAGAAGAAATAAAATCATGAAAGTAGTAGAATTAATTCCTTATATGGAAGAAGAACCAGTTGATGGTTTAGAAGAAAATAGTTTAGGAAGAATGGGAGGCTGGTTTAATGGACATCTTATTCATAAAAAAGATGAAAAAGGTATCCCTAACCACACCTGGCAGGATTACTTGACTAATTTACAAGATGACAAAACAAGGGAATATGCTATTGCTCTAAAAGAATTTATCTTAGAGCATAATATAAAAGAGTGTGCACCTTGGCACCAGAGTGTGGGAGTACCACTCTTTGAGGATAATACTTATGCAACTTTCTCTTATAGAGCCTGGGGAGACTTAATGGCTGCTATCTATACTACTGAGGAAGAACCTTTAACTTATATGGCTTATTACATGTAATCATGGATGTTCAAGAAAGAATTCAAAAACTTAAAGAACAGCTAGTCATTACAGTAGTAAAACCTGTATATAGTGGAGGTCAAACATGTGGTATTCAACCTAATAAAGTTGTAGGAATACATGAAGATTTAGGTATAAAGATAGAAATTGAAGTTCATAGATCTACTTTAAAAAATAAAGAGCTAGTTCAAACTATTTTTGACTTAATATTTATGGAATTAATAAAATAACCATGAAAGAAGAAAAATATACATGTGACATAGAAGAGTGTAAAAGTGAATGTTCAAACAAAAGTCTGCCAACTATTAATCAAGTTAGTATTCAAGTAATTTTTACTACAGATCAAACTGAAGGAAGAAGTTGTTCTCCTTATCTTGATATGAAAAAAGTTGACATTTGTAAGAGCTGTATGGCAAAAGTTTTACAAGGTAATTATATCTGGGCACATGGTGCTAATGGTTATAATAGCTATTATTTTAAATAAAAAATCTAAAAAATATTAATTATGAGCACAACAGCGTTAACGCTTACCTCAGAGTCACTTGAGGCAGCAGGTATTAAAACACAACTTACACAAGGAGATGTAGTTGATGTTATTGTAGATGAACTCTATGATAAAATTCAAGAAAAACTTGAAAAGCTTCCACAACCTAATATTCATACTAGTAATAGTATGACAGAAATTTTAAAAAAAAGATTTCTTCAGGACTTAGTGGATAATAAAGTTATTAATAAAGGACAAGCTGAGGCAGATACTACTTATATTAATGCTTACAGTTGTAGTTATACAGCTGATCCAAAAAAAAGAGTTATTAGTAAAAGAATTAATGTTGACAACGGAAACAGCTATGACAGAGTGAAAGATACACAAAGACTTAGACTTTTTGATAGTCAATATGATTATATTCCTAATGTTACTGTTATTATTCAGATAAACTTTAGAGAGGAAAAAATTGTTAAAATAGCAAGTGGTGAAATAAAAAGAGAAATCACTACTACATATTCAAATGAGATGTTTATAGATAATCCACAATCTTATAAAGAATTTAAGAAAGCTATTACTGATAGTTCTTTAGAACATATTGACATCTTTAACTCTATACCTGTTAAAGTCACATCTGATGGTAAAACTATAAGCTATGCTAACATCTCAAGATCTGTTAAAAGCACTGTTAATAAAAATATCATCAAAAATCAGGCTCCAGATATTGCCAAACAACTCAAAGGAGCTTTTAATATAGATTTTTAAAAAACTTAATCTTATGACAAAAATAATTGGAATAATAGTAAGGAGGTTTAACTATCTATTCAACCCTGTTGATATTGAAGTTACACCTAATAGTGTGAATGCCAGTTATAAATTAGTTATAGTAGATGCTAAAGAGCAAACATGTAGTATACACTATTTTTTTACTATCACTGATGCAATAAAGCACGCAAGTCCTCCTAATATATTTTTAGGTAATGGTTATGAATATTTCATATACCATAGACTACGTAACAATCAAGAGAGCTTTATAAAGCTCAACAATTTAACTAAAACCAACCATTATTATGGATGCAACATTAAAGGAAGTGATACTACTGGGAGACGAGATCCAGAAGCATTACTCCCTGGTACAGACGAATACCAAAGTAAAAAGCAGTATTCCTGATAATATCATTATTGAGTATCATGTTAACAAAGATGCATGTTTAGTACTGCACTCTGATACAGAAGAAGTTTATCACTTTTTTGATATGACTTATCAGGAACATCCTCAGTATGATATTGATCTTGACAAGCTTGTATTACGAGAGGCTTTTGGTACAAGACTCATAAGTATTATAAAAGACTGCGAAGATTATCCGGATTTATTATGAAAAAAAACTTAGGACATATAAAAAATATGACTATGAACTTGACTACTCCTGCTATGAATTATGAAAAGATGGATTATAATCATCTTACATTACTTTGTGGTATGAATGGTACAGGTAAATCACTTATACTCAAGTTTACCTGGGGTTTATCCTTATTAGGTAACTGTTATCTTGTAGGAAAAGCACATTCAGTTCCTTTTGATGCCAGAAAAGAAGCGCAGTTTATTATAGATACATGTTTTGATGAACCTGATTTTACAGGTAAAGTTGAAACTTACCATGAAAATGGTACTATAAGAATTGTTCTTCAAGGAGGTATAGTAAACAATGTAGAACTAGACATAGATGAAGATGTAGATCCTCAGTCTCCTATAGTATATATGAGTGGAGCTACCAGGAAGTTTGATGATATAGTTCAATACATGAAGGTTAAAAACATGACTGGAGTAAAAGCTACTATGGCTAGTATGGATCAGGATAGTCTTATGAAATTATGTAGCATGTATAAGCTTTATGATGTAATGTTCTGTGAACAGGCTCTTATAAAGTTTAATGGATATGTATTTACAGAGGAACTTAAAAAAACTCTTACTGAAACACTCACACTAATACCTGATTTAAAAAGCCTTGAAGTAGATTTTGATAAACCTGATATATTATGTGTAGATACTCATGGTTTTAAATCTTCTATTACTAAGCTTTCTGCAGGTGAACAATCTTATATAAATATGATGATAAATTCAGGATAATATGGACTTTGAACTCTGGTGGGAGACCAATAAGGACTTCTACACACTTTTAGGTGTAAAAAAAGAATATGCAAAAAGCATATGGCAGGATGCACAGTTGGTTATTTATTCCAACAAATACCTTACTAGTATTGGTACGGTAAACCATTAATCTTTTCAAAAATGAAGAAAGGAAATAACACTATTACTGCTGTAAATCAAGGTATTGGTAAACGCCAGAAATACTCTGACAGTTATCAGGCAAAGTCTGAAAACAAATCTAAGGATGTACAGGAAACAGCTGATAAGCTGTATCTTAATCAAGTTCAAAGACAAATGTACAGAAGACTTATGTATGGTATAAAGGAGTATACCCCGGATCAAATTGCAGCCATGACTCCATCCTCTCTTGCTAAGATAGTTACAGACTATGAAAAAGCAAGTAGGACTTTACATGTTATGAAAGCAAAAATCTATTATAAGACTGAGACTAAGATGGTAAAAGCTATCTTTCCTCATGCTAAAATAGGAGAGCGTGATTATGACTGGATGATGGAGCTTCCAAAGAATGTAACTCTTAAAAAACTAGGTATTTCTACTTTAGAAATTATACAAGAGTTCATCAAGAGAAAGCTCTTACCAAGGAATTTTTTAACCATAACCCCTGATTTGTAATGAGCAATACAGAACAAAATACAGAAGAATCAAGATTTTCAGATTTATCAAATCTGGAGCTAGTATATATATACTACAGACTTAAAAAGTACGTTGAAGTACTTGATAAGAATCTTGAGAAAAATGTGACAACTAGAACAGTAGATACTCCAATGGGTATAGCTACTGCCATGAAACATGTCTCTCCAAAACATGTAGACAAGTTTAAAAAAACAGTGTACTATCAAACAGCTCATGCTGTGATAGAGAAACTAGGACCTACAGTTAAGGTCATAGAAGAGTGTGACAATGAAGTTATAAAAGTCTTAGAACAATTTAAAGATTAATATCATGGCTAAAGAAGAAAAAATAAATTTTCTTGATGAGATTAGAAAGTTTCAGAATAAAGATCTTTCTGTTTATACATCACATGCTTTATTGGGTGTAAGTTTAGATCAAAATGGTTCTCCTGAAGGTACTGTTACTTTAATACATGGTACTCCTACTGAAATACTTGGTATGATAAAGCTTGTAAAGTTCAAACTTGAAAAATATGAAAAAGAACTTATAGATAAGATTTTTCATAGTGAGAAAGGACATGATCTAAGTAAACCTCGTGAAAAAATTGAAGATTCAAAAAAGAGGTTAGATGAACTTATAGACAAATTACCTCCTGGAATAAAAGAAAAAATTCAGGCTGTAAAAGAAAAATTTGACAAAGCTATCGAAAGTGATGACATTCCCGCTCTTGAAAAATTACAGAGTGATATAATGAGTGAAATCGTAGGTAAAGAAAATCTGGATAGTAACTTCTTAAAAGAAAGAGATCCAGATAATGAAGATGATTTTAGTATCGAAGACTTCAAAGGTTAAAAACAGAGTAACAATAATAATAAGAAAAACAAAAAACAAAAAAAGTATGATTTTATTTAGAGCCTTCCTTGACGGAACCAGTTTACAGGTAGAAACCTTACCAGGTCAACCAAAATTTGAAAAGCTATTACCTATAGCTGCATCTGACATCAAAATTACAGCTCCTATTAATGACATTGTAAAATTTCCTATGGGAACAGTGTTTATTACAGATGGATATGACTTCCCAGAAGCTGACCACCTGCACATTCGTAAAGAGAATGTAGCTGCTTTATATCATGAGAATACTACTTATGAGATGAAGTGCCCTGAGGCTAACCCTCTTATAGATTACTTAATTGATTACATGATTGACAGAACTGAAGAGTTCACTCTTGACCAAGCTAAAGAAATGGCTGAGAAATTTAAAGCCTATGGTTATACTATTGACTGGGATGCTAAATTTGCTATGCCAGAACCAGGAGCACCTGCTGCAGGAACTAGTGTAAACATGAAGCGTGCCATCGCAAGTAAATATCCTGTTCCAAACAGAGAAGATATTGGCTTTCACATTGATCCTGAGTTATGGTATCTTATGGTTAGAAATATCCTTAGAGGTGAAAATATCATGATTATGGGTGATACAGGAACAGGTAAAACTGAGATTGTAAAACACATTGCCAAAGCTTTAGGAAGAGAGATGTTTATCCAGGATATGGGTACTGTGCAAGATGCTCAGTCTGCTTTACTAGGAGTACATACTTTGAATAAAGAGGGTATTTCAGAGTTTAAACATGCACCATTTGTAAAATATGTGCAGTCTGCAGGAATTGTTTTGCTTGATGAGCTTAACAGAGCGCCTTTGGCTGCTAATAATATTCTTTTCCCTTGTCTTGACAACAGAAGATATTTACCAGTGGATGTGGCACATAGTGAAGAAGATCAAAAAATAGAAGTTCACCCAGACACAGTATTTATTGCTACATGTAATATTGGTAGTGAGTACTCTGGTACAAATGCTATTGATAGAGCTTTACTAGATAGATTCTTCCCTGTTGAAGTATCTTATCCAAAAGAGAAAGATGAAATTAAAGTCCTTGTACTAAGAACAGGTATTGAAGAGAAAGATGCCATAGCTATTGTAAAAGTAGCCAACAAAGTAAGAGAGCAATACAGAGAGCAAGAGCTTTCAAGTAGTATCTCTGTAAGACACACTCTTCAGACAGCTGGATTAGTTGTAGATGGATTTGATCTTACTAATGCTATGCAAGCAGTAGTTATGCCATTGTTTGAGGATAGTATTGGTAACTCTCAGCGCTCAAAAGTTAAAAGTATTATAGCGGCTTTTTAAATCCGGAAGTTGTAGATAAGAAAATCAAGTATGATACAAGTTACCTAGAGTGGTTGAAAAGAAAAAATGCAACCATAAAAAAAGTAGCTTCTATGGGTACATATGGTACATCTACATCTTCCTATAAATGGAAGTATCCTACTAAAAAGTAGTAGTAAAAATTTAATACTTTAAAAAATATGAGTGCTAAAAATAAAGGCTGGTCGAGAGACTGGTTTAGAAGAAAAGAAGAAGATGCTTATACTTTCTATGATTCAAGTAAAAGGCTCTTTGACTGGGATACAGGACGAGATAGTTATTCTTCATATTTTGTAAGGGATAATGAAAGCCTGAAATCTGCTGCTAAAATGGTAAGCAGTATGTTCAGGGTAATGGATGTTCCTAAAGACATCAAAATGGAGAGTCAGATTAAGAAAAAGGATAATAATGATAAAGTTACTATTCCTGTTCCACTGGCTATGCTTCGTGATAGTGATGGTGTATACAAAAATAAGGATTCAGAATTATTGGATGCCTTTTATGGTGCTTCTATTCAGAATGCAGCTCTTGCAAGCATGCAGAGTAAGTCTGAGTATGTAAGAACTATGAATGCAAGGTCTAAAGAAACTCCTACAACTCCTGTTGATTTGTTGTATTCATTACTTAACACAGAGCGTGTTGACAAAAAAGT